GTGTCCGCTGGTGTCCGCTGGTGTCCGCTGGTGTCCGCTGGTGTCCGCTGGTGTCGTTCCTCACCATGGAGGAACGACACCAGGAAGCAAGGAAAATGTAAATAAACCTTTCGTTTTAGTTTGAATAGTAAATAACGGTTAAATAAGTAAAGAAATTTGTGTACTTATTTGCGGATTAAAGAATATTATGTACCTTTGTAACTGTAAACGATAAGCAAACGTTTACCAAGCCTCCGGGGCTTGCCAAAGCCCGGAAAACGTTCTTTCCAGGTATAAAAAAAGCGGGTATTACAGGAATACCCGCGGGAAAAAGAAAGATAAAACTTTCTTCTGTTTGTCGCAAAACAAAGATACGTTTTTCTTTCCGTTCCTGAAAGTATCCAGAAAGAAAAAACGTTCTTTGAAAAAAAACCGTATAAACGTGATCCGCGTTCCGTATGGTGATCCTGTTCACTATCATAGTTTGATACTTTCCCGGCTTGCATAGTTTGCAAGCCACACACGAAGCAAACGGAACAAAGTACACGCGGCGCGGTTAGTCTGTACAAAAATATCCGTATGAGATAGTAATATATTGATAACGGGAAAGGAGCCGAAAGGTAGCCTAACGGGTGAACTATGTTCTCCCGGGTCGTGCATAGTCGATACCCGTTACTATATTACTAACTTAAAATTATGGAATTATGAAAACAAATGTATCTAAATCAGTATTGAGACGCGAAGCTAAAAAAGAAACTAAAAAGCTTAATAGATCACCGTTTGGCGTTATGAATACAATAAACAAAAACCGTGATCAGGAAAAAATCAAAAGATACTTAGATTTTTACGGTATAAAGAAAGTTGATCTTTCTATGTTGCTAAGCTTCGAGCTTGGAGACGGTTTGCCTGTTTTCTGTAAATTAAAAAGATTATCAGATATTGAAACATTGGACGGGAACGAATTAAAAGTAGTCCAGATAGGGAAAAAATATTTTGAATACGTTCCAATAAGATTCGATGAAGACGATTTTTTTGCAAGCTTAGAAAGTTTGCTACAAATAAATCAGGCAAAGGAAAAACTGGAAAAAGCAGCAAAAGAGAAAGCGGCAAAGAAAGAAACAAAGAAAGCAGAAAAACGTGAATCTAAGATAAACGCTACATTGCAAGCTTTAAAAATAGAATTCTTAGACGCTTCTGAAGATATGTTGCTACAAATAGCAGAACGTATTGTAGACGCGGCTTAATATTTAGGGTGTATGGTATTCGTCCGGGTCCGATTCCCGGACACCCACAAAAATATATTCTATCTCATACGGCCGGCGAAAAGGGTATCTATATGTAGTATTTGGGACTATACACTCCAGCTGCATAAGGCTGCACTGTGGGCCGTCTTGAAACACAACACGGGTTTACTATGTGTTGTGCGGATAGGTGTGTCCATGCGCCTATAGTCATCCAGGCCAAGAGTCTGACGGTATCCAGGGCCGCGAAAATCATAATTCATAATTCTATGGCATAACTGTACCCGTATGGGTGCGGTGTGTCCTGCAACGTGTTGAACGATCAGTCAGGGTGCACCGTGTCCGTATGGATTCATGTACGGGTGTGCTATGCCCTGTTCAATCTTGGGTGTATGCCGGAGTAGTTAACCGGAAAAGATCCATACTGTTTTAGCGTATGTATGGAACGGGCTGGGAGTTATCCGGGCCTATGGAATCAACGTACCATGCGGACACGTGTGTCTGTATGGCGGTGCGCCTGCAAAGGTCGTCTATGCGAAAAGTGTATCCGTGAACGCTATGCAAATAGTGTATCATGGTGCATATAGGCGGGTATGCGTCAACGCAACGAAAACCAGCTTCGGGGGTGGTACGGAAAACCCCTACCTATGTAGTGCTATGCGCTTTCGGGTGCATGGCACTTCTTGTATGTATAACTATAAACTTTTTGAATTATGAAAACTATCATCTTATCCGTATCAATCGTATTGTGTGCTTCTGTTTTTACTTCATGTGCTACAAAGTTTGAAAAAGCTTATGAATCTGAATGTAATTATCGTCTTGCCAAAGATGGTGTATGCTATGAAGTTTCAGATACATTGAAGTTTCACCGGGAGTTTGTACGTGAATATGAAAGTATGGACGTGCTGGAAAAACAAAGATACAGCTCATATCGAATGAATCGGAAAGCGGAAGAAGAAAGAGAATGGAATAAATTCCAGGAAGAGCAGAAAGCAATAGCTTCTATGCTTAATGATTAAAATCAGGCCGTTCACCTTTACCGGTGTACGGCCTGCAATCACAACTTAAAATTATTTTGAATTATGGTAAAAAATAAATTTTATCTGGTAACATGTAACACATGGAATGGTAAAAATATTAATCTATGCGTAACAAACATTCTAAATCACGCAAAAGCAGTTTGTATGGACTATTCAAATCGGAATGCGCGATATAAAGAAATATCAGATATGCAAGTTTTACATATTCTATCTACAGATTTTGCTTGCCAGAATGCTATCAGACTATGACCTATCAGGCCGTTCACCTTTGCCAGTGTACGGCCTGCAAACTTCTTAAATAGTTTGAGTTATGAAAAAGAAAATGAAAGTCATTCTGTGCTGCGTGTTTTTATTCGTGGCTTTGTGTTTCGCTGGTCGTTCCGACTGGAGCGAACAGGTTATCTATGTAATGCCAAAAAGCGCATACGAAAGTATTGGCGCAAAGCTCGGCGAAGATTGCAGTGACTACGAAATAGCAAAAGAGTACGTAAAAAACAAATCGTACTACGACGCTATGGGGTATTAATTCCATGCTGGAGGTACTTTACGGTACTTCCAGACACGATTACTAACTTAAAACTATAGGAATTATGACAAAATCATTGACAGCCCAGGATTGGGAAAGAATTACAAAAGTTATGTATTCACAAATGAATCATCGTCCCGATCATAAGAAAATAGTAAGAAGAATATGCAAGAATGAAGCCGTAGCCACAAAAATCGAGATAGACGGTCCGGGAAGTTGTGCAGTGTATGTACAGCTTCCTGACGGTTGGTGGGGCGAATGGATTGACGTATGGGTGAAAGATGATGACGTTCAGGTAGATTGGAATGACATGTACATGGATGACATCAAAAAAGATTGTGACGTTTTCGGTATTGTTACATCGCAGGCTGTAAGCTATGCAATCAGTCAGGGTGTGATAATTGAAACAAAGGATGGCTACAAAGCTGCATAGTATTAGCCGATACGGTGTTATAACTGTATCGGCTGCCATGTCTAACTTAAAACAAAGGAATTATGGAAAAATCAAAATTGTTGAAAGCACGTGTTTATGTAGGAACATACAAGGAATATAACAACGGTTCATTGTTCGGACAATGGATGAATCTGGCAGACTATCAATCTAAGGAAGAATTTTTGGATGCCTGTAAAGATTTACACAGTGACGAAGAAGAACCGGAGTTTATGTATCAGGACTACTCAAACATACCAGACGGTATGATAAACGAAAGCTATATCGACCCGCGAATATTTGGTATCATTCAGTGTGCAAAAGATATGGATGACACAGAGACAGAAGCATTCTTTACGTTTCTTGATATGTACTTTGTGGATTATTCCTATATCAAAGACGGTGAAGAGCTCGTAGAAAAGTTCAGAGATAAATACGCAGGGCAATTTGATTCTGAAGAAGCGTTTGCCACCTATATGGCGGAAATGAAATGGCCTGAAGAACTTCAAACTGAGTTTGGTCAGTATTTCGACTACGAAGCATATTCCAGGACATTGCTTACCAGCGGATACCGTCATCAGGGTGATTTCTACTTCTTTGTAGCTTAAACATTCCGGCAGGTTTTTAAGAATCTGCCGGGGTCTATTATCTAACTTAAAATTAATAGAATTATGGAATCAGGAAAAATGTACAGAATGGATTGGTCAAATGGTTTTCAGATGGTAGAAATCGGTAAAAAGGTTCTCGAAGTAGGCCAGCGCGTTTATGGATTCTTAGGTTATGGAGGAAGCGAAAGCGGTAAGTTTATCGTGACTTCTGCTCCTGACATTCACGGACGGCAGCAAATGGCCGAAATCGGAGGATGGCACCGTTTCGCATACTGGAGAGTAGGACAGGACGACCAGCCGTTATCAAAGAAGTTCGGTATTGGTTACTATTGGGACGACAAAGAGCCCGACTACCGTATGCCGGAACAGGAAATTGCCAAACTGGTTCACCAGTGCGAAGTACAGCAGGCATGGAACGAGCGTCTGGAGAGAAACAAACAGATAGCAAGCAGGAAGCGTACCGAGCAGCTCCGAAAAGAGTATGGCTCGATACTGACTGAGTGTAATAGCTATGACGACAAGACGGCCAAACAAAACATGCTTGTGCTTCTGAAACGTGCTTTTCCGGGTGTAAAGTTCTATTCCAAAAAGAATGGTTCAAACAGCTACAACGTAAAATGGACGGACGGTCCGACCGAAAAGATGGTCGGTAAAATCTGTTCCATGTTTGCAGACACCACTTTTAACGGGTACCAGGACATCGAAGAAAACATCGGTGACGAGTTCACTGCTTTATATGGCGGAATCGGATATACGCCGGATTTGGAGAGAAGCTATTCTGATAAAGTATGGAATGAGGCAAAAGAAAAATTCTATGAAAAACATCCCGAGGCTGTAGGAGTAAATGAGCACAGTCAGTTTGTTCCGAAATCCTACTCTGAGTATGTATGGCGCGATGACTATGCAAGTACGTATGGCTGTGTCCGTAGATACCTGAAAGACGTAGACCTTTATCTGAAGCCCGAAGAAAAACCTGTAAAAACAACCCTCAAAACCGTAGGGAATGCAGGTGATCTGCAGCTTGTAGATTACAGCGAAAAGGCCGTGGCCATCATCGGTAACACCCGTGACTATGTGGCGAAGCTCAAAGAGCTTGGCGGACGATTCAACGGTAAGTTGAAATGCGGTGCCGGTTGGGTTTTCTCAAAGAAACGTGAACCGGAACTGAGAGCAGCTTTCTCTCTGTAATGTAGAAGGCAGCCAGGAGTGATTCCGACTGCCTTACTTATTGTCTAACTTTTAAATTTTTGAATTATGAATGTTTACTACAAATTGTGTCCGAATGTATTTCTTGCAAAGTGTGATGAAAAGCATGAAAAAGGTGAAACCATCCTTGTAACAACCAAATATGGGAAAGAAAATGAAAGTATCGTATTCAATCTGATATTTGAGCGTGACGGATTTTATTACTATTCCATAGTTCGTGCAGATGGATTCAACGTGCAGGAATGGGCTAAGAAAAGAGCTGAAAGACGACTTGAATGGGCTAATGCGGCAGACAGCAAAAGCCAAGAATACTTTGATAAATCCAACAAAGACCGTGATTTCCTTTCACTTGGAGAGCCAATCAAAGTTGGTCATCATAGTGAAAGAAGACATCGTAAAATGATAGAAGATGCCTGGAACAATACCGGGAAAGCGGTGGAAATGATGGATAAAGCAGAGGAGCACAGACGAGTTGCTAAGTATTGGGAAGACAAAGCTGATACAATAAATCTTTCAATGCCTGAAAGCATAGACTACTATGAACACAAACTGGAAGTTGCTACCGAATATCACCAGGGACTTAAATCTGGTAAATATCCTCGCGAGCATGCTTACTCTTTGACTTATGCTAAAAAAGCGGTAAATGAAGCTCAAAAGAACTATGAATTAGCAAAAAAACTTTGGGCCTAAACCTGAATCCGGATGGGAGAGTTATACTCCCTCCGGATGCTATTGTCTAACTTTTAAATATTGGAATTATGACACAAGATTTTAAATACAATGGATATACATTTCGTCCATTAGGTGATAAAAACATGTCTTTCGAGGAAGCTTGCAGAAGAATTAGTTCTGACAGGGAATTAGGTATGAGTACCTACGAATGGAGTAAAGGAGAAAAATACAATTACGAAGCTTTCTATAAAGCATCAGGAAATAGTCAGTCAGATTTATTCTTATGCTTAGAAAACGGTAAGGTATATATACCTGGTAATAATGAATTATTTCTTTTTGAAAATTAAAACCTATAGTCATGTATATATCAGAATTAAACAGAAACCAGTTGACAGAGCTCAAACAGAGTTATCTCATGCAACACAATGAAGAAGTAGGAGAGGGTACTTCTTATGACGAACTAGTCGGAGTTGACAGTATTATCTCTGATGAAATGATATATGAAGCCTATTCAGGTATCAATTTCACGGAAGATGATTTTCCCAGCTAAGAAAATCCGGATGGAGAGTGACACTCCCTCCGGCTACATTGTCTAACTTAAAAATAAGGAATTATGGGAAATCAAAAATCAGGATTATTAGTAGTTGTATTTGATAATGATGGGAAAGGTGGCATTTCAGAATGGTTTGAATATTCAAGGGAAAAGCCAGACGAAGTTATAAATCTTCTCAAGTATATGCGTAAGAAATATAACGCATATTGGTGGGGAGAATATAAAATGTATCGAAGAAGTAGGAATATAACCCTTTCTCAATCAGGACATGTAAATGCTGATTATGAAGGTAAGTTTAGAAAAATAAAACCTCGTAAATGAAATTAGCTACTAACCGGTATAAGCATACAATCTTAGCCCGGTACTATCGTCTAACTTAAAAAAAAGGAATTATGGTAATAAATATTGAGAAACATTATTTTTGTCACTATGCCAATAAAAGCGAAGTAAAAGAATATGGTAAATTCCAAGTAGGAGAAATCATAACAGATTGGGAAGGATGTACAGGATGTATTCTTTTAATATTTAAAAATGGCGATGTAAGAACTGACAGCAATGGAATGGGTAGCATATCAAAGCTAAAGAAAGTAAGAAGTAAGAAGAAAATACTGAATTATCTGAATGTACTTTATAATGAGGACATGTATTTTCTGCAAAACAATTACAACCAGGAAATAGAAAAAGCTCGCTAAGAAAATTTCGTACCGATTTAAAAGATTGGTACGAGAACCATTGTCTAACTAAAATTTTGGAATTATGAAAGTAGAAAAGAATTTAATCGAGAAAGTAGCTAATGGTGAAACATTCATGAAAGGTGAACCAGTAGAAATATCCAAAAGTATTCTTAAACCCGGGATATGGAGCAGATTCAGAAAATATGCTTTCCTATATGAAGGTGACGATAACAATCTAAACGATTTACAAGATTGTATAATTGATTTTCCTATTTTTGCTGCCGAAGTAACAGTAATGGATGTTCCTAAAGAAGTTCACCCTGTAGGTAAATTGCAAATATCTGGGATGCTTCCAAAATACTCCTTAGAAAAACTATTCTGGATGCTTAATGACGATGAAAATCTCAGGTCATTGTGTGAAGGTAAGATATTTAAAATAAGAAGCGTAAAAGGAAATTTTAAGCTGTCTTACAATTTCCTGCAACAATGCTTTGGTGACGAACTTATACCTATGAAACAATGTCTTGAAATGATGCGCATCTAACCTACTTCCGGATTTAGGTTTGCATCCTGGTCCGGAACCGATGTGTAACTATAAAATAAAAAGAATTATGAGCAGAACAAGATTTAATAAGAACGGGACGGTAAGCATAACTGGTATAAGTTTAGAATTATATTATGCCATACAGAAAATAGTTAGTGCTTCTGAAAGTGCATTTTCAGATCCGGAAGAAAATGGTGAATACTATAGTAATTGTGATTTTCTGTGTTCATTAACTCCAAAAGAGAAAGAAGAATTAGAAAAAATTGATTGGATACTATAATTCCATCGGTCACGCTGTGAAGCTTTAGTTTTTAAGTTAGTAAATCAGCCGTAGGAAAAGTGATTTTCCTTCGGCTACTTGTGAAAAATAACTATATTTACAACGTCAAACTTTTAGAATTATGGGAAATACATATAAACCGTTTACAAAATAATTCCACAAGTTAGTTTTAAGTTAGAACAAGTCCGTCGGAGGTGATACTCTTTCGGACTACAAATGTTTAATCAAATCGTGAGGCACACGGGAAAAACTGTTTAGAGTCATGAAAGCTAGTTTTGAGGATGTAGTAAAAGCAACAGGAAAGAATTTTGAATGCGAACAGTCCATAAGCGGATACTACCGTCTTGTATGTGATGGGAAAATAATTTTAGACGACAGCGCTTGTGAAGATGTAAACGGAACTGAACAGGAAGCGAAAGATTTCTTTGCGGAATACCTGCTTGAATATGAAGTTCCGGAAGATAAGAAAGAATACCGTTGCGGATTATGTTTTCTGAAATGATAATAATCATAATTTCCTGCCGCTGTGAAGCGGAATTTTAAGTTAGTTAAAAGACCGAAGGTAAAGTAATGAACCTTCGGTCACTTTTAGTATATGAAATAGAATATTAACCAATTAAAGAGTTGAATTATGATAACTTACGAAAAAAATTACCTGAAAGAATTAGTGTCTAATTGTGCAGATGTAGAAATTTATGTCTATAGAGGAAAAAATCATAGAATCCACACTGACAGTATAACAGGGCTGGATATAGATCTTGACAATCTTCCTGATGAAATAAAATGCGACTTCAGCGAAATGGACGAAGAAGAATATAATGAAACTATTCTTGCAAATTCCGGAATTAAAGCCGACTTCGATGACTGGTACGACGACAAAGAAGCAAAAGTGCTGGTAATAGTGCTTGATTATTTCTTCTACCAGAATTTAGTTAGTGAATAATTCCTGACTAAAAAGGTTGCTTTAAGTCCGGCTGGGAGTAATACCCAGTCGGACTACAATTTTCTAATCTAAATCGTGAGGCACACGGAAAAAACTGTATAAAATTATGTATAAAAGATATTTTATATGCCATAGTATAGAATCAGAATACCGATTTTGGGGTAGCAATAGCGATGTAGGTAAGTTTGAAGCTATGGACGTGATGTTTCTCGAATTAAATGAGGGAAATAGTAAGGAGCCAAGAAAGATGCTTCTCCCCCACTTGAGATACGAAAAAGAAAACTATCCATTAATTGAAGTATCAAAGGAAGAGTTTGAAAGAAGAATTTCAAATTCAGTAGGAGCAGCAATTTATAGAGATAAAGAATAACAAACTCCAACACTAAGTAAAATAAAAGCTGCCGTAAAACAGCAGCTTTTAAAATCCTTCTGGTACGATTAAAAGAGTAAGCTTACTTTTTAGAATCTACAAATAGTAGAAATTGTTTCAATTCCATTGAAGGACAATGCAAATGTATAAAACATTATTCTAAAAAGAAAAAATTTACACATAAAGTAATTCATAATTCCTTACCGCTGTGAAGCGAAGTTTTAAGTTAGATCAAAGGCCGACGGAGAGTAATACCCAGTCGGGCTACAATTTTCTAATCTAAATCGTGAGGCACACGGTAAAAACTGTATATAATATGGAAAAGAAATTTATTTTGACAGACAAATTCATAAAACTCGCAAGTGGGAAAAAATTGTTTCAAATCAAATGCGTAAAATCATTTAAGTACGCCAAAGAAGGCGACTTGGGAGGTTATGTTGAAAAAGAAAGCAACCTTAGCCATGAAGGTGATGCCTGGGTGTACGGCTATGCCCAAGTATATGAAGACGCCCAGGTATATGAAGATGCCCAAGTGTATGGTGCCGCTCAGGTATATGGAGATGCTCGCATTTATGGATCGGCAAAGGTGCATGGAGGAGGTCAGGTATATGACTATGCTCAAGTATATGAAGATGCAGAGGTCTGTGGTGATTCTCCTAAAGTGTATGAGTATGCTAAGGTCTATGGAAAAGCTAAAGTGTATGGCAAGGCTAATATATACGATTGGGCAGAGGTGTACGGCAATGCTAAAGTATATGATGATGCTCAAATTTTTTATGGAGCCAAAGTTTTTGGATATGCCAAAGTATATGATAGAGCGGAGGTATCTGATAATGCGGAAGTTTTCGATAATGCGGAAGTATTTGATGGTAGCCAGGTGTATGATAAATCTCGGGTGTATGGAAAAGCTCAGGTCCATGGTTTCTCGCAGATTCACGGAAATGCTAAAGTGTATGAAGAAGCTCAGATATGTGAATTTGCTGAGGTCTATGACAATACTGAGATTTTTGGCAAAGCTAAAGTGTATGGTTATGCTGAGATTTTTGAAAATGCTCGAATATGCGGCAATGCAAAGATATTTGGAGGTGAAGTGGTATTTGAAGATGAAAGGGAGTATGGTTCTGCTTATATAAGAGGCAATGCCTTTATAAAAAACGATAATGAGCATTTTGGTTTTGACTGTTCTGACTTATTTAACTGTCATATACATGTTTATAGGTCTATAGACAACGAAATAGTATTTACTTTAGGTTATTTTTGTGGGAATATGGAAGAATTTAAGAAGGAAGTAGAAGAAACGTATTCAGGAAAAATATCCAAAGAGGAGTGCATACGGATAATAGAAGAGATCAGGACAAAGCTCGATTAATATGTATCCTCTAAGCAACAGAGGAAGTATCATGATGTAGTCTGGTTTATAGAAATAAAATAAAAAGCGCGACGGAGTACGCCGCGCTAAGATACTAAAAGTGTGAAGCAATTCACAACTGAAAACCTACCGATGGTAGATTTTCGTTTTAATCCACAAGGGACGATCCCTTGACGGCACAAAAATAGTATTTATATCTTATATCAAAAAAAATCATCATAATTCCTATATCTGTTTTATAACTGAATTATTATTTTAAAAGTAAAATCAATGAAAACACAAATAGAAAAACTAAGAGAGCTTTCAGACAAGAAGAAAAGTGTAGTAATGAATCAATATGTAGATGATTTATTACGCAAGGGGAAAGCATATGCTGTACGGAGCCGGTATAGTGGAGGTTACTATTATAAAAAGAGTTATACCGAAGAACTGGATAAACTTCTTACAGAGCATGGCATAAGCCATGAAATAGGGAACGACGCCCCTCGCAGTGGAATGAATGGTGAGTTTGTATCACTTAAAGGAACTGTGTTAAAGTATGTGCTGAAGTGTAAAAGAGAAAGAGAGGAATTATGGAAAGCAGAACAAGAGCGCAAGGATAAGCAAAGAGCATTGGCTTATGAAAGATATAAACAGGAATGCGAAAAAACTTATAAATTCTGCGTGGAAAATAATATAGAAATTGATTTTTCTTACTTTACTGAAAAAGATAATGAAAGGTTTTTTTATTTTGATTATGACTATATAAAGAAGGAAATATTAGGATATAAAATATCTATTCCTAAACGCTTTTACGGTATGGCATCGAGGTATTCAGGCGTACAGTCGAATGAAGGCTTTCGTAGATACGTTAAAGAAAAACTGCTATCTTCAGGTTTATCGCATGAAGGGCGCAAGATTACTGAAATTTATGACTGTGGCGTTGGTGATGGTTAATTTATATCCAAAAATATTTATCATAATTCCTGCCGCTGTGAAGCGAAGTTTTAAGTTAGAGCAAAGGCCGACGGAGAGTAATACCCCGCCGGCCTTCTTCATTTTTAAATTATAAACGTATGAATAAGAAAAGAAGAAAAGAAATCGAAGACGTAAGAGAGTCGTTAAGAAAAGTATATGAGGAACTTGAAGAACTCAAAGATGAAGAACAAGAAGCCTTTGATAACCTACCTGAGTCTTTCCAGGAATCCGAAAAAGGAGAGCGGATGCAGGAGTACATAGAATACATGGAAGAAGCTCTCTCAAGCATTGAAGAATCAATTGAAAGTTTAAATGAAATAGAGTAAAATTATGGACGGAACAACAATTTTCTCAGTTATCTGCGTCCTGCTTTTTGCAGGCTATCTGGTGGTAAGATACCGCCGCTACAACATTCATCGTGCACTGAATCTGCCGACAAATCCTCCGCGTTATCCGGACAGTGCCATTAATTCGGCCAAGGAAATAGGTAAATTCCTGTTCACCCGTGCGGAGATTTGCGGAGTTCACTTCATGACGGCCGACAAAGATACGGGCGTTTCCTACGAAGCTATCCGCGACATCTCTCGTGGAAAAGACACGCACATAGTGAACTTCCTGCGCATGGCTCACTTCCTGGGTTGTGAGGTGGTGATACGTCAAATCGGTACGACCGACACCGAGGACCCGGCAACAACTACGCAAGTTTACGAGGAAATGATTGCTAACATTGAAGAGGAAAACAGAAGATAAAACATACACTTCAATTAATTGATATTCAGCACCGGCTCAGGCGTGAACCGGTGGTTTTTTGAATTTTAAGTGCAATTTTAATGCGATTCTTGCTTAAAATTGTTACATTTGCCATGCAAAAGAAAAACAATGAATTAACCATAAAAACAGGGCAAATGATCTATACTAACCAACGACGCAGGGAGCTTAACAAAGCTCTGTTTTCTAAACTGCAAAATCCCCTTATTACTACGCTCGCCGAGGAAGGCGACTCACACATTTTTCTTGAACATCTGCCAAAGGATGCCGAGGAAATTCCCACAGACGACTGCCTGATGCGTAATGTGCCGCGAGGTGTGCTGCCGTGGAACCAGGTGATGCCGGTATTCATTCCTGCTATGTACAACGGGAAGAAAGCATATCTGGTGAACTACGTGAACAATTCACAGAAGAGCATACAGACGGCGCTCGAAAAACTGAATACCTGCGGAATGTATTACATTCCCGGCATGACGCTGGAGAAAGGAGTGGATTATGAATGAATTTAAGAAGATGGCCATGCAGGGATGCCTTATCCTGATTGGCATGGTACTGGTAGCAGGATTCTGCCTGTATGGAATCATTAGTCTTATAAAACAATTTATCTGAAAACGGCATGGAAGAAAAAAGATATTACTACAAGGTGTCGCTATCGAACACGCATCGCGGACGCTGCATTCAGGAACTGATTGATAAAGGAAATAGAGCGGTGGAAGCGGCCAACGAACTTGCCGCCTGTCTGGGTGCTGAATCGCGGACGGACCGTCCGGGACGACTGTTCCCGGGAGTAGGAATCGGAAGCCTGAAGTTCCATAGAGTTCCCAACCTTTTTGCCTACCAGTTTATCGGTAAGGGAGAATATATACCGAATATGCAGAACGAGAAAGGGCAGGAGATAGCACGTAAAATCATGGACCTGCCTGACGTGACCTCCGACGATTTCCGGGTGGCGTTTGGCATTCCCATAAACCGACAGCACACTCCGCAGTGGTTTATCTACAACGGAAAGGCGTACCTGTGCAGCCGCTATCCGCTGGGCGAGGAATACGAAACCATCCTCCAGCAGGAGTTTGATTCAAAACGGAAGAAAGTATGAGCTACCAGGTGAATCTTTTCCGCAAGCCTCCGGTAATTGGTGAAGTAGTTTCGCGTGCGGAATACCGCGAGATACTTCTGGCACGCATGGCTGCCGGCGACCTCTATGCGTCGGAAACGCTGGCCATGGTGCGAAAGGCCGACATGGCGCTGGATGTGCTTCGTGAAAAACCTATATACAAAAGAAATAATGAATCCGTTTGATATTTTTCTGGTTGCTATATTAAGTGTAGCTTTTGGATGGAGTATCCTTTTTGCAATAGGAATAACTGTTTCTGCATTTAAAGAACTACTGAAAATGATAAAACAAATGATGGAGGATTGACATGGGATGTTTTATTTGTGCCAGGAAAATGGCACGGAAGATTCCCGAAAGAAAAAGCTACGGAAGACCAGAAACGCCGTGTGGGTAAAGACGGACTGATTCAACATAAATGAAAGATTATGGGAGAGAAGAAATTCAAGCATGTAATGATAGATACGGAAACGCTGGGAAGGACACCTGGAAGCGTGGTCCGTTCGGTGGCTGCCGTAGAGTTTGACCCGCGAACGGGTGAAACCGGGCGACAGAAGGTGTGGAAAATTGACCTTGCAGACTCCATCCGCTATGGGTTTAAGGTAGAAGCATCTACACTGAAATGGTGGATGATGCAGTCGGACGAAGCACGACGCGAATTTGTGGAAGGAGCAGAAACACCACTGGAGGATTTTTTTGAAGAATTTATGGAATTTCTTGCTGATACAGACGAAGAAAAAGACTTCACGTTATGGTGCCTTCAGCTGGATTTCGACGTGGCTATGCTTCGTTCCATGTATTCATGGTATAACTTGAACGTGTACGGATGCGACGAAGAAGTGCTTCCGTGGAACTTCCGGAAAGTGCGCGATGTACGTCCGTATATAGATGCTCTGGATAGTGCAGGTCTTCTTCCTCCGAAGGTGGCGGACAGACACACTCCACTGGCCGACTGCCTTGCTCAAATAAACTGTGTGCATCTGGTTGAAAAGAATAATCTTGTAGTGAAATAGTGGTATGCCGCAAGCAAGTATTTTCAATATGGATTGTATGATAGGAATGGCTTCTTTGGAAGCTCATTCCTTGGACTGTATTATATGCGATCTTCCGTATGGTGTGCTGAATAAACAGAATCCTCATGCAAAATGGGATACGGAACTTCCTCTTGATGAACTGTGGAGTCAGTATCGCAGACTGATAAAACCAAACGGTGCTATTATCTTATTCTGTCAGGGAATGTTTACAGCCCGTTTGATGATTAGCAATCCAAAAATGTGGAGATACAACTTAATCTGGAAGAAAGGTACACGAGTATCCGGTTTCCTAAATGCAAACCGTATGCCGTTACGTAATCACGAAGATATAGCGGTATTCTACCAGAAGCTTCCTGTATATCATCCCCAAATGACAATAGGGGAAAAGAATCACGGAAGAAATACGAGAGGAACACAATCAAATAACAAATGTTACGGAAATTTTAAGGTAGTAGATACTGTATTTACAAACGAGAAATATCCGCTATCGGTAATAGATATTCCCAAAGAGCATGACAGCTTTTATCATCCTACACAGAAGCCAGTAGCACTTTTAGAATATCTCATACGAACTTACACAGACGAAGGTGATATAGTGATGGACAACTGTATGGGTAGTGGAACGACCGGTGTAGCTTGCATGAATACAGGGCGTAACTTTATCGGATATGAGAAAGAAAAGAAGTATTTCGACATTTCTCAGGAAAGAATATTTTCAGCTCAGAAGGAAGTAAAAAAATAATTGGTATGCCAATAAGCGAAACATATAACATGGACTGCATGGAATACATGCGGTCCATACCCGACAAGTTTTTTGAACTGGCCATCGTGGACCCTCCATACGGATTAGACAAAAAAAGTACCCATGGAAGAGGTAAACTTAAAAACAGGTGTCTAAACAGGGGAAATATCCAGCGATGGGACATCCGTCCTACGAAGGAATACTTTGATGAATTGTTTCGCGTAAGCCAGAATCAGATTATTTGGGGAGGTAATTACTTTCCTCTTCCTCCAACAAGATGTTTTGTATGTTGGGACAAAAAACAAGTTTGGGAAAACTTCTCTCAATGCGAATTTGCATGGACATCGTTTAATAAACCAGCAAAGCATATAAGCATATCAAATAAGGGAGGTAAAGCAGACAAGGGTAAATTTCATCCCACACAAAAGCCAATCGACCTGTATGCTTATCTTTTACGTACTTTTGCTAAGCCAGGTGATAAGATTCTGGACACTCACCTTGGAAGCGGAAGTAGCAGAATAGCTGCTTACAAAATGGGATTTGATTTTTATGCCACAGAAATAGACAAAGATTATTTCGATGCGCAAGAAAATAGATTCCGTGAGGAGTGCATGAATGAGATTAATACCGCAAACGGGAAACTGATACAAGGAGATTTATTTAAGCCATGAACGTCACCACCGACACAATAAACCACATATACCAGTATGCCACCTACCGCACAAACGAGCGTTGCGGAGAAACCGTAACCGTTCCGGGACTTACGGAAGGTGCGCATACTTTTTGCCGTAGCCGGCTGGAAGAAAAATATATGTTTGTGCTTTCGGCTGTGAAGGGTCTTCCTCGCGTGATGCGTTACAGCAATCGTCAGGAAGGTGCTCCATGGATTCTGGCACGCGGTCACGGAAGCCGATACGAAGGAGCCACGCTCGATTCAGCCGAGCGCCTGCTGGTGATGGCCGTCGCGCTCGGTATTGTGCGTGTGATGAAACCATCCTGCGACTCGTGCGATGTGCCGAATGTGGTGATTGACGACGAACGACTGCGGAAAATGGAAATGATGCAGCCCAAACATTCCAGACGTTTTTCATTGTTGAACTGGTAAACCTTACTCTATGATCACACTCGCCAACCGGACCTACGTTCTATGCTTCGAACAGTCGTACACAGCGGCTGCACTCATGGAGTGGATTGAAGCAGGAAAAGAGCCCGAAATATCTATCCGGAATGCCAAAAAAGGAGTAGAACGAAGCGTCGTTTTTACCATAAAAGACAAAGATGGCATTTATCTATCACTTATTCAGCTCATTGCATCTGTCACATCAGCAAGAATCCATGTAATATCGGAGGTTTTATGAAATTTAGCAACAATTTTAATGCGATTTCGGTTTAAAATTGTTACATTTGCCATGTCATACAATGACATGTTGGGTGATAAAAGGTATTTGTAAATTCAGGGTTCCGCATCCGTGCGGAGCCCTTTGTAAAACCTGAAATACATGGAAAAGAAAAACATAAAATGCTATAACTCCGGTAAAATAGGCGGTCTTTCCTACCTCCAGGCATACAAGAACTTTGAGAACGCAGATCAGGAGATTGCCGCGATGGGTTTCACTCCCGTAAATCCTATCATTCTCGGACTGAAACCATCGCGCCCGTACTGGATGCACATGGTGTGGGACATTCTGCTGCTTTCCCGTTGCGGTCACATCTACCTGCAGCAGAACTGGAAGTCAAGCCGTGGAGCAAGAATCGAGTTCAGGGTGGCGAAATTCCTGGGTATTCAGATATGGTTTCAGGGAAATCCTGGGGAAGACAATTTGTACAGCGAAAATTTTTGTGATGTAATGAAATGCAAATAAAATGGGAAAAACAAAAATCAAACTTACAAGTAAGCAGAAAGCAATTATAAAAGCAATTTGCATAGCTTCCGGCCTGTTTATCGGGAACCGGATTTTCAATCATGTATCAGCTTGGCTTGGCATTGCAGTTATATGCGTGACTCTGCTAGCATCTATTTATTTAATCTATAAACACATCAAAAAAACTTATGAAAAAAACGATTAATTTAATTATTGCGGTAATAGGAATAGTATTATTATCCGCATGTTCTCGTGTAGCACCTAACTATGCAGGTGTATTAATGGAAAACTACGGTAAAAATGGGAAAGAAGACTTCAAGATTGTATCGGGTAAAGTATCTTTATGGGAACCTGGTACAGAACTTTTTCAAGTTCCGCTGTTCGACCAACGTGGAGGTTTCCAAGAGCCGGTTATTTTAAAAGCTGCGGACAACACAGAGTTTACAGCATGTCCGGTATATTCATATAAGGTTGTTAAGAGCCGTGCGGTAGATGTAGTATTCGACAACAAGCATATCGGTGGAGGAAACGATTTTATGACTTCACTTGAAGATAATATACTTGAGCCACGAATGTATGACCTGATAAAAGAAGAAAGCAGGAAATATAAGACAGACAGTCTGATGGCAGACGGAGGTTCTCTTGCTTTTGAAAAAAATCTGGAACAAATAGTAAGGAAAGAATTTAATGATAGAGGTCTTGAATTGAGAAGCTTCTCTGCTCAGCTTGAATTTTCAAATAAAGTAAGAGAAAAGATAGACAGTCGTAACGAAGTAAATACCAATATTTCCGTTCTTGACCAGCAAATTGAAGAACAAAAAAAGCGTAACGAACTGGAACAACTTCGTACAGAACAGCTTTTGATTCAAAGCCGTGGTTTAACTAAAGAAATTCTTCAAAAGCAGTTTATTGAAAAATGGGACGGTAAGACACCATTATACGGTGTTGTTCCTGAATTTCTTAAACTCACGAAATAACTATCTAAATAGCCAAGTTGAATAAAATGGCTCCCGCGTGAAGTGCGTCGGCGCACGTTTTCCATAATGTTTAGTTTTAAAGTTTTGACAAATTCACATTTCAGGGGTTCGACTCCCCGGCGCGGGACTAAATCTTAAAAGAAACGATATGATTAACAAATGTACATTCATCGGTAATCTGGGGAAAGACCCCGATTATAAAGTGCTGGAAAGCGGACACAAGGTAGCAAGTTTCTCCATCGCCTGCAGCCGGAAAGTGAAAAACAAGGAAAATGGAGAGACAAAGGAATATACGGAATGGATTCCCATTGTGGCCTGGGACAATCTGGCCGAAATAATCAGCCAGCTGGCCCGCAAAGGTTCGCAGGTGTATGTGGAAGGAGAGTTCCGCACACGAAGCTACGAGGCAGAAGGAACCGGAGAAAAACGCTATGTGTCCGAAATATGGGCACGCGACTTCCGTCTGCTAGGGCGGAAGGCAGAATCATCGTCTGCTCCGCTTCCTACTTCGCCCGACGATTTCGGGAGTCAGTCAGCACCGGATTCTGCTCCTGCACCATCTCAGCCGGCACAAGCGGCCCCACAGCAGCCTACGCAGGGAACGCTTAACATGACTGACGAAAAGGATGATCTTCCTTTCTAATACGAACAGATTAATCATTTAGCGATATGAACGAATTTACAAACCCGGCAGGGAATCTGGGAAACAATCCTTTCTTGCAGGCTCCCTCCACCATTTCACCCATGAAGGGGAAAAGCTCTGAAATAGGGCTTACGGCTTCTATAAGCCGTCCGAAATCCATGATTCCCGTCAAACGAAACCGGTTTGACCGCTACACTGCACAGCAGCGCATGGCCAGTGCAGACATTCTGAACGCCCACCTGCTCATGGTGGAAATCATGATGACCAATATCACTCAGAAATACATCTACGAAGTGGTTTCCTGCCTGAAGGAACACGGACTGATGCGTCACAACATGAAGCGCAGGGCCAACGAACTGGTAAATCTGTCTAGTGACCTTATGAAGCGATGCAATGCGCACGATGCCATGCAGGTGCGTACCTTTACAGAAACCATCCACCCCGGGCTTTCAGGAAGTTTTATTAGGGGGGGCGGCACACTGACACAGAAGCTTCAGAACATATTCTGGAAGACCTACGGAGAAAAAATCAACCTCATTTATTTTGCTACCAAAAATGCACTCGACAAGTGCAACGTGCGCCAGAGCGACCTTGTATCGAACATGGAGATGGTGGCCATGATGTGTACCACCGGAATCGAGTTCTACGACTGCATGTGCCGGAAGGTGGACGGACTGCTCAACGGAGTAGGGAAGGTGAACCGGCAGAAAAGCCAGCACAATGAAAAGATGATGGCTGCGGTGAAAGATATGCTGCGTGAAATGGTGGGAAACATTGAAATACCCGATAAGGAGGGAACGGATGTGCGCACCTTGACCGCACAGTTCCAGATGGAGCTGGTGAAAGACGACCTACTGAAACTGGTGGAGAGCGGAATCGTTTCGCTACAGGTAGAGTTTATAGAATACGTCATCGCCAGTCTGCGCATGAAGATGGCCGGAGAAGGGCTCTGCTTTCAAGACTACCGCACACTGATGGCACGCATGGGCACTAAGAACAACGTGCGTATGCTGCTGAATGAAATCGCTTCGATCCCTCTTCCTGAATCGGACGACTATGAGGTGTACGATGTCATGGAAATGCTGCCCGATGCAAAGGCAGAAGGCGAAAGCGTGATTGACAAGTTCCGTCACCTCTGTCTGGAAGACCATATCCGCACAGTACCTGAAACAAACGAATCCATTACTCTCAGAAAGCTTCGTCAGGAAGTCTACCGCAATCACGGCACACTGAGTATGCTTACCCTACGCTATCTGTACAACGTGTTTGGCACAAAGAAGGCTATGGCAGAATACATAGCGCGTGCGGATGCCGACGTAATGGCGCGCACACTCCGTATGCTGAAAACGGTCAAAGTGAGTCAGCTTGCACTGAAAGACGGATGCCGCTACGAACTCAACCTCGGTCAGGGCGTGCGTGCCATGTATGAGATGCACGGATATACCCGCGAAAAGTTTGCGTCCATGACCGGTGTAGGTATCAACCGATTGCTGGAACTGGAGGCAATGGGCGACATTGCACGCTATCCCAATGCAGAGAAAGCCGTCGGTCCGCTGGTAATGGACGTGGGTAAGATGCTGGGTGCAGACCCCCGTTACGTGCTGTTTGCTTCCCTACGTGAGACAAAAGAGAAAGGCACACTTCCGGAGGTTTACAAACGTCTTTTCCGCGAAATGGAGAAAGTATATAACGATAACAACTATAAATCAAAAGAAGATGGGAAAGAAGAAAAAAAGGAATAACAAACGAGTAAATCCTCCTGAAATAAATAAAAGAATACTCAATGGTTTACTTGATATGAAATCAGACGCTGGAAATATGATGGAACTATTCGGAGGTTTCTGGCCATTAATTGAGAAAAAAGAACAGGATATGTTAAACATCCGAGATATAACCGAAGTTCCACAGCTTGATTTCAGAAAAATAATAGGCAATGAACAGCCATCAGGAACTAAAATAGCAACATATATGGAAGGTAAAATTAACGTATCAAAATTCAGTGCAGGTCAGGTAGTAAAGCTGAAAGACTACGACTCGCTTAAATTGGCAAATGAGACCCTGACGTATCAGATGGGGGAATTTGAATTAAAACATATCTCAAATGCTCAGGTTGCAATCTACAAAGTGCATAATACCCGTCAGCTCCGCAGGGACGGGAAGCCTGTGTTCTGGTATGAGGTAGGTCAGTGGGGTCGGAACATAGTCGACGTTCCGGAAGATTTTTTGGAAGAACTGCCTGAACCGGTAAATATACCTTCTGATAACGAAGAAGGAGAGAAACAACCGGAGAATCCCGCGCAAGAAACCGAGGAAGAAATGGTTGCGAAGTTTGAAGAGGTGCTGAATGAACTTAAACCTTACGATGCGCTGGCAGATGGGACTTTAAGATTCAAGCATGATAGAATAAATGCTCTGTATAAAGATTGTTTTAAGAAGACCGCATCCGATTTATATTGTACAGAAAGTTTACTTCATATTGCTGGTTTAGCTCGTTCCGCTTATAAGAACAGATCTTTGGATAGTAGATTGTCTATGGCTGAAATTAGCGCACTACAGCTTGACACCTACCGCAAAAAGAATGCCGACTATGGGAACGCCTTTGAAAAGTCGATGGACGAAGACGGACTCCTGGTAGCTAAAATCCGCATCGGTGACAAAATTCGGAGAATAAATTCCCTGATTAAAAATAATGGTGAAGGACAGGTGAAGGACGAAAGGCTGGAAGATACTTATCTGGACCTGGCCAACTACTGCGTGATGACAATTCTTTGGATCAGGAAACAAAAGTAAAATATGGGAAAAGGTTTTGTTTATCAAGGTCATACAAGTTACCAGAATCCTTTTTGTGGAGTATGGGAATGTTCCGATAATTCATGGGAAATATCTTTTAAAAAAAAGATGGAATCCGATGAAATAAGATTCCCGAAGGAAGTAGTTCACCCTGGTATGCCAAACTTCCTGAAGTTTCTTTATGAAGAATGTAATTCTTTTGAGGAAGATGGTGATATTGGTGCCTCTATGATTAAAATTTACAATCACTCCATATACTTCCTGCTGTTTTTTTACAAAAAATATCATCATGAAAAGATGATTGTAGAAAAAGAGATAGAAGAAAGATGTAAAAGAGAAATATATCAGGCTAATGTTCAGTTTTATCGTATGATTGCTCTACGAGGTACACCGATAGCTGGAATAATTCTGAAATCAAAGATTAAAGAAATATATTTTTTGCTGGATAAAGAAGAAGCAGAATCACAATCAGAAAAAGTGGAAAATGCTTTTCTCGATTTAGCTACTTACGCAATAATGACAATTATTATCTAATTCAATAAAATAACTATGGCAGAAAGTAATATCAGTAGAGACCACATCGCTATGGAAGCGATGAAGGTATTGATGCAGAAAAATGTATCAGAATACATGACTTTTAAAAATAAGATTAAAAAATTATTTGGTTTGGAATATAAATCAGTGATAGCATACGACGAGGAATGGTTGGCTAAGATGGCCTATGATTTTGCCGATGCCATGATTGCACAACGCGAAAAAATACGGGAGGACAAATTATGATGCACACATGGTTTGAAGGAAAAATCCGCTACGAAAAGGTAGCGGAAAACGGGATGAACAAGAAAGTGACAGAGCCCTATCTGGTAGATGCCCTGAGTTTCACCGAAGCCGAAGCACGTCTCATTGAAGAAGTCACGCCGTTTATTACAGGAGAGTTCACAGTGATCGACATCAAGCGGGCCAACTACAGCGAGATATTCCCGTCCGACGAGGAAGCTGCCGACAAGTGGTACAAATGCAAGCTGTACTTTATCACCATCGACGAGAAAAGCGGTGCAGAAAAGAAGACAGCCACCAACATTCTGGTACAGGCTGCCGACCTTCGAGATGCGGTGAAGAAGCTGGACGAAGGAATGAAAGGTACGATGGCCGATTATGTCATTGCATCCATCGCAGAGACCGCCATCATGGACGTATATCCGTATCAGGCCGAAGCTGAAGTACAGCCTGAGTTCGAGGAATACGACTATGAGAAATTGTCTGCGGCCGCTCGTGTATGCCACAACTTAGGAATCACAGAAAAGGGCGGAAAGAAATGTATCAATACTGACCCGATAAACGTGCTGAATATTCATTACGGTTACGGAAGCGGTCTGAAGCTTATTCGGCAACTTATCAACAAAGGCGTTCTGAAACGTGATGGAGACTACATTTCTGTGGTAGACAAGCCGCTGGAAGAGTTCGAGTGGTACATCAAAAAGAAGGAAGACGATGGAAAAGTGGAATAAGGCACTGGACATTCCGGTAGAGATACTTTTTAAGTACCTCTGCCGGGACTACCGGCGCGAACAGGCACGCACTGCGGAGCTGGAGAAAAAGGTGGAAAAGCTTCAGGCAGAGTTGAACTATGAGCGAAACAACACGCCCACGGTGGAGAAATTGCAACGTCGGGTTTCATCGCTCCAAACAAAAGTCCGCGAGCAGGAAGGAACCATTAAGGCAAGAAACCTTGCCATTAAGCGGTTGAAAGGTGAAATAACGGAATAGTTTATGATGTACACAGATAAAATATTTTATAGTCATACTATATATCAAAATCCATATTCTGTTTTTGGCTCTACAGAAGCGTATGAAAAACTAGCCCAAACTCTCCGCCATACCTCACGCCATGTGCCGTTCTATTTCAGTATTGTCGGTCAGAACCGTCACGTTCCCCGGAAGGACGGTAAGAAGTACCATACAAAGTTTAACCGGAATGTGCGTCCGAAGGGTACACACTCACATTCTAAATTTTACAGATAAAATGATAAATTTATTATACATCGACCTTTTTTGTGGAGCCGGAGGAACTTCTACCGGTGTAGAAAATGCACGTGTCAACGAATCACAATGCGCAAAAGTAATAGCCTGTGTAAATCACGATGCTAATGCCATCGCCAGCCATGCGGCAAATCATCCGGACGCGCTTCATTTCACAGAGGACATCCGAACGCTGGAGCTTTCAGGACTGGTCGCGCATGTAGAGAAGATGAAAATGCAATATCCGGATGCGTATGTAGTTCTATGGGCTTCGCTGGAATGTACCAATTTCAGCAAGGCAAAAGGGGGACAGCCGCGCGATGCTGACAGCCGGACACTGGCCGAACATCTTTTCCGATACATTGAAGCCATAAACCCTGACTATATTCAGATTGAAAATGTGGAAGAATTTATGAGCTGGGGAGACATGGACGAAAAAGGTCATCCGATAAGCAAAGATAAAGGTCGTTGTTATGAGAAGTGGAAACGAAATGTAAAGAAATACGGATATGACTTTGACTGGAAGATATTGAATGCGGCTAATTATGGAGCATATACTACCCGTAAGAGATTTTTCGGCATTTTTGCTAAGCGTGGTCTTCCTATAGTATTTCCGGATGCTACACACTGTAAGGATGGTAAAACGGATATGATGGGAAGACTTGAAAAGTGGAATCCGGTAAAGGATGTTCTGGACTTCACGGACGAAGGTAAAAGCATATTTTCCAGAAAGAAACCATTGGCGGAGAAGACACTTGAACGTATTTTTGCCGGTCTGATTAAATTTGTGGCCGGAGGTAAAGACGCTTTTATCTCCCGTTACAATACAGTAAGACCACAAGACACTTGTACATCCATCGAAGAACCAGTAGGAGTAGTTACTACCGCAAACAGATTTGCAAAAGTGCAGGTTTCTTTCCTGTCAAAGCAATATAGCGGGCATCCTGAGAGCAAGAATATTTCTGTTGAAGAACCTTCCGGAACAATTACCTGCAAGGATCATCATGCTTTTGTCACAGCATACTACGGTAACGGGAACAACCATTCGGTAGAGAGTCCTGCTCCGACTGTGACCACAAAAGACAGGCTTGCATTGTTGACACCTGTATTCATCGACCAGCAGTTTGGAGCTTCAAGCGCAGCATCTATAGAAAAGCCTTTAGGAGCTATCACAACAAATCCAAAATACAGCTTAGTTACATGCAAAAGAAAAAGCTTCCTGATGAATCCGCAATTTGCAAGTGCAAGCGGTTCGGTAGATAATCCGTGTTTCACGCTTATAGCAAGAATGGATAAAATGCCTCCTTACCTTGTCAACACAAAAGATGGCATAGGTATCTGCATAGAAAATGGAGACAGCCCGATGACTGTAAAAATCAAGCAATTTATGCTTGTGTATGGATTGGCAGACATAAAGATGCGTATGCTTCGCATAGACGAGCTGAAAAAGATTATGGGGTTCCCTGAAAACTATATTCTTGTCGGTACACAAGCTGACCAGAAGAAGTTTATCGGAAATGCCGTAGAGGTAAATATGGCTCGCGTTCTTTGTGAAGCTTTGTGCAGAAGAATATCTGGGAAACATTCCAAAGTTGCCTGAAAGAATAAAATCATGAAAGTATGAAAAAGAAATCAGATAAAAAAGAGTTTGACATAAACCTAATTATGTTTAATTTGACAAAAATATGCCATCGAACAGTCAATACACAAGAGGTAGTAAACATCCAGTAGTCGCGGTAAATCCTGACGGGACTGTGGCCGGTTATTTTGAATCTATTAAAGAGGCAACAGAAAAATCCGGGAGAAGTAGACATGCAATCAGTAATAGTTGCCGGAAAAAATCTATATGCAAAGGGCTTCAATGGTATTACGAGAAGGACTTCAGAAAAATATATGAAGAGCAACGTATGGATGATTTGAAATTTAGTCTCAATCAGCACCGTGAAAAAGACTCTGGTCACTTCTGTAAAGGTCATAAATTAATCAAGTCATTCCAAAACTGGCCAAAGGAACTACAGGAAAAGCGACGTAAGATTTCAAGAGAACTCAGTAAAAGACTGATTAATGACCCCAACAGCAATTTTGGACCTAACCGGAAATCACCTCCTGGCATGAGTAAAAAAGTAATCGCTTTGTCAACAGGAGAAGTTTATTATTCAGTAGCTGAATGTGCGAGGAAAAACGGGATTGGATTGTCTGCGTTACACAAGTCTCTTAGAAGAATGACACGCTGCGGAGGGGAAAAGTATATGCTCTATTCCGTGTATGAGGAAGTGAACAACAGGCTAAAAGAAAACAAAGTAATTTAGAAAAACTACTTTTACATAAAAACATAAAAGTATAAAAACATTAAACTACGTATAACCAGCCTTGGGCGGCTTAAAGAACCCATCAGAAAAATGAAATACTCAAGCGCTATTGCAATTCTTACACTTGCATTTTTTTCGAGCTGCAGTTGCTCCACAAACAGAGACAGAAGCATGCTTCCTGAAAACCCTACAAACAACCAGACGTATCGCGACAGCAACGGAAACAGCTGGATTTACAATGCCATGCTGATGCGATGGATGATGTCCAGTCCGGGAGGGAACACCTACTATTACTATCCGTCGCAGGGATACTACACCAACTCTTCCGGTGTGCAGGTCACTCCGCCGGCCAGCGTAAGCTCCGGAATCACTCCTTCCCGCTCCTCTTACAGCAGCTCCACTTCCGGGAGTAAAAGCACCAGTAAGGGAGCTGTGTTTGGAAGTACCGGACGAGGACATTCAATCTCTGCCTGATGGACGAAGACATCAACTTGTCACCGGTTGAAATGGTAGTTCTGTCCATGACCGTATTTGTGGTGTTCTCACTAATTCTTCAGGAGTCAATCACCATAAATCCGGAAATGGGCAGACTGCTGTTCTGGATGGACAACGTATGCTGCGTGGTATTCCTTTCGGAATGGATATACCGCTTTGTCCATGCAGAAAAGAAACGACGCTTTGCTCTTCGCAATTTCATCGACCTGATAGCAAGCATTCCTTTCGGCTGGCTTCCGGGACTGAAAGCATTACGACTGATGCGTCTGGTTCAGGTCATAAGAATTGCAGGAAGCGTAAACAGGTTCGCCACCTACTGCCGCCACAATTCCATACAAACAGCAAGGTTCGCATTCTTCATCCTCTTTACGCTGCTCATGATGACGGGTCCGGTGCTTATCCTTTTCTTTGAATATGACTCCGGTTCCATCAACACGGCCGAGAATGCGCTTTGGTGGACCTACTGCACGGTCACTACAATCGGATACGGCGACCTTTATCCGGTTACAACTGGAGGAAGGATCTTTACGGTGTTTGTCAGTCTGGGAGGCATCGGAATGTTCGGAATCCTGTCTACTTTACTTATCAACTATGTAATACATATTAACCATGAAAAGAATAGCAATCAAACCGAGAGAGAACTACCAAAAGAAGATAGAGAACATGGGCTTTAATTTCCATACGGACTACTGGAAAGAAAATGCCTACTATTCCTTCACCATGAAGGAAATCGAAGAAATTGAAAAAGCTACAAACATGTGTTATGCCATGTATGTAGACGCAGTGCAACACGTAATAGACTACAATCTCTTCCACAAGCTGTGCATTCCTGCAGGAATGGAGCACGACATACGCCAGTCATGGGAAAGAGACGACCTCTCTCTTTACGGACGATTTGATTTCGCAATGATTGACGGAGTGCCCAAGCTGCTGGAGTTTAATGCAGACACCCCTACCTCACTGCTCGAAGCATCCGTAGTGCAATGGCAGTGGAAGGAAGATTTGTTCAAAGACTCCGACCAGTTCAATGCCATCCACGAAAGCCTGGTACAAAGCTTCAAGGATATTCAGGACCGGTACAGAATGGAGCGTTACCATTTTGTGTGCTGCCGTGAGAATGTGGAAGACGAAGAAACCCTTCAATACCTGGTGGCAGCAGCCATGGAAGCAGGACTGAATACGGCAGAAATCGAAATGGAACAGCTCAACCTGGACGAAGGTGCGTTTTACGACCCATCCGGAGAAAGAATAAGATGCTGTTTCAAGCTTTACCCCTGGGAGTGGATGATGAACGAGAGTCAGGAAGGATGTACGGCCGACATTCTCTGGCTGGAGCCTATGTGGAAATCGCTGATGTCAAACAAGGCCATGCTCCCTATACTGAGTGAGCTTTATCCGGATTCTCCCTACATACTGAAATGCACAGACCACTTGACACCAAGCATGAAAAACTATTGCAAAAAGCCGGTGTTCAGTCGTGAAGGCGCAAATGTCACGCTGGTAAAAGACGGACAGGTTATCGAACAGACGGGTGGTGACTACGGAGAAGAAGGCTATGTATATCAGGAACTGGCGGAAATCCCTTCTTTCGACGGTAAGTATCCGGTTATCGGTTCCTGGGTGATAGGAGGGCTTTCTGCCGGTATGGGTATCCGCGAAACCTCTTCCAAAGTAACAGACAACCTGAGCGAGTTTATCCCTCATATCATTGAATAAGCCATGTCAGAACAGAAAACCATCAGTCAGGCGGTCAAAGAGGAGTTTCTGGACCTGACGCGCTGGGCCAACAACATGATCCGGCAGCTTCAGACCAACTTCGAAACACAGCATGTATGGCCGGGGGGATTCCCCGGTCCGTACATCGGGTACCGCAATACGCCGGCAGCTAAAAAAAGCACCGGACAGGCTTACCGTCGCATGTATGCCAAGGTGTTCAATGGGGCCGGAGGTGACACAAAGAAGATTTCCTTCTTCTTCAACTATTACCTGTATTTCGTGGATATGGGTGTCGGTGCCGGACAGCCCATCGAAGATGTGGAACGCAGCAAGGATGCCCGTTTCAACCAGCTTTATCAGATATGGAAGGAAGAAGGCGACCGCCAGTCACGACCTATCATTGCCATGGAGGTTCGTCACCAGCTCCGTAGACTGGAAGTGCTCGTGTCTTCCTATTATCAGGACTTCATCGAAAACAGCGTACTGGTTTCTTTCCAGGACGAGTTTAAACGAAGTGATTATAAATTCCGGATGAAATGAAAACGATAATTAGAATATTGTCGAACACGTTCTTGCTGGTAGGGATGTATTTTCTCCAGCAGATAAGAATAGAACTGGCTATCCTTCTCCTGGGTGTCTTCCTGATGTTCCAAAAAGAATCGGAATTGACTAATCTTCTGGGAGGGATTATCACAGCAGCCATGATAGTCATGCTACTTTATGATGAATTAGGGAAATTGGGAATATGGCTTTCGTTACTGGCTTTTGCTTTTATCGGATTTATAATGTTACTGGATAAAGAAATAAGAAAACCCACAAAATTTTAATTATGAAAGAATTAAAAGAAATCATCGAAGAATGGGCCACGAAGTACAAGCCCATGCTTCATACGCCCGGAGAAACCGGAAAGAACAAACGGTTTTTCCTTTTCGACAACATTGTAGCTATTCCATCGTTCATGAGCAAGCTGCCCGACTTGAAATCGCCTTGTGTGGGCTACGAATTTGCCCAGGACGGGACGATTAAAGGCGGTATGGACAAACCTGTGCACGTGATTTATTTCCTCGTTAAAACGGATAATATGAAGCCTACCGACAAGCAGCAGTCATACGAAGCCATTCAGGAAGCGAAAATGCACATGCAGAAGTTTCTTGCCTGGCTCCGTGAGCAGCAGGAGAAACGAAAGATTTTCCGGAACATAAATCTTGAAACGGAAGAGCTTCACTATTCTACCTACGGCCCTTTCCTGAACAACTGGTATGCGGTCTTCGTCGAACTGACCGATGTACAAAAAGTAGAGCTTTGCGTCGACACGAAGGACTATGTGGAGTGAAAATAAAATCCCGGGACGGTGCTTTCCGTTCCGGGATTTATTCGTTATTTTCTTACTTCATAAAGTAGTTTTACGTCTTCACCATACACTGCATTAAGCGCTTGTTTAAATGGTGCGCTCAGCTTTTCGTCAATATAAGTCGCTACGTATGCAGCCGGTACAGATAGTGTCACTTCCTCACCATTAAGCGAAACAAATTCTATCGACGACAGCCAGGTGCTAAATTCAACCGGACTTACAGAACCTTGAAGAAGTTCCATAAATGCCATCCATCGGCTTTTATCTTCTTCACTTATTGTTTTATGCTTGACGGTTTTCTTCTTCTCTTCTACCCTATTATCTTCTTTTGTTTCTTTTACTTCCGGCGTGTGCTGGATAATAAAATTCTTGAGTGAAGTCACCACATAACTTTTCGGATTGTTTACCTTATACCGGTTCATTCGGTCACGAAGTGCCAGCACTTCGGCCCGGAAATCGTTCATCAGTTCGTCAGGAAGCATATCGGTCAGCATACGCACACCTGTCTCTGTCAGTTTATATTCAGAGCGAAGCAAGTCCCAAATATCAGCGGGAAGTTTTTGCTGTCTTCGTTTACGCGACATTTCCTCCCCAAGTTCACTCAGCTTGATTTTAAATAATATCTCGTCAGGGTTTCCTCTCTTCGTTGAACCCTTATATACAGGCTCATAATCAAAAGTAAAGTCCACCTGATTTTCGCTGGCCATACGGTCGAGGTCTTCACGTATCGGGTCCATCACTTCCTTACAAAATTTACTGAATTTCGGGTATCGGTCTTTTTCGTAAGTCTTAGTAACTACCCCGTTCACCTCCACATTTTCCAATGTTATCACTCCCAGGAATTTCTTGAGCTCCACATATTCCACCGATTTCTTTGGGAAGTCTTTCCATCTGGAAAGATAAATATAAATGCTTGGTGTACGTTTGCGTTTGCAGATACGGGCTATTCGGTAAATGTGGTCAAGATAACCTTTCCCGTTACCTAAATCGCACAGTTCTTTCAATACCTTTGCATCCATACGCGCTTCCACGTAGTTCATCCTCCTTTCTTTTTCTTTCGAGCCTGAAACCGGAATCATCGGCATTTCAATCGTAGAAAACAGATGTGCGTATGTACGAATAGGTCTTCCCACTTCATCATATCTGTAAAAAGAACAGTTCATCTTCATCAGATTATCGCATGCCTCACTAAGATACATATAGTCACGAGGACTTACTCCAAGAGAGGAAGCGCTGATTCTGAATGTGAGAATCTGATTATCGTCCAGATCATCAGGGAAAAGTGACATTTGTCCGTCTGCACGTCTGTTTTTCAGAAATTCATTGAAGCGGTCTTGCATGGACTTCATGATTTCTATCATAATACTCCGCTGGTAGAGTGAAAAATCTGCACCTACCATGGCATACAGATAGGGTTGTTTAATAAACTCTACTGAGCTAAGTTCTTTAATCAGTGAGTTGCTTGATTCGGTGGTGCTTTTCTTCCGTCGCATAGGCTATCAGTTTATTTTTCGTATTTCGTAAGTATTCCCATCGGACTGGAATGTACCTACCTTCACGTATTTTTCATCCTCAATAAGAGAGAAAACAGATATTCCCAACGCATCGGCCACACTTTCCAGAAATTGTAGGTTAGTACGTGACGGACCGTTTAATTTCTTTGTCAGACTTGAATTGGAAATACCTAGTCTCTTTGCCAGTTCATCCTTGCTTATACCTGACTCTTTTAATCTTTCTTCTAAATAAATCTTCATTGGTTCGTTATTTGGCACAAATATAGATATATTTTCCAAAAACAGAAAATAAAACGACAATATTTTCCAAAAACGGAAAATATTGAATAAAAATAGTTCGGAAAGTTTGCACCTTTAATCTATATATGTTCGGAAATTTTTCCCTATATGACGGAATATTTACCCATACACACGGAAACTTAGTACATATTGACGGAAAGTTTACCCCTAAAAACGGAAAGTTTGCACCTTTATTAGTATAACTATTTGTTTTATAGCAAATTACGCTTTACTATATATCTTATATCATAATATCATTAATAAAAACAGACCGATATATTTTTTCTTTTATCCCTTATTTAAGAAACTATCGTTTCTTTATATTATAACATATAGATAATTATATAGATGCTGGAAATCATTGATTATTAGATTTTTAAAAGCGTTTAAGTGCAATGATTCCGTTAATAGGTGAAAAGATTCCGTCAGTAAGGGAAATTATTTCGTGTAAAGGTGCAAAGATTCCGAACTATATAAAGGTGCAAACTTTCCGAACTTTACAATAAAAATCCATCAAAACCGGAAACGAAACTCCGGACGTGCGTTAATTATGGTATAAACTTAAAACTAAACAACATGAATTTGTCGAAAATCATTTGCATGGCTGCAATCCTGATTATGGCGGCTTGCAGCAAGGAAAACATCGTCCGTCCGACGGATATGGAGCAGACGAGTGAGAAAACGTGCAGGGTGTCTTTCCTTCCGGTGTTTATGGAAATCGGACAGGGAGACATCAACCAGTGGAATAATTCACGTGCCGGCACGCTGGCCGAGCTGGCCACTACCCTCTCCTATTGGGATTACATGGACGGCGAGCAGATGCAGGCGGACACCGTTTCGCTTCCTTCTCCCCTTACCCTGAATATGAAGTATGGAGCGCATCATGTATACTTCCTGGCTCATAGCAGTACCGGAGGAAGTATGGAAGGCATGAAATATACTCCTGAGAAAGTAACAGAGACTTTCTGGCAGGACTTTTCGCTTCAAGTGGACGAGAATATGGCTTCGAGTCAGGAACTGCAAATGAAGCGCGTAGTAAGCCGTGCCATGATTACCGTGAAAGATGCGTTCCCTGCCTCTGTGAAATCGGTACGGATGACGGTAGGCGGTCATCTTCGCACGCTGGATGTGACTACCGGTAACGGTGACGCAGATTCCGCATCCGAATATACGATTACCTGGGAGATAGGCGAAGAGTATGCGGGCCGTAGCGGGCTTTATTTCTCCGTGTTTACTTTCACTCCTACCGAGTCGGAAGAATTTGACGTGACGCTGAAAATAGAGGCTTTGGGAGCCGACGGGAAAATGCTTTATGGTGCACAGGCTTCCGGCGTTCCGCTTCTGAGGAACCGGTGCACAAACGCCATCTGCCGTCTGTTCAGTGGAAATACGGGAATCACTTTTTCTGATCCGGACGACTGGAATCCGGCCATCGAGATAGAAATGTGACATCATTCAAAAAGCGAAGGGCAGAGAAGCGTGTGCTCCCCTGCCCTTTCGGTGTATGAATTGTGCGGAATTATTTCCCCACGATGTCTTTGTAGTATTTGTCAAGAAACTCCTGCGCGGCTACGTTCAGCAGGTCGATGACCGACACAAAGGCATCTTTCTTTTCCTTGTTACGGCCTTTGTTCATGCGTTTCTTAATATCTTCCAGCTTCTCCAGCATGTCTTCGTCCAGATAGACATTCCGCATGATGCGTCCCTCTTTTTCATCTTTTCTAATTCTTTTCCGAATGCCGTTTATTTTCCGTTCTACTGCGGGTGATTCGCTTTTCACGGATTCTTTATCGGGCGCAGCTTCTTGTTCCGGACGGATGTTTTCCTCTTCCTGGTTATTTGCTTCAACGCATGAGTTTTCAGCAGTGAAGGTAGAAGGAGATTCTTCCGTCTTTTCTTCTGCCTTTTCCTGAGTCGCAGCACTCTCCTCCCCTGCCTTCTCCGCGTTGGCGCGTGCTTCCTCAATGCCCTGCCGAGCATCAAGCATTGTTTCATTCAGGTTGAATCGTTGTTTAGCCATAATCGTGGGTTTTACTGGTTATCTAATCGTGATAGAATCTCTTTTGCCAGCTCCATGTAGTCGGCAGCTCCCGTGCAGTTTGGCGCAAAATCGAACACGTTCATGCGCTGCGCAGGCGATTCGGCCAGCTGAATATTTGTGCGGATGGTGGTATTGAACACCTTCCCAGGGAAATTCTGATTCATCTGTTCGTATGCCTGACGGTGAAGCGACAGACGCTTGTCGTAGCGTGACATGATGTAACCAAGGATTTCAAGTTTGGGATTCACCAGCTTTTTGATTTCCTCGTATTTTGCGGTAATCAGGCCCATTCCGTCCAGTGCAAATACTTCGCAGTTGATAGGAATCAGCAGGTAGTCAGAAGCCACCATTGCATTGATAGAAACCAGTCCGTAGTTCGGAGGGCAGTCAATCAGGATAAAATCATAGTGTCTTTGCAGTTCGTCCAGCATCATGCGCAGGATGTATTCGCGTCCGGTACGGCTCACCAGTTCCTGTTCGCACTGGTATAAGTTCGGGCGTGAAGGAATGAAGTCGAAGCTTTCTTCGTTTTCATTTTCACAGAACACACATTCCATGATGCTGGCATTTCCGGACATGGCTTCGTAAAGGGTTTTACCATCCTTTTCCGTAGCCAGACGGAATCCCATCATTTTCGATGCGTTACCCTGTGCGTCGGCATCTATTACCAGCACACGTTTACCAAGAGAATGTAAGGCTTTCGCCAGATTGACGGTGGTAGTGGTCTTCCCTACTCCACCCTTAAAGTTGAATGAAGAAATTGTAATTGCCATATCAAATGCTTTTGTTTTATTACACCGCAAAGATAGTCGTTTTTTTTCATTTCCGCCATAAATACAGAAATATTTTTATGCAAAAATGTAAATATTCAAATGTGCAAACACATAAAAGTATTTTTGAATAAAAATATAAAAGCATTTTTGTGTGGATACATAAAATAATAATAGTATAAATGAATAAAAGCATAGAAACATAAAAACATAAAAGTATTTTTATATAAACATACTTTTGTGTGAAAATACAAAATGGATGATAGAAAGATGTTTTAGTACAAAATCATAGAAGTATGGACGTATAAAAGAATAATTGAGTAAAAGTATAAAAACATAAAAGTATAAAAGTATAAAAGTATGAAAAAGTAAAAGTATTTACATTCAAATATTCATATATGCAAAAGAATAATAATGTTTTAATACAAATGAATGAAAATATAAAAGCATGAAATAATAAAAGAGTAAAAGTATTTTTATATAAAAGCATAAAAGCATGTTTGAATAAAAGTATTGATTATAAATCAGATAATCAATTAGTTTCAAAGTTTGCTTATGTGCGGTAAAAACATTATATTTGCAAAGAATTGAGCATGAAAATGTTCTTTGTTTTATTACACCTGGATGGGGAACAGTGGTTCTTCATCCTTTTTCTTTTTGATATTCAGAGAAAATAGGATATATTTGCATTATCATGAGAAAAATAGTAACCATGTTATTGCACACGGTGGTGTGCACTTTATTCTTTATTTTGACAGAATTAAACTTACACAAAGTCCTATTTTCCTGTGAAGGAAGATGGAAGGATAATCGCACAAAGTAATGTTGTTTGATACAATCATTATCAGTGTTATGTTTACCGCACTTCCCTGTGAAGGGAGGTGCGTTTTTTTGTCCTTCATTACCATATTAACCTTGTATATCTTTGCATCAAAACAAACGCAAGATGAAGAAACCGACCAAACGTCTGCTCTGGACGGAGGCGTACAAGCTGATGAACGCTCGCACTCCGGACGGGAAAAACAAGCCGTTCGACATACGTTTTGTGTGTAAGGACGGAACGATAAGCGAATGTTACAACGTGCAGCGTGCCGTTTCGTACAACCGAGAAAAGGGATACCGTAAACTGGTAATGCCAAACGGAGATTTCCGTTACGTGTACGACGTACTTATTCTGCAGATTAACGACACAAAGATATTGGTTAAGTAGTTATATGGCGACAAACACAAAAAATACAAACCGTAAGAAGTCGAACCCGGGAATAAAGGAGTTCAGAGGAAAAGTGACTTCACTCGTAGACCGTGGATACCAGTATATCGGCATGGCCCGCGTGTCGGAAATCCCGTCTGTATCTTCCTCGGAAATGATGAAAGGGGGAGGGGCCATCGGCGGACTTCCCATTCAGGGCACGTTTGATATTTTCGACAGCCGGCAGTCAAACCCGGTGCCGGTCAGCAATGCCGGGACACCCGGTCTGGGTTACATTCCATGGGGACCGGGCAACATGCTGCCGAATACCATCTACAAGCTGGTTGGAAGTCTGCCGTACACGGCGACCGCCATCAAATATATTATCGACCTGACCGTAGGGCTCGGGCCACAGCTCATGTACAGATGGTCACGCTACGTAAACGGTACGGTAAAGACTGAACTGATTCCCTTCAAGGATGCCGGACTACTGATTCGTAACCGCATCATGGAGATTCAGGTACAGATTGACCAGCAGAAAGCAGAAAGCGGCGAAGAGCAGGGTGGGGGAGGTACAATCACCTGGTCGCAGGCCGTGTCCGGAGAGGAGCAAAAAGATACCGCACAGGTTGGAACACCGGAATACGAGCTGAGACAGCTTCGTGAAGACTATCGCATCTGGGAAGAAACTGACAAGGAATGGGACAAGTTCTGCGAAAATAACAATCTGGAACTTCACTACCTGAAGTGCATGACAGACGACGCGCACATGGACATTTATTTCCCGACCATCGGTCTCAGCATCGGACGGAAGGACCAAGAGTGGGACCCGAAAATTGTCAAGTTAGGAAACATTCCGGCGGTGTGCTGCCGCATGGAGGAAATGGACGAACGGATGCGCATAAACTACGTGTATTATGCGGAGAAGTGGAGAAAGGATGCCACGCCAAAGCTGGAAAGAAAAGATGTGGTGGCCTATCCCACACTGATGCCGGAAAATATGCTTACGGAGCTTCGCCGTCAGGTGGAAAAGAGTAAGAACCGTCCTCCGAAGAAACGTACCACCTGGTTCTGCTGTCCCAGCTATTACCCTTCAATGCTGAAACCTTATTACCCGCAGCCAGCCTGGTGGAGTATCTTCCCGTCGATGACCTACGATTACGCCACGACATTGATTACCGACAAGGCCATGGCCCGACAAAATGCGACCATGTGGGGAAAGATGATCTTCATCAACAACGAATACCTGCGTGCGATGTTCGATGAAATGGGAGCGGATACTACCGAAGCGAAACAAGCTGTACGTGACAGTATCTATAAGAAGGTGAATGAGTTTCTTCAACGCCGCGAGAACAACGGGAAAACTATCTGTCTGGACTCGTTTGTAGGCCCTGACGGAAAGACGATGCAGCATGCGGTGGAAATTGTGGATGTGCCACAGCTGACAAATTCCAGGGATTTAAAAGAGGAGTTGTCCGAAATCTCAAGCGTGGTGTTCTTTGCCATAGGGGTTCACCCTTCTTTGATTGGAAGCACACCCGGAAATAGCGGAAGCACCGGAGGTACCTACATGCGCGAATTGCAGTTGCTCAAGCAAAACCAGCTTTCTACCCGGCAGCGCATTTATCTGCGGTTCCTGAAGAATATCTATACATTCAATAAATGGGACAAGCACGGAGAAATAGTCATCCGTCAGCAGACATTTACCACGCTCGACCGTAGTGCAACCGGCACAGAAGAGACAGAATCCACGCTATAACATACATTTTTCTTCTTCTTTTTTTGGTTTTATTCACAGAAAAAATCCCGGCAAAACGTCTGATTTGTCGGGATTTTTGTTGATTTTGGCTCAAGTGTTTATTAATGGATTTTTCAGTGGCGATACTACGCCACTTCAGTCGCGCTTAATAGATTTTTTGGTGGCGATACTACGCCACTGAACTCGCGTAACTACGATTTTTCTTCATCTTTGATTTTTGAATCTTTATTTTCCGGCTGTTTTTCATGGCTTGTGTTCCCTTGAATGGCGTTTAAAAGATTGATAATCAATCTGTGTTCAATCCGCTTTATCATCAGGAACTGGGTGCATGTCTTGGCTATCTGTGCAATGATGAAAGAAAGCATCAATATAATAGAGATGAAAAAATTGTACAACAAGTCCCTTGTTTCAGTCCCGTTAAAATATGAAAAAACAGAAAAGGCTATTTGAGCACATACGAAAATAGGGAAAATAAAGTTGATTGCTTTTAAGATTTTATCTTTCATAATCTGTTTGTATTTTTATGTATAAATGAATGTATAAAATTACTGTTCTATTTCCACACGCAGATAGGGCATTCCGCCTGGTAGCATTGGCCATATCTCCGCGTCTGGTGTAAGCATCCGCATCTGTTTCGAAGCGAGTCCAAGCAGGCAAAGCTTTTCTACTTCTGTATGGAATCCTGTCCATAATTCTCCATCTTTTGCGCAAGCAGCTTGCAGGAAAGAAGCTCCGCCACCTTTATCTTTAAAGAATCCGTCAGGTAATTGCAACAACATTTCTCTGATTTCCTGCCGGTGCTTTTCGATACGTTCCGTATGGAATCCTACATTTACATTGGTATTCTGAATAGAACGCACAAAAAAATGAAGTCCTTCTTTCTTACATTCTTCGTATTCTTCGTGGCTGTAAAACATGCAGTCGGCGAAAATTCGGTCCACGTTTTCAGTATTCAGTTCGGTCATGGCTCTGTGATTTTAATGTCGTTTAAGTCGGATATATATATTTTGATGGTCTCAATAAGTAGTGCCCTCTCTTTACCATCCTTGTCTAACTTTCTGTAACGTGTGTCTATGGATATGATGTTTGAATGTGGAAAAGATTTTTTTATTTTATCTTTTATCAGAGAAAAGTTATTTTCGGTAGCGGAAAGTGTATGTTCACCTATCCATTCAGAATAAGTAAGATCAAATCCTTTTTCTTTCAGAACATTCAACTGGTTTTTATCGCAAACTCCCATAAATAAGTTTCCTCTTAAAGAAACATCTATTCCACCTTTTTGCAATATAATATCCTCTACATTGTCCGTTCCTTCATTTCTCCACCATCGCTCGATTGCGCTACGTATAAGCTTAAACCGTTCCCTTACATCTTCGTTTGACACTTTCATTCCAAGTTGTTTTCTTAGTTCCCTGTTTTCCTGGTTGAGTGAGCGTATTTCTTTGGTGTATTCATTTTCCTTTTTGTTAAAATATCCATCATATCCAAGTTGATTCAGAATTTCTACTGCTTTCCGTTCAAACAATGACATGCTATTCTGTTTTGTACCTTCTGTAAGACTGCCGTTATTTAATAGATAAAGCATTAGGGAGAAATTCTCGTTCATTTCTTTTAGAGAAGATATAAGCTTATTGTAAAGCTTCCCATCCGGATCAAGAACCGGAGTCTTATCATCGTTTGTTTCAAAGTTTATTTTTCTTTCTTCCATGGTTTATTCGTTTTAAATGTTTTCGGCCAGCAAGTCTGCTATGCCATCAAGTCTTATCAATTCGCTTTCCTCGCATGAATTTATGCAAAGAATAATGAGTCTGTTTATCTTTACTTTTCTATTCATTACTACATCCAGTTTTGTTTTTCCTCGATTTGCATCGTTTAAATACAAATGCTCATTTACCGCTTCTTTCAGCTCTTCCGATGGGTCCTGTTCCGAAGATTTGGCAAACTGAATCATCAGTTTTATAGCTTCTTCTTCACTTTCGTCCAATTCACGTTTTTCTATGTAGCCATAAGTCCCGCTTTCGTCCAGTACAAAAGATTCCAGGTCGGCGTATTCGTCACAGTCGTATTCTGACTGCACTACGTTTACAATATCCAGTGCTTCCTGTGCCATATCCCTTTCGCCTGAATCAATATATCTGTCACATTCATGAACGAAAACGTCTCGTATATATACAAGCTGGTCCTCGGTAAATTCTTTTTTCATGGTTTATTTGTTTATCTTATAACAGCTCTGTAATTCACTTGTAAATATAGAAAATTCTTTTTTACCAGGCTCTCCTTTCTTGTTCAGTTTTACGACCACCACACGCGGATTCCCGAGGTAATGAATCACCTTTTGCTGGAACCGGTTTACCACCTTAAATGACTCACCAGTTACGTTGTTTGTCAGGATGTCTCCCGTGTGAATGATGTTCCCGTTACAGTCTACAAGGAATTTATCGAGATATTCCTGTTCTTTCTGCTTGATTCTTTTCTCGTATGGTTGCGAGATCCTGTTCATTTCGTTATGTATCTCCAGGAGTTTCATTCTGTATGGAGCGAGCTCGGTTTCCATTTCTTGCTTTATGGAAAGGACATCTTCTTCCAGTCTTTTTGCACCTTCTGATTTTGATTCCATAATCTTATTCCGGTAGTGGGTTATCAAATATTTCTTTCAGTTTATTCATTGATTCCTTAATACGTTTTTCAAGGTTTTCCGTGTAGTGGTCATCATTTATCGGATTGGTAATAAATGTTGTTACTACTCCGTTACCATTTATATCAATAGGAAGAGGGAAAAACGCAACAGTATCTACTGTCGTTCCCGGGATTAAATTGACGGTAATGCTCACGCCTTTAATGTTTTTCACCATCGTAAACCAGACGCTATGATTCTTACACGTTGCGAGGTCCTTTATCAGTCCTTTCTCTTCCAGCGGCTTCAGGTATTTCGTAATGTATAAATCGGTGTTTACTGATTTTCTGTTTAGCTCATCATTAAGGGATTTATTTGCAGCCATCAGTCTTTGATAAATAAACCTCCGTTCTGGTGATCTGAATGTTTCCTCTGCTGACACATCGGACTTGAAAAATGTAATATGGTCTTCATCCGTCTCTGTTTCGATAATGACTTTCATTGAGTTTTCGCGTGAGGGTTCATTCAGTCTGAACATGATGCGGCATCTGCATGGAATAACCCGCAAGTCTGTGATAATTCCTTTCTCTTCCAGCGGTTTCAGGTATTCAGACACATATTTTTCTATTGAGTAATCGTTTGCGGTCATAGGCTTATTTCTATTTGATAAATTGTTCTTTTATATACTTTATTCCTTGAAGGATATATTGTTCAATTGTCTCTTTGTAATTCGGGTCATTCTTCGGGTTTAGAAGTCCGGCCCTGTACAATGGCCTGTATTTGCAAAATCCAGTAGTGGGATAAAAGAATACGCAGTCTTCATTTTTACCTGGTTTTAAATGCGCGGATATTTCTTTCCCATTTATGTTTTCTACCAGCGTAAACCAAATATCTCTCTCACAGTCTTCATGAACGTCCTTTATAAGACCTTTTTCTTTTAGCGATTTTAAGTATTTGGTGATATATTCATTTCCTTCCTCAAGAACAACTCGATTGCTCTTTTCATCATACTGCTTCACCCATTTCATTTCACCTTCTAACCGTTCTTTAGCATCTGTAATGAAATAGAGTATATTTTTTAGTTCATCGTATGAAATCTGGTAACTAATCGCAGAAAAGAACAAAGTAAACTTGATTGTGTTTGAGTTGTCTTTTTTGTTTATTTCTGCTTTTATTGGAAGTCCTTTTATTAGTTCCTTCAATTGGAAACGTATCCTATTCAGATTAGGGTAAATTCGTATTCTGTATATGGTTCCTTTCTCTTCCAGAGGTTTCAGGTATTCAGACACATATTTTTCTATTGAGTAATCGTTTGCGGTCATGGTAAATATGTTATTTCAGTAGTTTTTTAATCTTTGCTACGAGTTTTGACCAGGCTTTTTGACAGATTTTGGAAATTCCTTTTTGATTTATTTTTTCGTCATAATCGCCTGTATTAATATTTCTGATAGACTCTCTGTACTGAGGATAGTCAAGCATGTTAAGCAGACGGTTATCGCTGGATATAAATTTCTGTTTGTCCCACATTTCATGCAAGACTTCTTCACTGAATACTCCTTCCCAAAGTAATATATCTTTCAGTGCATCAATGTTTATTTCCTTGACTCCGTACTGGAAACATTTATACTGGAGGTAATTGGTATACATTACGGCGATGGCCGGACGGTCTATAAGTGTACTTATTATAAGTGCTGAAGGATAATCTATCTTGTAAGTAAAATTTTCAGCGACAAGATTTATCATGAAAGAAGTGTAATCAGACTGTGAAGACAGTTCTTTATGTGCATTCAGGAAATTACCAATAATTTCATGATTCATTTTGAAAATGGAAAGTAGTCTCCTTTGTGTATCATTTATTTCTATCTTTGATTTCCCATCCAGCTCCTCACACCATTTCTGAATAGCGTCAGGACCGAGGTCTTTCTGATGTTTAAATTTCATAGCAATGTTGTTTTGGGGATTTATTTCTGTTTTTCGGTTTCTTGGTAATCACTCCATTCTCTTATCTCTGCATTGCAGCAGGGGCACAAAACATATAGCAATGTTTTTTCTATTCTTGTAAATGGGAACTTCCCATCACTTCTGGATTGCACGTCCCTTTTATCGAAAGTAAACTCGCATCCGCAGAACTGGCAGGTCGCTATTTTCTTATCGTATTTCCCTTCTTTGATAATTTCAATCATATTGTTACAGGTTACGACAGTACCAAATACATGGCTGCCAAAAACAGATAATATAATTTGGTTTTACTCATGGCTGATTGCCTTTACATATTGTTCCAGAATTGATTTCACTTTTCGGATGGATTCTGTTTCCAGGTGTATGACTGGGTGTGCATATTCTTCAAATCCATCTTCGTTCGTATATAGAATATACAGCATATCTTCTGTAAATTCCACGCCTTTAAATCTGACTTCATCGCCATCTGCCAGGAAAAATATTTCATCCTCTAAATCCAACTCGTCGATAATCTCATAACTTTCTATTCCGAAATCGTCCATGTCATCATATTCACAGACGGGAGCCAGAAGCAGATAAATTTCTCCGTAGAGTTTGAATCGCTCCAGCATTTCTTCGGGTGTAATTTCTATTTCCATGGTTACTTAGTTTTGATTAATATCTTATTCCTCCACTTTTACAAAGATTACATCGGTTTTGTCCTCCCTACTAGCATCACAACATCCTATAAGGGCGTTGCATTGGCTGTAAAATTCACATATATCATCAAGAAAACATCCTTCGCATATTGTTCCCTCTGCTTTTACGCATTTCAGTTTCACAAGCCCACACTGAAATGTTTCTCCGACTTTAAATTCTTTCTTCGCCATAATTAATCTTCGTCTTTAGGGAACAAGCTCTCAATATCGTTGGTATAAAAGCTCAGTATATCTTCAAAATGATCAATGTAAATACCTGTTCTTTCTGCTAAACAATTAGGGAATCGTTCAGTATCTATTTCCAATATTTTATCAAAAACAGTCGTGCAATTAGAATATTCTATCCATACCGCAAGACCATGGCCCATTTGCCATTCATATTGATCAATCAGTTCTGTGAGTAATTTTAATTTCTTGAAATCCATATCTATTTATCGTTTTTGATTGTTTGTTTTATTTTATCTATCAGCAGGTAGATAAGCATAAACTTGACAAAACTCATGTCATAATCCATGTCCGTAAATTGGCATAGGCCCCATACTAAAAGTCCACATAGTATTACCACGAAAGCGGCTATAGATGATTCTTTCATAATTAATACCGGAATTTACCGAATTGAATTACTGCCATTGGATTGCTGAAATCATAACCCCGGAAGCACTCTTTCCAGTCGTCTACCGACAGGCCATCGTTGGCCGCAAGTTCTTTCAGTTCCGGATATTTACCGTCGATGTCGAAAAAATTGAAAGAGGCACATCCGTCGCGATCCAGCTGGAAGGTAAGTTTCTGAATACCTGTTCCTGATTCCGCAGTCAGACAGCCTATTGTTATTTGCCTGCTGAAATACGGACGGCCTTCCCACTGACGGACGGAGATAACCGCTTCACCTTGCTGCACCTCGTGTATGCGTTTTTCCCAAAGAGGAAAGTTGGCCCGGATAGTGTGTCGTTTTTCTCCGGAAAGGAATTTCTCACGGAATCCGGTAGGGTTTCCCGACCGGGGATGTTTGGTCGGGAAAGATTGCGAAAGCATGAGCACGTAAGTCTTTTTCATAACTTTTTTAGATTTCATGTTCATCGTTTTATTACATTTTACCTACCGCAAAAATAACAATTTTAAACCGAAATCGCATTAAAATTATTTCTAAATTTCATAAAACCTCCGATTTTTTGTTTTTTGTCCTTCAAACTACCGAATCAGACCGCTAACTTTGAGGAAAAACACAAAGACTATGTTAGTAACGAAAACCGAAGAAATCAGGGCATACGTGCCCACCAGCGTGTACAGCGGCGACCAGTCACTTCTCACAATAATGGAAGAGACAGAAGAGAATATTCTTGTGCCGATACTTGGGCGGAAACTCTACGAAAAGGTATGCGAAGAATACGATAAGGACATGGAAGAGTATGGCGGAGTGACGGCGGCCTACGTGGAAAAAGAAAACCTTACACCCGAAATCCGTCTGATACGTGCCTGTCAGCTTCCGGTGGTCTACTTGTCGCTGGCCAACAGCACCGGCATTCTCACGGTGAGTCTTAACGACGGAGGTGGACTGAACCAGGTGTACACCGACGGGTACGACAAGGCCGACGAGAAATCCGTGAGCCGGTTTGAACGCGATGCGTATTTTAAGGGCCGTCGCGGAGTGGACCGTCTGCTGGTATTCCTGGAAGAGGATGCGTGCAGTCAGGCTCCCGTGTTTGCCGATTTGTGGCGCGAAAGCCGGTATTTCTATCTGCATGGAGACTTGCTTTTTACTACCGCTATCGAGATGAACCGTTTTCTGGACATCAACGAAAGCCGGGAGAAGTTCATCGCCATGTTGCCTGACATACGCTATTGCCAGAGCGCTTACATAGAGCCAGAGATAGGGGAGGAGCTGACCGATGCGCTGGTGAAATGGTGCACTCGCTCGCTAAAGTCCGACCTTTTCACGGGAGAAGACAAGGATGCCATAAATGCGGTTTGGCAGAAGGCGGTGGACTATCTTCGCATGGCGCTGGCACTCTACATCGAGTCGCGCCGTCCGGAGAAACAGCGCAAGTACAGCGAAAACGAGGCCGCTTACTCCATGACAAAGGCCCGCAAATTCATTTCCAACCATCAGGATTCTTTCGGAGAGTTTATAAAGGATTCTCCGCTGTATGTGCCGCCGATCACTGAAACAACCGGACCGGACAAGCAGCCCATATTCGATTACGACAACCAGGACAACGCCATCTTCGTCATGCGTCCGCAAGCCTTTACCCGGCACTGATTTTTTGTCCTTCATTCCCAGTTGTCATATACCTAACTTTGGAGTATAAAGAAACGACAAATGGATACGACAAACTACCAGATACATCTTCCGGCCCTTCCCGACAGCTGGAACCGGCTGTCGACCGAAGAGCTGGAAAAGGTGAACAGACTTTACAAGCGTAAGGAGGCTATGGCTGCGGCAGGCGACGAGGAACGTGCCGACCGCCTTTTCAAGCTGAAGTGCTTCATGCTTTTTCTCGGACTGAAAATCGTGCGGCGCACCGTGACCGATGAAAATGGTGAAACGGTTTTTCTTTTCCGGCGCAAAGGGATTCGCCACCTGTTTGAGCGCATTCCCATGCGGGCATGGCAGGTTGCACAGTGGATAGACCAGAAGCTCAGTTTCCTGGACAATCCTTTTGCACGCACAGTCACTCCCTACGGAATTATCCGCCTTCGTATGGGGACCCTTCGTGTGAAAGCACCAAAAGATGTGATGTCCGATGTCAGCTTTGCGCAGTACCAGTCCGCACAGAACCTGCTTATCATGTACTGGGATGCACAGAAGGTTCTACAGACGCTTGTAAGGCGAAAATCGACCCATGCCGCCATCCGGATGCAGTTGCGCCGCATGAAGCAGGCACGCTGCCGGTTTCTGGCCACGCTGTTCAACGAATCGGTGCGCGAGACGGGAGAGATACGCGAAGGACGCTACCTGCGCAAGTGTAAGCGCCGCGTGTGGTCGTTCAACTCCGGGCAGATACAGAAAAACGCCCGCTGGTTTAGCATGGTAGAAGCCCGCATGTTCCCCGTCATGGTGCAGTATTTCCAGAGTGTGCAGGAAGCCTACGCACGCATGTATCCGGAGCTGTTCACGCCTAACGGAAAAAAGAACGGACGGCAGAACCCTATCAAGATAGAGGTGGAAATGATTAACAACATCATGAAGTATCAGGGATTCAGTGACTACGACGCAGTGTACGACAGCGAGGCGGTCCGCATCCTTGGAATTATGAATGCCATGGCCAAGGAAGCCAAGGAAATTGAGAAAATGAATCAGAAATACAGAAAAGGGAAATGATAACCGATTACCAGAGTAACGCATACCGAATTTCTTACCAGGGCGTGTCCATGATAGAAAATGCACTGGAAAACCCCAACCTGATTCAGGTGGGGGTGGTTCCGGGATGTACTATTATGGTGGCTCCGCAGAAAAGCTACGGCATAGATTATCTGCCCAACGGAGAATACCGAAGCTGGACGCTGACGGGATACAACACCCGTCTGAGCCGCAAGGAGGCACACTACATCTATGCCCGTCTGGAACGTGATTCTGACGATGCCATGGTGCTTTTTTCCGTGAACGACTATGCTACTGACGGAAGCATCGGCGGAGAGAATCCCAGCGAAGATTTCTATTACATACGTATCGGAAGCATTACCGCCACCGACAGTCTGGAAGCTGCCACACTCGACCGTGAAATTACACTGGACTACGGTAAGCTTTCTACTCCTGAAGGTAATGACCAGGATGCAGCCGGATGGAAGGAACTGTTCGAACTGACCGCAGAAGGATTGATCCGTCCGCTGAAACGTTTCACTTCCTTTATTGTGCAGGGCACGCTTTCCATTATCGGGAAACTGGTTATCAACGACAAGCAGATTACGGATGTGGCACGCCAGGGAGATGAGGGAGATTTCCTTCAAAGCGACGAATCCGTGCCCACAACCAAGTTGCTTACTGGAAAATATTTAGACCTTCTCAGACAATACCTTATCAATAAAGACCGTGAAGACTCCACAAAATTCTTGCTTACGATGATGGCAGGAATTGTGGTGGGAGAGAAAGGTTTTGCCGAAGGTTTAACCGGTTTTGGCGCAAAGATAGATAAAAAAGGATACGGAGAAATGCGCGGACTTCGCCTGTGGGAATTTCTGGAGGTTCCTGAACTCCGGTACAACCGTGTAGAGATTTTCCTGGGGATTAAATGGCGTGTACCTGGTGCTGGAATTATTCTGTCATGCACACCTGATACGGATTCGGAAGGTAATCAGCTTACAACTGGAACTTGTACACTAAAGCTGGAAGATGGAGAGTTTGGTGCGGTATCTAAGGATGACATTGCACTTGGTATCTTCCATTTTGGCGATGAAAGGGATGCTACCGAGGATTCTGACGACAGCAAAGGTAACTTCAAATTTTCCGGATTTGCAACCACCTATTTTCGCGTGACGGAGGTGTCGGGAGATAATAATGAGACATTCCGTTATGCGCTTCGTCCTGGATATACTATTCATCCACAGCCGCAGATGAACTTTTCATGTTACGGGAACTTTACTGATGAAGCAAGACAAAGCTCCGCATACGAAACACGAACATATACCCGACTTCTCTGGAAACAGAACGACTGGGAATTTACGGTTGGGAATATTGCCATGCAGTATGGCGACCTGACGAATTTGAACATATTCGGGCTGAACATGTCTGGTTACTCCATGTACCTTAATTCTGTGTATTTCACTGGCACAATAAATCAAGTAAGACCAGATGGAACGCCGGTTCTTGTGGCAAATGACAGAGGTCAATGGGAAAGTGGTACAAAATATGAATTTTATGACCGTGTAAGCCATGATGGTATATTGTGGCTATGCGTAGCAGAAGACGGGACAGATACAGAACCATCCAAGGAAAATGCTGATTGGCTTCTACAAGTAGATAAGGGTGAAGATGGAGCTGGGTTAACTTATATTGGAAGGTGGAACTCAAAATTGGTAGTTCCCAAAATGGGTTCAGTAACAATGAATGGAAGCACTTTTGCTGCAAAAGTAGCTACCACTAATCCTCCGTTATGGTGTTGGACAGATAATCAAGGGAATAGATTCATATTCTCTGATGGAGGGTATGTAATGACTGGCGAAGAAAACACTTCAGAGTATGATATGATCGCCAGTAAAGGAGAAGATGGTGTTTCCATAGAAGAGATCTATACGCGTACTACTGTTAATTCTACTCCGTCTACTCCAACCTCCCCACAAATAGATGATTATATACCTTCAGGGTGGACACGTACACAGTCAGGAATATCTTCTTCTTATCCTTACGAATGGGTATCAAAACGAAGGAAATCTTCCGATGGAGTATGGGGTTTGTTTTCTACGCCCGTCGTGTGTGCACAGCTCGGTGAAAAGGGAGTAGACGGGCTTCAAGGATGCGCAATACGTGATTCTGAATGGGCTTTGAATACCGAATATAGGAATGATAGTGATGTAACAGATGGTAGTCTTCCTGTTCGTTATATAGACGTGGTGCTTGTAAGAAATAACGCCATGGAAACAGGTTGGGACGCATACCAGTGTTTGAAAACGCATGTATCGAGCAGCAGCATTACATACGCTAATACGCAATATTGGAAAAAGTTTGGAGCGAATGTAGGTTCTATTTTTACATCACTGATTATATCAAAGAATGCAAAAATACAGTTGTTTCAGGGAAACGACCTGCTTATACAGAAAGATAACGGTACGGTTACTGCAGGTATGACAGGAAGCAATTCAGGTAGCCTTGTGCGTATTTTTGCCGGAAGCACTTACGAGAATCGTGCTTCTGCTCCCTTCCGTGTGACAGAATCTGGTGAGATGTATGCTACAAAAGCACACATACAAGGTGAAGTCGTAGCTACGAGCGGGTCTTTTTCCGGTGAGTTGAAAGGAGCTACAGGAACTTTTACCGGTTCTCTTACTGCAGGAGATGCAAATGGTGAAAGGATTATAATAGATTCTGGAGCTAAATCAATAGGATTGATTAGTGGTAATTTACTATTGTCTTATTGGGAGTTTTTTAATCATAACGGATTTAAGTCTTGTAAATTAACATTGTTGGACAACGATTATGAGAATGTTACTATATATCCTCATGAGATAGGTATTTCAAGAGTTGATTTATCAGCAAAATTAACCCCTTCTTCACTTACAATATCTTCCGGTTCCATTAGAACAGAAATTGGTTCCAATAGAATATATATGAGTGATGGAAGTAATTCATATATAGGATTTACAGGTACCGCAGAATATGTGCCTCCAAATGGGTATTCAAAAACTCTTTATTTCAGAAACGGAATTTGTTATAAAATATCATAATCATGAAACTGAATTTTAAAGAATTACACGTTTTCAACGGTCTTTCACGCGTCACGGAAGCAGTGGAAGATGTAAGAGAAATGTTTGCCGATGCTATCTACGCATCGGGCAGGGGAGTTGCTTCGCTTGAATTGTGCCGTAAGATATACAATTCAGATGGTGAAGAAGAATATGACGAAAAAGAAGTGGAACTGATTAAGGAATATTCCAGGTTCGGGAACCCACGTTTTATTGATGCTATTGACAACATGATTGAAAAAGCAAGAAAAAATGATACTACAAGCAAGTAACGGATGTCTTCTTACTCAGAGTGAGGAAGTTCCAATTAGTGAAAGACGTTTTGAAAAATCAATGATTGTTTCATCCATGGAAGAAGCGGCATTGTGGAAAGAAATACCAGAATCAGAAAAAGATTCTATGATTGAAGAAGGGAATCTGTTCTATCCGGATAATCTGGATTATAATTTTCTTAACAAGCTCGTATCTTTATTGGGAAAAGTATCATCAGATATTAATAACATTAGCCTTACAAACAATCAGGCATTGGAACTAAAGCGTTTATATCCAAGTTTTAATGAGGTAATCGGCACAGAAGCTCCTTCTGGTTTTAAGTTTAATTTTGATGATGTGCTTCTTGAAGTAGTGACTCCACATACATTATCAGAGGATAATATGCCAGATCAGAATCCTATGCTTCTTTCACTTTCTCCTGATGAATCTGAAAAAGTAATTTATTACAGACCGGTTCTTCCGGATAATAAGGAAACTGTTTAATGAATATTATATAACAAAACACAAACGATTAAAACATGTAATTATGGCAGATAAAAAATTATCAGACGTTACATCCGTTGAAGATTTTGATTATTTTCTTGGTGTAAAGAGTAATGGGGATGTACAAAAGATGTCAAAAGATTCCATGAAAAAAGTAATTTCTGAATTAATGTCATCATTTTTACAAATAGATTCTCCTAAAAATTTTATAGTTTCAAATCCGAGCAATATGGAAACTGGAATAATCAGTATAGGAGATGCATCTAGGGAAATATCAAAATCAGAGAAATTGAATGAGCCTTCAGAAGATATTCCTTTCATAAGAGGAATGGACTCTAACGGGAATCCTATATATATTGGTACAGAACAGTTTTCATCAGTTCTGGCGGAACTTATTGGAACGGCTACTTTAAAAAATGATGGATTAATGTCAAAATCAGGTTTCCTGAGTGCCATTGGATTAAATTTGGAAGGTGATGTCAATAACGTAAATAACGGAGTTTATAAATTTGACTCACAACAGGACAATATGCCCGTGAATTATGGCATATTAGTGGCATTTTCTTGCGACGGATGGATTCGTATGCAATTATGTGCAGGTGGAGATAATGGATTAGCATATATAAGAATGCATTATAATAGTTGGACATCATGGAAACAAATTTAAAATGAAAAGCTGTCTGAGTCAGATAGATCAAGAAAATACAGATAGCTATTTTCGCATAAAAGCTGGAGAAGGTACAAATCCTGCATATATTTTTGTAACTGTATTGGGTATTAAATAGCCGTAGTATAACATGCGTTATATGGCAATGCTCTTCCATTCATTCCACTTCCCGTCAACATGATTGTAAGATCTAACCATTAAAGAATAGCCACCATAGGACATTGACTCCTGAATGCATGAATCGCCACATTGAATCGAGAAAAATGGGCCAGCTTGTGGCGTATTAGAATAAGTCGTATATGTGCCCACTTCATTAATATCGTGATAATTACCTTTTTCGAGAAACCCAACTCCCATCAGTCCCGCCAGAACTTGTAAAAAGCCTCTTTACGAGGCTTTTTACAATCCTTTTAATTGTCTTACAAACGAATTGTCGTCAATCTTTGCATATATCATCGTAGTCTTTATTTGCCTATGACCGATTACTTGCTGTATTGTAGTTATAGGAACATTTCTATTAATCAATCTGCTTGCGCAAGTATGTCTTGCAACGTGAGCGGTTACATGCTTGTTAAGTCCACTTCCTTTAAGAGCGGAAGATAACCTTGAATTGAATCTGCAATTGCTCCCCACATAAAAAAACTCTGAAAGCCGATTCTGATACTGATTATATATTTGCTCACCTCTTCCATCAAACAGAGCAAAAAGAGGTATTCTGACATGTGTATTTGTTTTTACGGAATTATATTCAAGCCAAATCCGATCATCTTCCAACTTGAAGTTCTTTTCGTTGAGAGAAGCAAAATCACTTATCCTAGTTCCAGAATAGCTCATGAATAAGAATTGATTGATAGTTAGCTTTTTATTTTCTGATAACGTCCCAGATGCTACATAATTCTCAATCTTACGTATGTCATCATCACTTAACGACTTCAGTTTATAAGTATTGTTCAGGTCTTTTGGATCATGGTAAAAAGCGAATGCATCCGATGGAACCTTATTCCCATACAATTTACGTGCGATATTATAATATGTCTTAACAACATGCATTTCCTTGCATACGGTTGAATATTTAAGTCCGGAATTAATTAAAAATCCCATGAATCCGCGGAAGAAATCCTCTGTCAATGATATGACAGGACAAGAACCTTTGAATTTTTTTATAGTCTTCAAAACATTTGCATGTATTTCTATAGTCCGAGGTTTTAACCCTCTTTCATTCATGGATTTTTCCCACATTGCATACCAGTCTGCAGAAGCTCCACGTTTTGAATATATGTCATGCAATTTAGACAATGTAATTTCTCCAGAATAAGTTAGTTCAATCTCTTCCAGGTTATACACAAGTTTTCTGATTAGCAGGTTAAGATTAGCGGCATTTGGACTTTTAGAAATAAGTCCGGATTCTTCACTCCATTCGTCATTAAACACTCTGACATTAGTATCTAGTTCTATTACAGAACCATACTGTGAACATTTCACAAAAATAGCTAGCATTCCTCCGTGTACACGATGTGTTACAAGCTCATACTTAATTTTATTCATAATGATTATTATTAGATGCACTATAAATATATTAAAAATTAAGCATAAACAAAATGTCAATCATAATAAAAAGCTATATTTGCAGCTATAATTCTTAATGAATTATTAGATGCATAAAGGGGGATATTTCCAAGAGAGGTATATTCCCCTTTTTATTGTTTTAAAGTGCAAATAAGCATTCAATTATCAAAAAAACATACCCGTTTTATTCGGAAATAAATATTTTTTGTAATTTAGCGGCGTGATAGGGAAAACAGGGATTCCCTTCTTCGATGAGAGTTTTATCAACACAGAAAGGAGACAAGCGATTGTCTCCTTTTTTGTTTTTGTCCTCCGAGAAACCGTCGTTTTTTTTGTCCTTCATTCTCCAATGTGCTCTTCGTAACTTTGTACTGCAACAAAAACCAAATGTTTAACTAAAAACGACGACAAAATGAAAAAGATGATTTTATTGTTTGCAATGCTGATCTCTGCAGTGACCGTTTTCGCACAGGAAGCTGTAACCTCTGAACCTTCTACTGCAGGATTCGTAATCGACCTGGGCACGTTTACCGGAATCGTAGCACTTATTTCGGCTATCGTGACGCAGATTCTGAAAGTTATTCCTGCCATTTCAGGAAGCAAGCTCGCAAAAATCGGTGTGAGCGTGGCGGTAGGTATGGTGGTGTGCGTGCTGGCATGGGCACTTCAGCTTACTCCTCTGCTCGAAGGATACCAATGGTGGGGAACGCTTATTTACGGACTGGCTGCCGGCCTTAGCGGATGCGGTTTCTACGATGTGGTAAAAGCTATTGCCGCTCTTTTTGAAAAAAATACGCATGAAATGGAATAACGGTAAATCGGAAGGAGACACGGAATGGACGCAGAAATGGTGACGGCCATAAGCGCAGCTGTAGTTTCTGTGGGTACCTTGATTTTTACTCAGTACAACAAAATGACGCAGAAGTATCGTGACAAGATGAACGACATGAAGTTGGAACGGTATAAGCAGGAAACCGAACGTCTTAGCTTCAAGCGAAGCGAGAACACGGCAAAGGTATTCGGCGAACTGTGGAAGGTGCTCTACGAGACAAAGGCCGACAGGGTGTACATCGTACAGCCGCACCCGCTGGGTAACTCAGCCTTCCTTTCCATCTATTTCGAAGTGAAACGCAAGGGGGTGTCGGGCATGAAGGACAACGTGCAGCGGCTCCCTATGAGCGAAATGGCAGTATTCAGCAGAGGACTGGCCGAAAACCTTTTTCTCTGCTATACGGATATAGACTCTCAAGTGAAGGACAAGATGGCCAAATCCCTGTTTATAACCAATGGCTGTCGCGCCGTAGCCATAAAGAGGCTGAACAGCGCTTCCGACTGGGTAGGAAACATCTTCTGCGAGTTTACCGACGAAATGGAGGTAAGTGAGGAACAAACCCACAAGGTGCTGCACGATGCAGCGGTGAACATACAGTTCATTCTTCCGGAATACCGGGAGAATCCCTATAAATAGAGTTACAAACCAAAAACACAACACAAACAATGGACGAAATCAGTTTTAAGAAGGGAGCTGAAGGCTATGTGGCCGAATATACTTCCGAAGGACGTACAATGGTGCAGATTCAGGGTGTGAAAAGCGGAAGGCTTTCAATCTCCCAGTTTATTGACTCCATGGAACCCGTCGCAATGGATACGGTGAATTTCACAAATTCAGTAATTGAAATCAATGTACCTGCCGGCATGAAGGTACGGCTTCTGAGCGATGTGGAGGTGAAAAAAGTCAAGGCATTGGTCATCAAGGATACCGCAGCAGCCGGTGGTGGCGGAGGAGGTGAAAGCTATGTGCTCCCGAAAGCCAGCGACTCTGCTTTGGGAGGAATCCAGACCGGATTTTCAGAAAGCGGAAAGAACTATGCTGTAAGAGTAGACGGAGCAGGTAAAGCGTATGTCACGGTAAACTGGACCGATACAACTTATACAAAAGCCACATCAGGAACACTAGGTTTGGTAAAACAGGGTGCCCATGTAACAGATGCTACAGGTTCGGAAGATGCACATACCGTACTGAACAAGCTGATTGACGAGCTTGAAAAGGCCGGGGTTCTGGCTTCTGCATAACCACAGTCACAACACACAAACTAAACTAGACACGACATGAGAATCTGGGTTGATAACGGTCATGGTGCAGACACCAAAGGGAAGCAGTCGCCCGACGGACGGTTGCGTGAATATGCCTATGCACGCGACATTGCACGCCGCGTGGTGGATGCGCTAAAGAAGAAAGGGCTCGACGCGCAGCTGCTCGTTCCGGAAGAGGAAGACATTTCGCTTCAGGAACGGTGCGCACGCGCCAACCGGGTGAAAGACAGCATTCTGGTATCCGTCCATTGTAACGCTGCCGGAAGCGGCACGCAGTGGATGGCCGCACGCGGATGGGAGGCATGGACCAGCGTAGGTCAGACCAAGGCCGACAAACTGGCCGAATGTCTGTATCAGAGTGCGGAGCAGGTGCTGAAAGGCATGAAGATTCGCAAGGACACCGCCGACGGAGACAGCGACAAGGAAAGCGGTTTCTATATTCTGAAGCACACCGTATGCCCGGCTGTGCTGACTGAAAACCTTTTCCAGGACAATCGCGAAGATGTGGACTTCCTTCTGTCGGATGAAGGCCGCCAGAAGATTGTCACGCTGCATGTGCAGGGAATCTGTAAATACCTGGGCGTATGAAACAGCTTCCGTGGATACTGGTAGGCTTGCTGTCGGCCGCGCTCCTCTTTTCGCTTTTCTTCCGTGGATGCGCGTCGCCGCAGTCTGGGCAGGGTGATACCGTATGGCTTCCCGTCAGGGTAGATACGATACGCGACACGGCAGTTGCTCCTCCTGTGTCAGAGCGTCCCGCAGGGACAGACACCGCACGCCTTCCGGTATATCGTCCGCAGAAACCGTCCGGGCCAGCTTCCATCCCGGACAGCATAGCGGACACGGTTACGGTTGTTTCTGATTCGCTTTCTACAGGAACAGACAGCGTAGACGTGATTATTCCTCTCACAGAGAAGGAATACCGCACGGACGACTACCGGATAGTCATTTCAGGGTACCGCCCGCAGCTGGTGTCGGCAGAGTTTTACCGACACACACAGACGGGGGTGGTAAATGCACCGGCACCGGGAAAAAAGAGGTGGGGGATAGGACTGAGCGCCGGATACGGGATAGGAATTTCCGGAAAGATGGAGCCTGTTCTGGCATTCACCATTACTTACAACCTGCTGCAATGGTAGCGGCAGGTTGTTTCTTTAAACACAAGAGAAAAACACAGGGCAGACGTGCCCGATAAACAAAGAAACGATGAGCAAGAGTGAGATTTTTAACACCATCCTCCGCATGGTATCGGAGGAAACGGAGATACCGTCCGCACAGATTCTTTCCGGAAGGAAGGACACAGAGACGGTAGATGCACGCTATCTGTTGGTGCATTTCCTTTTTCAGAGCGGATTGAATCCGTCGTATATTGCTGCACGAATCGGAAAGACGGAGCGTGCCGTCAACCAGATTCATACCAATTTCGACCAGCGTCTCAGCACACAGAAAATATTCAGAATAAGTTGCGAAAGAATCAGGAAGAGGTTAGGAAATAACTCATTCCCAGAGTAATGCTTCGTCCGTACCTTTGTCATGTCGGGAAATAGTTCACGGCACAACACAAACAAAAAACAGTATGACAATCAAAGGTATGGATGGCCAGAGTTACAACGTAACCGGCCAGGGACAAGGTAATTTCAACACTGTGGGTGCAGCAGCAGGCATCGCATCATTTTTGGGTATCAACGGTGGTAACATCCTGGGTCGCAATGGCTGGGGATGGAACGCAGAAGGCGTATGCTCAGACAACATGCCCGTAAGCCGTTATGAGTTGAACATGGTTGAACAACTGAACGCAAAGGATTCAGAAATCGCTTTGCTGAAGGCAGACAAGTACACTGACCAGAAGATCGTGGAAGCCTATAAGGACTTGCAGGGTCAGATCAAGGAACTTTCAGTGGAAGTTCGCTCCAACAAGGACGCTCAGACCGCTGTCAACATGCAACAGGCCGTTTACAACGGTACCAACACCGCTACTCTGCAGTGCATGCAGAACAGCATCGCCGCATTGCAGGCTATCACCAAGACATACATTCCGTCAAGCAACGTATGTCAGGATGGATGCTGCGGATGTCCGTCTGCCCAGTAACCCCAAACTGGCCCCGGGGGAGGACCGTCCGGTCTTCCCCTTCCTTTTGATTTTCAAGCACTGTAGAAAAAACTCAAACACGCAGCACAATGACAAACGCACAGATTCTGACCGCTGTCATCCTGAAATGGGGTGAGCCGGTCATTCCGGTTATGATGGGCAATACGCTCAACGGTATTTCTGCCGGTATGCTTCCGGTGGAGAAGTTATTCAAGTCAATCGGACTCGCAGGCCCCGGATGGCAGATTTCCAATGAAATCAATTCGCTGGCATCTTTAGGAGGGACAAAAATGATCCGTCCGTTCCTCGAAAAATTTGTGTCCCGCATTCCGGACGACATGATCCCGGAACTGGCTCACGGATACGTTGACTCTGCCATCCAGCAGGGAAAGCTTTCCATAATCGACGGATTTTTCACCTTCGACCGCAATGACCTGGTGGAACTGAAGAAATACCTGGACTGCAACCTTCCGTATCAGAAACCCGAGGAATATGTGGTGAAGGTTCCGCAGGCACAGCCGTCGCACCCACAACCGCAGCCTGCACCAAAGAATGAAACACGAGAAAAAGAAGAAAAATAAGTGCCGAACACAGGCGGCCTGGTGTCCTGTAAAAGATATATAACACAAACACAACACAACTATGATTCAGTCAATTACTTTGTCTGGAGTTCCGACAGCTACCGCTCAGCCACTGACGGTAAACATCACTAAGAAACTGCGTCAGGCTTATTGCGTGAACAACGGCGTTCAACCTACTGCTACCGTCGTATTCAGTGTAGCAAGCGTCACAAACAACAACACGCAGAACATTGCGCTTATCAACGCAGCTGTAACTCTGACCTACACTCCGAAAAACGGATGTGCAGCAAAGACTATTCAGTGGACCGAACAGTTTACAGTAACCTTCATCGGTGCGGCAAATACAGCCCCTACCAGTGTGGTAGCTACAGCTTTAGTTCCGCAGGTATTCTCTTACAATGAGAACGGTTGCGGTTGCTCTGCTTGCGGCGCACTGATTGCAGTCCCGGTCACGATTACTGCTACCTTTCCCGCTTAACGAAGTTCAGGCAGCCGCGTTTAGCGCTTTCAGTCTGGCATCTGCCGATGAACCCGTAAAAAAGCGAAGGAAAAGGAAAAATGTTTGAGTGGCTTCCCGTCCGCGAGGGCGGGAAGTTTTGAAGAAACTAATTTAAAAATATCGAGATATGGATAGAGAACAAATGATCTCCCGTTACGAGGAGCTGTATGATAAGATGAAGGACAGCAAGGACGTGAAGAATATGAAAATATTCGGCGAAGCTGCTACCTATTATTTCAAGGAAATGGCAAAGATGCATCCGGAAATGGCTATGAGCTGGCTGAGCCACCTCGAAGCAATGTGCTGGGATAATTTTTTGTCGGAAACAGAGGCCGTGAATATCGGTAAGACCATGGTCAACGAAGATGGGTTGAAAGGATTCCACTGGGGGCATGACACTTTCGTGGCTGCCGTGAAACAACTCGGAGGAGTTCCCGAAGAAAAACCTTCGTACAACTCGTATGCACTTTGTGTCACAGCCAACATGATTTACAGCGACATGGCATACAGCATCGCTGAAGACATGGGATACAAGACACCTGCCGAAGTGCCGAACGAAAAGATGGCCCTTTCATGCTACAAGAAAGCTGTGTCCTACCTGAAAGACAAGGACAAGAACTTTCAGGTGCGCCGTTACTTCAAGAAGCGCATGTACGGAGAGCCGGCAGCCATGTAACAGCCGCATAGAAGAAAAGCTGGATCTCCTTATCCGGATGGTAGCTCAACTTGACGGGATAAGAGGATTTGGCTCTAATGTGCTGGCAAATGTGGTGGGCGATATAATTATGAGAAAAAGATGATGTAGCTTGTCTTTCCACCCTATATGAATGAAAATGCAGCCGGGTTTTGTCGTTTCTTCCCCGGCTGCATTGTTTTTTTATTATCAGTATGTACCGTTAACTGTAAACTCAAAATTGTAGTCATTTTTCTTTCCTTCAATCTCTATAGGGAAAAGTATTTGTACTTTTTTACCTATCCAAATTTTATTGTCAATATCATTCTGCATTTCTTTCTTACTCTTGTAGAAACATGGAATGATTGATTTTTGTTTCCATTCAGAAGGAACATAAACGCCAAACCCCTGACTGAAATATACATTAGACGTAGGGACTATAATATCGTTTAGCTTTCCGTTTTTGGGTATGCTTATGCTTCCCTGACTTTTATCTTTGTCTATGTATTTTACTCCTTTGTGCATAATCCGGCTTATATTACCTGTATAGTCCATAAAGGTTACATCATCCCAATTTATTTTCAGTGTTTTTTCTGAAACATTTTTCAGCTCAAATTCAAACTGAGTGGTAGAGTACCACCACACAATGTCAATATATTTATCTGTGTATCTGTATTTGTTTACAATCTGAGCCTTTTTATTTTTTGAAGGGACTTCATCAGAAATCTTTACTATTTCCGAATTACCAAATGGATCTTTTGAGTCTGAAGGGCTTTCAACAGAAGAAAGACCTAAATCGTAAACAGCCATATATGTACTTCCGCAAGAAGTAAACAAGCACATAATTAAAATTAAAGTCAATGTAAAAAATAAGTTTTTTTTCATAATTATAAGTAGTTTGTTTATTGCAAAAATATTGATTTGGTTGTGTTTGAGTTTCACAATTTCTGATTAAATGAAAAAAGTGCTGAAAAACGGTGTAAAATATAAAATGTGAGACAATTTTAATTAGATTCCCTTTTAAAAAAGTAGTCTTATCCGATATATATAAAGCTGTTTTTTTGTCCTTCTTATTTTTGTGTATGTTACTTATTTTTGCTAAAAACAAATATCATGGAACAGAGAGAATTATTATTTAATGAGGAAGGCAAATCATTTGTATCAGAAACAAAAGTAAACTCAGACTATAATCTTCATATCGAAATGGAGAGTGGAGGAACATTGGAGATTTATCAAAGGGGAAGTGATGAAGGAAAGTATAGGCGTTCATATATTGAACTAAAGTGGGGGGATGTAATAGATGCAGATTTTTGTCATGCAGTCTATCCTAAGTATATTAAAATTGTCGTATCGAGTAAAGTCACAAAAGCAACCATAAGGGAGGCAGGATCATGAAACCTATTAAGCTAAATACGTTTAAGCTTTTGACGTATAGATTCTGTGAGATTAAGAAGAAAAAGCATATATCTCCTCCTGAAGAAAAATACCTCGTACTTGACAGAGGTAAACTCGACGTAAACAAATTAAAATAATATACCATGGCAGATATACAGAAATTAAATAAAACTTTTTCTCGTGAACAGGTTTTGCAATCGGCAGAAATGAACACTATAACGAAGAAGATAGACGAACTCGTTGATGGAGTCAATTCTTCTTTGAAACAAATTCCTGAAGGATATGTAACAGAAGAAACCCTTGCGCAGAAAGGGTACGCTACCTCTCAGGATTTAAGCAATGCTATAGGAGATATAAACACGGTACTTGATGAAGTAAACGGGGAGGTGATATAATGGGAACGACAGCAGACAAACTTAATAAGTTAAAAGAAAGCAAAGCCGCAATAAAGGCAGCCATTGAAGCAAAGGGTGTAGAAAATGTAGGAGAAATCCTTTCCGAATACCCGGCTAAAATAGCAGCCATTCCGACAGGGGATGAATACGCCCTTGAATCGCAAATGCTGATACTGCCGGTACGTTCAACCACTATTACCGCGAGTGACGGCAAGACGGCAGCAGTGGCCACCAATGACCACATCAAGATAGTGGACGCGGATTTGGAACATTACACCGTCAAGGAATGGAACGAGCGCAGCGTGGCCAACGGCTTCGACAACGAACTCATTGCTCCTCCGGTAGGCTTCTCTTTGGAGTGCAACGGGATAAGAACGATATTGTATTGGCCGTGGCAGGGAGAATATTACGCCACGTCCGGCAGTGCAAGCAATGCTTCAAACGGAATGCAACATTCAGTCTATGAGTACGACCAGATGACCGGAGCTAGGGAAGGGACGGATTATCACGGCACGGCAGATGAAAGCCTTGGCACGCACGCCGCAGGAAGCCACTTCGCGGCGGACTGGAGCGTGTCCGTGACCGAAGACGACAAACTGGAACTCTATTGCGGCAATACCAAGCAACGCTGGGTAATGGAAAAGAATTGCGGCAATGCCAACGCCATGATGGGAGACAATTACGCCGAACGCCTTGAAGCCATGTATGTACAGAATGAATGGCTTCGCCACAGATTTGCCATTTGTAGCGGCATAGCATCTTCTGAAGCAGAAGGCACAATAACCGATGTGGAAATCCTAAATTCATCAGGCGTACAGGCTCAGGTAGGTGAAGATATGTTTTTCTTCGTAAACGGCCAGAACACAGGTTTGAAAGCAATGTACAATACAAATAATAAGTATTCAGTAAACAGCGCATATTATTTCAAACCTGAATACGCTGAATGGCTGTACGAACAGCAGAAAACAAACGGTGTAAACATGAACGACACCGGAGTAAACTCCGTCGAACGACCTCTTCTTTCTCCGGGCGCAAAAGGAGCGGAAGCCATAACCGTTGACGGTTATTGGTATATCATTACCCCATACATAAGCAGACCGGGAAATTCTGGTACAAATTACGACTGGAATATGGCAGATTCTCACGCGGTGTACTACATTAAGTCCCTTGGAAAATACATGGTAGGAGAAAAAGAATTATACCCATACTGGACCAATAAAAGCATAATTTCAGGATTGATAAACTATCTTAACAGTTATGAAAAATGGGGCATACCTGGCGTCCTGGGCGGCAACGTCTGGAGCTGTGTCCGCAGCAGTGGCAGCTACGCCTGGTATGTGGGCATGGGCGTTGGCAACTTGAACAGCAACGGCACGAGCAACACCTATAGTGTGGTGCCGGCCTCCGCTTTTTGATTTATCTCAGCCGTGCGGAGCACGGCTCATCAACTTTTGCATTAAAACATATTAACATTTAATACGCGACAATAGAAATGAACAGATCCGGGAGGAAACATTTGGATGCACCGATTATTCATGATGTGATACGCCTGAATAATTGTCTCATAGAAATCAACAGTAAAGCTTATAAGGTTATAAGCAGAACATATATAGATCCCATGCTGAAACAAGGCGCATTACTCTTCATCTACGCTATGCGCCAGGTCCGCGGAATGGATTATTATAAAAGAGCTACAGAACTGACATACGAGTTGCAGTTCGGGATATACCTGATAGTGGCTCTTGGAGGATGCAGCAAAGAGAAAGCGTCTGTAATAGACGTTTTGTGCGATAATATCCTATCTTCGCTTGCGAGGATAAAGAATGTCAGATCCGAAAAGTCTTGAACTATGTCGGCAGAACTGTTTAATGATAAAGGTCCCTGTGCTTGCGGTGAGCAAGCTATTTCGATTAACAGGGCAGAAGTCCTGGGCGGCAACGTCTGGAGCTGTGTCCGCAACAATGGCAACAACGCCTGGTATGTGAACATGGGCAATGGCAACTTGAACAACAACAACACGAACAACACCTATAGTGTGGTGCCGGCCTCCGATTTATCAGAAAAAGTGCCCGCCTGGATAGCTGCCGAAAGCGACTGTTACAAAAACAAGCACGCATCACTCGAAGCGGCATCGTTTCATTTCAACCTGTCGCGTATTTATGAATTGATAAACAGAATAGACAACGGTTACCAGCCACAGACAAGCATCTGCTTTGTCCTCGACTATCCCGTATATAGAGAAGTGTTTGCGGCCAACTACACCGACCGCATAGTGCACCACTACGTTGCCCCGATGCTCGGCGAGATATGCGAGAAAGTCCATGAAGCCAATGGTGATGTAAGCCACGGCAACCGTATCGGACATTCCGCATCTACAGCCATCGAGCAGATACAGCGGAACATCCGTGATGTAACGGACGGCTACACAAAGAAAGCCTTCGTAGCCACAATGGATATATCAGGCTTCTTCATGTCGATAGACAAGGAAACCGCATACCGCATCTTGCGGAAATACGCCGATATGTACTACGATAAGCCTGATAAAGAAGAAAAACTCTCCCTGCTTCACACCCTGATACAGCACAATCCGGCCACAGACTGCGAGCGACGCTCCGATATAAAAATGTGGGATAAAGTTCCGCCCAACAAAAGCCTTTTCGGACTTCCACCCGACAAAGGACTCCCGATAGGAAATTTCTATTCCCAACTCCTCGCAAACCTCGTCATGACAGAAGCCGATGCGAAAATGATAAAAACCGGAGTGAGATACACACGGTTTGTAGATGATATATGCGTGGTGGCAGAAACAGCAGCCGAAATAATCCATGCCCGGAAAGTATTCATCAAAGTAGCCGAGCGGTTGAAACTCAAAGTCCATCCCGATAAATTCTACATACAGCCGGCCTCACACGGAGTAAAGTTCTGCGGAAAGGTAGTAAAGCTGAACCGCATCTACATATCCAACCGCATAGTACATGCCCTCCATACAGCGATAGAAGAATACAGCCGGATGCCGTCGTACGATAACGCAGTACACGCCATGCAAAGCATAAACAGCTATTTCGGGCTGATGAAAGGAACAGCGTCCTTCAATATCAAAAAGCGTATAGCAAAGAAAGCTCTGGAAAAATTCTCCGAATGGCTGTATTTCCGCAACAAGAACGGCCGGTTCATCTGTGTGCTGAAAAGCAAGTACAAACCTAACAAGACATCATATCTAAACCAGAACGACTATGCTTCCATATTCAGACCACCGGAAAGGTACTATCCGAAAAGGAGGCTCCCCCTACAGCTCCGCGAACCTGCATATCTGCGAGCATAACGGACAACTGATAGCAACATTTAAAACCATAGACAACATGAAGTACGCAAAAATCGAAAATGACCAGCTACTCGTCAAAGAAGTAGAAAAAGGACAGGAAGTAGGCGGCAAGCTTACAGAAGAAGAAATCATAGCACAAGGCTACAAGCCATACTGCGAGACAGAGAAACCCGAAGGAGCAGACTTCTTCACTAATCGCGAATACGAAACCTGCATAGTCCAGGAATGGGGAACGATAACCGAAGAACCCGGCATAAGCCGCGAAGCACTGTTGTTCTTTATCGAGAATACAGACAGCAACTCCGTTATCACACTCACACTTCCGGCAAAAGACTATGCCTCAATCATCGAGGACGAAGAAATCCAGTCGGCACTGAAAAACAAACCATCAATCTCAATCGTGACATTATGATAAAATTTACAGAAAAAGAGATTTACAGTACAGAAGGTCTGTACATAAATCGTATCGGAACAAACATCTATTTCAAGCGTGCCAACCGCCTTCCTTCCGACATGGAGGAAATGTTTAAAGAAGTAAGCGAGCTGCCCACCGACAAACTGGGAGCCGCAAAAGCCGCGAAGATATTCGAGATAGACGGCTACGACACTAGCGACGCGGTAAACAGCTTCACTCTCGACGGCGAATCCGTTTGGCTCGACAAGAACACCCGCGTAGGACTGATGAACTCCACCCAGATACAGAAGACAGCCTCGATGCTCACCACTACACTCTGGTTCGGAGGTAAAAGCTACACCATCGAGTGCGACACGGCCACACAGATGCTCTCCGCCCTTGAACTGTACGCCCTGCAGTGTTACAACGTAACGGCACAACACAAGGCGAATGTGGAAGCCCTGCAAAGCGTGGAAGAAGTGGAAGCCTACGACCACACAACCGGATATCCTGAAAAACTTAATCTGAACACAAAATGATACTCATAATCTTATCAATGGCCGTCATCCTCACATACGTGGGGGTGATGGTTTACAAAACAAAGGAGATACCTTACTCCATAAGCGACACATACTATTCGCTGGAGCATAAGCTGTGGTTCGGCTTCACCATGACCGCAACCGCCCTCCTCCTCATGCCCGCCCTCCTCTCTGCTACCCCCGAAAGTTATCAGTTCACCGCATTTTTGATGTGCGGAGCGTTGCTGTTCGTGGGTGCGGCACCCAATTTCAAAGCCGGAATGGACAGACCAGTACATATTGCGGCTACCGTCATAGCGGCACTGAACAGTCAGATATGGATAGCACTTACCTGTCCGTGTCTGCTGCTTGTGTGGATTGCGTGGGCATTATATGTCGGTGTACGCTTGAAACAAGTCTGGAATGGGAATTTATGGTACAGCTTCGTGTTGTGCAAACCGCTGTTCTGGGCGGAGGTGATAGCGTTCGGGATGGTGTATGCGGAAGTGATGGTTAATGGATTATTGTAATATACGTACATTCTTCCCTTTCGCCACTTACCACCCCCTCCACAATAGCCTGTAGGGCCTGTCAAAACAAATGCAGCAAACCACTTGAGAGGTTTGCTGCATATCGCTCGAGAGGTTTGCTGCAAACCACTTTAGAGGTTGCTGGCGAATAGTTTTAAAACGGTGTCCGTTGAACTAACGGAAACCGTTTTTTTGTCCTTCATTTCCACATTTTGGGTGCCTAACTTTGAGGAAAACAAACACAAAGACATGGCAAATAGTTTAGGTACCAGACTGGCTAGAATCGACGTGCTTATCGGAGGTGCGGATCAGGCTCGCAAGAAAATCGAGGAGATGCGCAAGGAATGGGAAGAACTTGACAAGGTAATCCAGGAGGCGCAGCGGAATATGGAAATGTCCGTTGATACGGTAAATTATGACAAGAATAAAAAGATATATGAGGATGCTTTAAAGAAGCAGAAACAACTTCAGAAGTCAATCACTGAATCTGAACGAAATGTTAATACTGTACAGAAATACCTTACAGATATTTCCGGACAGACTCTGCGTAATTTGAATAACGCCCAAAGAGGATTGAGGGATATGTTGCTTGGTGTTAATCCGAAAGACCTTAAAACGCTCAATACAGTTCGCGATTACATCAAACAGATAGCCGATGAAGCACAGCGCCGGAAAGGGAACCTTGTAGAGTTTTCCGACATCATCGGAGATATTGGCAATGTGAGCGACAAGTCGCTTGGCATGGCCAAACAGCGCTTACAGGAACTTATATCATCTACTCGCCTAAACACGCAGGAAATTCAGAAATACCGTGAACAGCTTGCTCAGGTTGAAGCGGAAGAAACTCGTCGTGTCTCACAGCGTGCTCAAACCACACTAGGACAAGTCCAGACCGGCACATTCGATGGCACAATAGCCCAGACAAAAGAAGCCATCAAGTTGCTTGAACAATACAAGCAGCAGCTAAAGACAAGCGACATAAAGGGAGTAAAGGAGGTAGAATCGGCCATCAATTCACTTAATGAGAAGCTGAAACAATCATCTGCCGAATTTTCTTCTTTGGATGAAGCGCTTGATAAAGCTGAAACGGTTGGTCAAGGTACGTTCGACGGTACATACGAAGACCTTGAGAAGCTGAAAAAATCGCTAGAAGAGTATAAAAAGAAGCTTGAAGTAAGCGATACAAAAGGCTTGAAAAAAATTGAAGATGCGCTGAGCACGATTGAGAAAAAACAGAAAAATTCTGTGTTAAGTGCAGAAGAACTTAACAAAGTGATTCTTACACTTAAAACAGCTCCACTGGAAGATTTGCAAAAGGCTGCGGCACAGCTTCAGGAAGAACTTTCGAAAACCGAACGTGACGCAGAGAAGTATGTCGAAACTTCAATGAATCTGCGCCGGGTAAACGAGCAGATTAATGAAGTGAAAAGAAGCTGGAAGGAACACGATAACCAGATTGTAGCTACCATCAAGCGTTTGACAAGTTATGTGCTGGTATATGCCGGATTCAATGAGGTGGTAGGACGTATCAAGCAGTTGTATCAGGCTAACTTGCAGCTGAGCGACAGTCTGGCCGACATCGAGAAGACCACCGGGCTTTCCACTGAGTCAGTAGCCGAGCTGAGCCGTGAAATTGACAGTATCGACACCCGTACCGCACAGCAGGAACTTCACGACCTGGCATACGAAGCCGGTAAGTTAGGAATTTCTGCCAAAGAAGATGTGTTGGGATTCGTGAAGGCAGGTAATCAGTTGCTTGTGGCATTGGGAGAAGATTTGGGAGGAGCCGAAGCGGTACGTCAGCTGATGAAGGTAAATGCCATTCTGGGTGAGACACAGAAGCTCGGAGTGGAAAAAGCCTTGCTCGCTACCGGTTCTGCTATCAACGAAATATCCCAGACCAGCCGTGCTTCTGCCGGTCCGATTGTCGATGTGGTAAACCGTATCGGAGCTATCGGAGAAGCGGCAGGACTTTCCATGTCCGACCTGATTGCGCTGGCCGGCACACTCGACGCGCTTGGTCAGCACGCCGAAATGGGTGGTACGGCTTTGAACACCTTTATCTCTACACTTACCAGTAACACCACCGAGGTGGCGCAGGCTGTGGGACTGAGCGATGATTACTTGAAAAACCTGATTGAACAGGGTAAAACCATTCAGGCCGTAATCGCTGTATTCGAGAAAATGAATGCTATGGGCGGACTGGATGTGCTGGCTCCGATTATGAAAGACCTCGGTAGCGATGGCGAGCGTATCAAGCAGGTGCTCGTTACCCTTTCTTCCGGCGTAGACGAACTGAAGGCACAGGTATTTACTTCTTCCCGTGCGTTTAAGGAAGCTACCAGCGTGACGGATGAATACAACATCAAGAATGAAAACGCCATGGCCATCATGCAGCGTATGGGTAACGCCATCAAGGAATCGTTTATCAACAGCGGATTTGTGGAATGGCTCACGGATGTGCTTCGCTATATTTCGAGCATTCCCAACCGGTTTGAACGCGGAGAAAAGTCTATCCGACTGATGGCAGTAACAGTTCAGGCTTTGGTAGGAGTAATGATAGCCACGTCTTCTGCTGTGCAGAAAGCAAGTGCAAACATTGTGCTGTTTACGAAAATGGTAAAAGCAGGAACAGCATCTGTGAATATATTCAAAATAGCCTGGCAGTGGCTTTCAAAGGCTATGATGTCAAATCCATTAGGATGGGTTGTATTAGGATTTACTGCGCTTACATCTGCCATTACTTATTTCAAGAAATCAGTAGACGAGGCAACAAAGGCACAGTCGGAATTTGAAGCAGCCATACAGAAGGAAACATTTGAACTTTCCAATCTGAAATATGCGATTGACAAGGCAAATGTATCGAACGGAGAGCGTGCGGCACTGATTAAGCAGCTGAATGACAAGTATGGTGCCTACCTTGGATTTATGGTCACTGAAAACAACTATGCCGAGAAGCAGGAATACATTTACAGCCTGATTAATGCCCGTCTTCGTGAAACGCTTGCGCTGAAGATGCGCGACAAGATGATGGAAAACATTGCCGACAAATATACCGACCAGATTCAGGAACTTCAGTCGAAGATTATTGCTTCGCTGAACAAAATGCAGAATGTGGGAGAAACCAACGCCGGCGATGCCATGGCCCTCATCATGGACGGGATGAATAAAGTAGTAGAAGAAGGAGGTAATCTGTACGACGCGCTGGATGGCTTTATGGAGAAATACAACAAGAACATAAAGCAGCTCCCATTCAGTTCCGACGCTTTGAAACTGATGAACATCCTGAAAAACATCCGTAAGGAAGCAGGACAGACTCAGACTTTCCTTGAAAGTACGCAGCGTGCTGCCGAGAGCAAGACCGAAGAACTTATGCTGCAAGACCTCCGTAAGTCCAACCAGGGCATTCTTTCTTCTTCAGACATACCGGAACTGAATACCTATTTGCAGCAGGCGACTACCTACGTGCAACGTCTGCGTTCAGATGTTGAATATTTGAATGCAAAACGTGAGAAAGGAAAGAAATTGACTGAGCTTGAAACTGCAGAACTTGAAAGGCTGAATGAAAGGAAAGAAAAAGGGATAATGCTGAATAAGCTCGAGGAATCCAGACTGGAAGAATTGAACGATAAGCGTAGGAAGGGAGAGAATCTTACCGATTCAGAACTGAAGGAACTGAAAGAGAAGAACCGCCTGTTAGGTGTATATCAGTACAACATAGATCAGGTGGAAAAACGTATTAAGGCCATCGGACTGGAGTCTGTATGGGGACAGGGAGTATCGCTGGAAACAGCCGGAGTAGACAAGCTGGTAGCTACCTACAAAAAGCTGGAGGCCATGATGAAGAGCATTAATGAGGACAAGGACTATGCAGACACCTTCGCTGCCCGTGGATTCAAGTCGGCCAAGGAAGAATACGAGGCGCTGAAAAAGATGGAGCAGGATGTGGCCAAGGTGCTTGCTGAGAAATGGGGACGCGACACAAGCGGTAACTGGCTCAAAGTACGTAAGTCAGGCACACGTGGTGAGCAGAAGGAAATGAATGATGAAATCAGTGCGGCTATGTCTGCGCTCGAAGCTTACTTCCTCCGCCGTCAGCAGGCTATCCGTCAGGCATATCTCGATGAACAGATAACTACTGAGGAGATGAACCGCCAGATTGACGCGACCGAGGAAGAGCATCTGCTGGCACGTGTGGAACTTCGTAAAAAGCTGTTGGGCGAGGAGAACACCTTCAATCAGAATTTATACGGGATGGAAGGTAAGAACCTGGAATCTACTGCTGCATTGATTAAGAAGCTGGGCGAACGTCAGACCGACGGCTTACGTAAGAACCTTGAAAAAGACCTGCTCGAAGTACAGAACATGGCAGTGAAATACCGTCAGACTATCGAGAAGGAGCTGCTTAAATACAACCCCTTTGAAAGCCTTGTCAACCAGTTTGAGGAGTCACTTGACAAGCTTCGTCTGCTGAATACCGATGCGGAGAAAGAGTTCCGTATGAGTTTAGGATTTAGCGGGGTAATTGACGAGAGTGCAGTGAAGGAAAGAATTAATGCCCTTGTTTCTCTGTCGGAAGATGCTTACAGCATGAACGAAGATCAGTTACGGACTTATCTTAGCAACATTGACGCGGTATGGGCCGAAAGCATGAGCCCGGAGCAGATGTCGCTTATGCTGAAAAAGCTGCGTGATTTCTATCAGGATTCCAAGGCCGCTGCCGAGAAGTATGCAAAGGACATCAAGGAAATGATAGACGTTCAGTGGGAAACCAGCGGAAACCAGAAACTTTGGGAAGACCGTATAAAAGGTACGGACGAACGAACTGAACTTATGGGTGCTGCAGGTAATCTTGGACTGGCATCCACACAAAGTTCCTTCCTTGGTACTTCCGAAACGGATAATGCAGAGCTCGAAGCCTTGCGAATACGCCTGGAAGCTGCACGCCAGTATTATGAAGAGTTCTATGCCCGTAAAGAAGAACTGATACAGCAGGCTATTGCTTCTGGTGCTACCCAGCAGGAGGCAGAGGAGTCTTACCGAATGGCCGAAAAGGAAGCACTCGATGAACTAAATGCAGCAAGAGAAGAACAGGCATCAAAAGAGCTTGAAATCACGGAGAGCAAACTAAGCACCCTAAAGAACTACACCGATGCAGTAGTAGATTTTAGCGAACAGATGGGAGAAGCTGCATTTGCCGAAGTGGATGACCGTAAGCAAGCTGCAAAAATGTTGCTCCAAACAGCGATGAAACTCACCAAAGACTTGATTATGCAAAAAATAACCGAGTTGTTGATGAAGAAGACTCTTGGAGACCAGGAAGTAGCACAGGAAGCGGCTACAAGTGCTACTGTTACAGCTATTCATGGGTCACAGGCCATTACGGATCTGACAGTACAGGGAGCCAAAACCACGGCAGATGTTTCGACAGGTACGGCTTCCGGAGCTGCAAAGATAATCGGAGAACTAGGCTGGTGGGGTATTCCGCTGATTGCGGTTATCAGCGCTGCACTTTCCGCACTGATGGGACTGGCCATGGGTAAGCTCAACAAATCCAAGCAAGAAGTGGCGGCTGCCACCGGAGTAAGCAGCAGCAAGGGCCGTGTAGCAGCCGGAATGCTTACCTACGCAGAGGGTGACTATCCGGTACTTGGGAACGACGGACATATATACAACGCACGCTACCAGAAGGAACTGAAGACGGGCGTGTACGGCGGAGGTGCGCATTTCGGTATTTTCTCTGAAAAGAAGCCTGAAATGATTGTGGACGGCGATACTACACAGAAGCTTATTCTGAACTATCCGCACATCTACGACAGCATTCTCACCATTGCGCGGCACGGGCAGCTTAAATCGGCAGCCATGCCGACATTTGCCAGCGGAAGCTATCCTTCCATGCCGGCACAGATTACCCAGGTTGCATCCGGAGCTACGGACATGACCATGCAGAACGAGCAGATGACACAAATGCTCGGAAGTGTGGCCGAAGCGCTTTCCACACTGAACGAGCGTCTGAGCAAGCCGATTAGCGCTACCGTAGACCCATACGGTAGCAAGGGTGCGGTAAACCAGTTGAACAAAGCCAGCAATTTTATGACTAAACGCGGACTGATAAAATAACGACACGATGAAAGGACTACAGATAAAGATTAACAGCCAGTGGGTAAAGCTGTCGGAAGATTTTTCCATTACACTGGAGCAGTCGAACCCGCTTTTCAATGACCAGGGAACATTCTCGTTCCCTTTCGAAATTCCGCTGGAACCAAACCGCGAAATTTTCAAGAACATAGCCGATCCGTGGGGAGACATTAACCTGAAGGACATTGACCGTATGCCCGCAGAGCTTTGGGTGGACGGCGTGATGATATACCGTGGTGTGATAGAAACGGACGATGAAGTGGAGTTCGAAGATACACTTCCCGTCACATTCATTTCCGGTAACAGTGATTTCATGGACCGTATAGAAGGAATGAATGCAAGGGATATTCCGCTCGACAGGGAGATAAAGCTGGGGTATAGAGTAAAATCAGCTTCCACACAATATTCTTATATGGATGATAATTTATTTATAACCATATACCTTAACGATGGAGTAATGAACTACACCGAGAGCAACGAATCGGACCCTTATCCTATAAAGCCATATTGCAATGTAAGGGTATGTACGCCAAACGATGCAGGAAGCTATAATATATTGGAGCCCAGAAGACCGTACAGCGGTGTATGCTTCTACGTAATGTATCTTCTTGATTGTTTCTTCAAATATCTGAATATCGGTGTACAAAAAAACGATTTGTCCACAATGGAAGACATGTGCCGTCTGGCATTTTTCAGCACGCAGTGTCATACGGAAGAAAAGGGAGATTCTTTTTCTGTATCATGGACAGATATTATGATGAATAATTTTATGGGTTCATCATTTTCTCTTCATTATGACTTAAAGTATAATGTAATTCCAGGTGCTAATTCATACAGAAAAATTGCAACATTCCTTACCCAAAATTTTTCTTATAGCGCGGTGAATGTTTTTGCTACCAATCAGAATTTCCCGGATGTAGAAATGGAAGATTTGATTGAAGACCTGCAAAACGCTTTTGGCGTTCGGTTCTTGTACGACAGTGCAAAAAATACGATGGATGTCATATATATAAAAGACATTCTGAAATCGAATGAAATATCCATTCTTGATGTGGAAATAGTGGCAATGCAGTTGAAAAAATCAAAAGAAAAGACCATACGCCTCACATACGGTCAGGAAGATGATACCACATTCAATTACGATGATTATTCTAATGTGAAGGAAAAGAATAATTATTTGGAAATTCTTCAACAAGGTCAGGCTTCCAATGACACCACATGCTATCAGGATAAACTTACTGGGAACTCCTATCGTATAAAAGTGGACGAGAATACTGGAGGAAATCCTTCGTTGTTTGAGGTTGGCGGATTTCGTGATTATTTAATCGGAGGCACATCGACGGAAGAAGAGGAAGATGAAATATCTATTAACTTTGCTCCGGTGATGATAAATGATGTAAACGGTCAGACAGTAGTTTCAGAGGCTATGTCTGGTAAAGAAGGTCAGCAGATTCTGGCTGTATTTGCCGATCAGGAACTTCTGTCGGAAAGAAATGCAAGTTTCAGTCTTATTCCCGGGATATTGGGGGTAGCACCTTCTCGCATGATGAGATACAAGCATGAGATAACGCTGAGTTATCTTTCCGATGAAAACTATGACACTGAATCGGCAGAAGAATCACCCATGCGTACTTACGATGCCGGATATTGCCTTGGAATCATGCGCGGTCCAGGTAGCAAATCTGGGATAGAATATAGTCCTAATTACGACGGTGAAGGGAACGATTCGTGGGTACAGACGGTAGCCAACAGTGCTTTCACAGCCGACAGCTGCGATAACTTTGGCCGGTTCTTTGATTACAACGGCACGGAGCAAGGTGGAGTAGACCAGTCCGGACGATTCTCGCTCAAGCTGGTGTCCGGGAAAGACAAGTATCCCGCTTCTCAGGCATACCAGGACCGTGGGCTGGTGTCAAAATTCCTTTCGGAGTATCTTTACTTCCTTTACAACCGGAAGACCGTGATACTGACAGTAAGAATGACCATATCGCAGATTGCAGGACTGGATATGCTCAAGCGCTACCAGATAGGTAACTATGTGGGATTCATCAATAAGTTATCCTACAGCATTGACCGTAGCGGGATTACGGAGGTGACAATCGAACTATATACCATTTAATGAAGAAAAAAACATGGCAATACAGGTATTACAGCAGCCGCCACAGATAGCATTTGCAGGCGACCCCATAGTGGTTAAGGCAAAAACCACGCTGAGCGGAAAAACTTTTCTCCGCATAAAGATTACGGTCAATGCCACCGCATTTGCCGGATCTGAAGAGTTTCCTTATTCAGAAAGTTACTCCTTTGAGGTAGGATCTGACGGGATAGCCGTTTTCAATATTGGAGAAACCATAAAAACTACGCTGTCACGAAAGATGACGTTTGATGTGAACGGCACGCAGGCCCTTTCACAGATGATATACGCCGCACGATACACCATTACTTACAAAGAATCTTATCTGGACGGGATGGTAGAGATAGAAGAAGGTGAAACCACTTCCGAGCAGTACAATGCCATACCCGGAAGGCTCACGGAGTTTGAACGCCTTACCACATCCAATGTAGATACCACAGAGATTTTAGGTGAGGGACGTATCTTGAGCCGTAAACCGGAGGGGGATATTGTTCCATTGGGATGGATACTGTGTATTCCTGCGGTAAGTACCCGATCGGATACCATTACCTACAGCGTAGTGCAGGGAGAAGAATCGAAAGAATATTCCGATTATACCCGTGGTGCGCTGGTTCCCGATTCGCTTGTCATAAGTACGTTCCTCCTGAAAGAAGGTGAGCTTACAGTGAACACCGGATTTGAAACCGGGAAGAAGCGCTATGCGGTAAAGACAAACCCGCTCATGCGTCACTTCATATTCCTGAACGGATTCGGGCTGATGGAAAGCGTAGTCGCTTTTACGCGCGATGCGCTGGAATATGACATACAGAGTGAGCTCTACACGCTGCCTGCTGACATTTACTACCGTGCTACCACGCGCACTGCCAGCTATGCACAGGCACCTTCAGGAACTTTTTCCATGAGCAGCGGATTTGTAAACAGGGAGTGGGCCGAGTGGTGGCTCACGGAATTTGTGGTGACGCGAAAGGCATGGATGTACGATAACGGCACATACATACCCGTCACTATCATACCCGAAGAGACGAACGAACTTTATGACCGCGCTAAACCCGGTATGCTGTCCGTGAATTTCAGCGTGCGGTATGGATTCTCAGGAAGTACACTGAACTCATTCGTCTAACGGAAGGAATCCTTCTCCGTTTTTCTTCTGTAGTTTTTCTTTCAGTCGGATAACCTGCTGGCGGAGCATACGGTTCTCTTCCAGCAGGATTTCCGCACTGGTCATCCCGCTGGAAAGGTCCATACGGTTGTGGTCAGAAATAAGGTAGTAAGGACTTACTTCCAGCCGGTTGCATATCTCCAGCATGTCTTTTATGCGCATGGTGCTGTTTTCTTTTCGCCATGCACGAAGTTTCCATTCGCCCACTTCCATGCGCGAAAGCAGTTCCGAGCGGTTTATACCCGTCACGCTCTCCTTACCGAAAAAATCATTCACATATTCCGGATGGAAAACTACCGTCTTCCAGTTGTCCGACCGGTAATAGTCGTACACATTTACTTCCGGAACAATGCCGTTATCCCGATAGAATATGTGCCTTGTGCTGATATGGTATTTGTTGCAAAGTTTCACCAGCGAGGTAATCAGCATGTTTCCTTCGATGAACAGTTCGCTGAAATTCTGCATGCCGGCATCCTGAATCACTTTCCGTCTGGACACTCCCACGACGATATGAAAGTTCTCCAGCAGTCGCCAGTTAGCCTTCCATTCCCTGACTTTCCTGTCTGTGTAGGTATATTCCGTGGCTTCTTCTGCCACAAGCTCCGTTTCCTTGATCCTTGCTTTCAGCTTGCGGTTTTCATCCAGAAGTGAGATTCGTTCCTGCCGGTATTCCCTTATAGCCTCTTTGAGTTCCGAAATTTCCTGCCACACGCGCGGCGATATTTCCGTCTCGGTGGCCGCGTACTTTTCAAGCTTCTCATTCTCATCTTCCATGAACACGTCTATGTCGATTCCGAAACGGTTGCATATCCCGATAAGCCAGTTAACCGTACACCCTCCTATCTTCGGATTCTGCCACCTTACGATACTGGTGACTGATATTCCGCTCTGACGCGAAAATTCAGCAAGCGAAGGAATTTTGGTAAGTCCCTGCGGACCGTAGAGCCAGCGCAAGTTTTCGGGTATGAATCTTACCTCTTTAAAATCTTCATCCGGTATGACATATTTAAAGCGATTTCCGAGTAAATTTTCAGGAGGAGCCGACATAATGAAGTTTGACAGGCTTATGTGGAATGTGTTGCACACCATTACGATGTCTTGCACGAGTATATTGTCTTGATTATCAACCTTTCTTTTATACATGTATGATTTTCCGTACACCTTCTCCGACACGCCTTTTTCGCTCAGGCCGAAGAGCTTGGGAAGATTATTGAACAGGAAAGAATTGAAATAGTACATAAAAAATGAGTTTAAAATTGTTATTTCCGTAACAATTATAATGCGATTGTCAAATTAAAATTGTTACTTTGCAGGGTAAAAATAACAAAAAACGACCGAAACCGCAAAAGCGAGAAACGACAATATATATCAGAAGTATGAAAATGAGCATCATTGAAGCATTATCCGAAAAAAAGTTGAGCCCCATGCGGCTGGGATTTAGCCGATACCTGGTGGAACATTACGGAATGAGCATGAGCACGGCGTACCAGAAGATCAGGTTGAACCGCGTGCGCCGGTGGGAGGCGGAAGGCGTGGAAAAATGCCTGAGAGATTTTGATCCTGACTACGAATGTGAACTGAAAGACTTCTTTTCCGGTGTGAGAAAGAAGGGAGAATTTATCGAGTTCATGAAAGAACGAGGTATGGGCGAACATGCGCTGCGTGCGCATTTCCGTAACTTCGACTTCACGGAAGTAGAGCTTCGCGGGCTGGAATCTATTTATAAGGAGTATAAGAAACAAATGGAGGAAATGTGATGGGATGCATGCTGGAAAGACAATGGGAAGCATATACACGCCTTCAGGACGGATTCTCAAGAATTGTTTTTGAAGACGGAGAGGAAATTACGGTAAAGAACGACGGGAAGACGGGAATTGACTTCGTAGAGGAATACCTCGACGAGATGAAGAAAAACCATCCTTCACACCTGGTGGCAGCCGACCAGCTTCTGCAGATGCGACTTGGACGTTCTTATAAGACCATACGGAACCTTCGCAGCCGCTATCTGTCAGAGCTTGCGCTGGTAAGCCTGAACTGTTGTTTCGGACGCGAGGACGATATTCCCGACCATGAAGGTCCGGAAGACTTCAATACCGAGCACACACACTGCCCTATGCGATATAACTGTCCGTTCAACGGATTCAACCCAGCCTTCAAGGATAAAAAGGAGGTGTGCTGCAATCCGGTGTACGAGTGCGGGCTGACTCCCACTCAAGCTGCTGTAGCGAACATGCTGGTAAATACTTCGCTCACCTACGAAGAGATTGCCGACGAAATGGGATGCAGCTATTCCAATATAGACAACATGCGGAAACGTATTTTTGCGAAGTTGGGTGTGGCTACACGTCCTGAGCTTATGTTGACACTAAAAGGAAAGCGGCTGGTATGAAACGAAGCAGAGCGGTATATGAACAGCGTTTCCATGTGCGTCACACAGAAATAGCGATAGGCTATCCGGAAGGTAGCGTGAGCATAGCTTGCAGCAACCTGTCGAAGTCGTGCATGCAGAAGCTCATGAACGAGCTGGTGTACGACGGATATTCTGCCACAGGAAGCGTGCAGGAAGATACGATTTACCTGCATGAGCCAGACCCTATGATGTGCCTGCCCGATAGCCTGAAAGAAATGATACAAGCCAAAATGGAAAGCATGAACTACGAGGTGAAATTCCTCTCTTAAAATTCCCTGAAATGATTTCTGACAAAACAGTTGATAAACTCAATGCGCTCCCGCTTCCCGACGTGATGCGCAACAACGGATACCTTCCCGCATCGCAGACCGCACGCAGCGTATTCTACCGCTGCCCGTTTCACGAAGAGAAGAACGGAAGTTTCTGTGTGAGCAAGTTCCCGCCAAAGGGCGAACGCTATGCAGCCTTCAATTGCTTCGTATGCGGCGAGCAGAACCGGAGCAAGGGGGTAGGGGCCATCATGCTGCAGCAGCGCCTTCTGGAACGCGCAGGAGAGAAACACGACTTTCTGGATGCGGTGAACCGACTGGCCAAAGACTTCAACCTGATTATTGAGGGAGACTACAAGAACGGGTTCTTACACCGGGCACGAAAGACAGATCCGCAGCCGGAAGTGGATTTCCGCATCCGTAAGGGCGAGTTTACACCCGCTGAGCTCCGTGCGCTGGGCTGTCAGGTGCTCCCCGTGTTCCGCACCGGGAAAAACACAAGCGAAGGCACCGAGCAGACAGCCGTGACCGATGCCGACGGAAACAACCTGTTGCGCTGTTCGTTCAATCCCGATTTCTACCGGGGAGACACACCCGCTCCCTTCGACAGCACCCAACTCCGCACCATGTTCAACCTCTATCCGCTGGAAAGCTATGTCACACCCGAGAAGGCCGATGCTGACGGCGTACTGACCAGCTACGAAGTGAAGTCTACGCCTTCTTACCCGATTTTTCTTTTTCGTTACGAAGACGAGAACGGCTGGTGGGCACGCAAGTACGAGCCCTATTTCCGCGAGACGACCGATTCGGACGGCCGCCGCCAGCCCAACTACAAGTTTACCTGGTGGTACCAGGGAGGAAGTCGTCCGGAAGGATTCCACAAGGAAATCTACGGCGATGCAGACGTGATGCGTGCCCTGCAGACCGGACGTGTGGAAACCTCCGACAAGGAAGGACATCCCATTATCAATATAGACAAAACCCGTGTGGACGAGCAGGGACGGCGCACCCGCGCTTTTGCCGACGTGTTCCGCCGTATCGTAATCTGTTCCGGACCGCGCGATGCCATCAATGTGTACTTCCATAGCGACGCTCATGTGGTGTTTCCCCACTCCGAGAGTGTGGAGATTTCGTCGGAAACAATCCGTCGCCTGCTGAACATCTCCATGGAAGTGTTTGTGCTGTATGACATTGACCGCACCGGCATACGCGCCATGAACCGGCTGGCCCTGAAACACGTGGAGCTGAAAGTGCTCTACCTGCCCGAAGACCTCTCCACCCAGTACAATCCCCGCAGCGGGAAAGCATGCAAGGATGCCGAAGAGTTCTTCAATTTCTACCCGGCAGTGATGCGCCGCAATGAAAAGCTCATGCACACCAACGTAAACCGCTACTTCGACGACCTGCTCAAGACCGCCCGCCGGATGCGGTTCTGGGATGTGCAGTACCAGACCAAAAAGCAGGAAGACGAAAGCAAGGTGGTGGTGCGAAAATACACCCTGAACTTCGATAATATGGCCCAGTTCCTTTCGGCCAACGGATTCTACAAATACACCGACGAAGCCGATACGACCAAGTTCGTGCATATCAGCAACAACATCGTCGATGTGGTGGAAGAGAGCCAGGCACTGAGCGAAGCCAAGGAAATCATGAAAGACTTTCTGATATACAACTCACAGTATTACTCCGAGGAACTGAGCAACGCCATCAGTACCCAGAAGAAAATCGGACGCGACACCATGTCCGGAATCAAGAAAGTAGACCTGAACTTCATGTCGTGGGGGAAGGATTTCGATTATTTCTTCTTCCGCAACTGCGCCGTGAAGGTGACGGCCGACAGCATCGAGCCGGTAGACTACGTGGACCTGCCTTTCCATGTAAACCGGAAGGCGATTATTGACGCCGATTACCATCCGATGAAGTCTTCGCTTTTCACTATCGAGGAGAATCCGGAATATGCCGCACGTAAGGAGCTGAACGATCAGCGAATGGCCGACAAGCGGATGAACGAGAACGAGCGCCGCCGTGAGGATGCAGAGTTCATCGCCTACCAGCGTCTGTACCGCTTTCTGCTGAAAATGCCGAAAGACATTGACCAGATGCCTGTCTGCGTGCAGTGGCTGTACGACACCAGCCGCATACACTGGCGAAAGGAAGCCCAAGGCTATCCGCTTACCGAGCTGGAAAAGCAGCGCCAGGACATGCACTTCATTTGCAAGGTTGCCCTGATGGGTTACATGCTTTCGCGCTACCGTACAGGAACCATGCAGAAGATGGGAGTCGTGACGGAGTACACCGTGGCCGATGAAGGAAAGAACAGCGGCGGTACCGGAAAAAGTTTCTTCCGTTCCTTCTTCGAGCTGGTGCGTAAGGTGTGCTACATCCCCGGTCAGACCTTGAAGAAGAAAGAGAACATGGCCAAGAACTTCGACAAGTTCCATTATACCGTGGACAGCATGTGTCTGATAGACGACCTTCGTCCCGACATGATGGGCAGCGAGTTCTATAACATTACGGACAACATTACAGTAAAGACCCTGTATCACGATGAAATGACACTGCCGCGCGAAGCTACCCCGAAGATATTCATTACCATGAACAAGATGCCGTTCGACATGACCGAAGGAAGCACCTCACGCCGTATCTTCCTGGCCATGCAGAGCGATTACTATCACGACGAGGACTACGCCGGCCAGTTCAAGAAACGCACGCCGCAGACCAAGTTCGGGAAAGACATCTTCCTGGAAGCCACCGAAGAAGAACGTGACGAAGCGGTGTACATGATGCTGAAAAGCTGTCAGTTTTACCTCGGCCTGCAGGAAAGCCTGATACCGCCCATGTCGCAGGACGGACAGATGCGAATCCTTTACTCCGCCATCAAGGACCAGGTATTCATTGACTGGGCCAACCATTTCTTTGCAAACCATTGGCACTGGAAAAGGCCGGTGTCCATCAGTGAAATGGCCATCAGCTACCTGGAACACCGGGGCGATGCGGTGACGATGCAGAGCGTGAAATCCGTGAAGAACGAAATGATAGAGAAGATGCAGGCTTACTGCTTCAATATGCAGTACACCATGAACCCTTCCATCGTCTACCGCTCGGACAAAGGCTCCAAATACCCCCGTCACTATGCCTGGGAGCAGGAGTTCTTGAACGACACGATCCGTCGTGAGGAACGCACCCGAAAATTTACCCGTGTGTGCTTCTTTTACAAGCTGGGTGAGGAACCCAAAGACTCCAAGGAGATACTTTCCTGCCCGGAAACCGACGAAGAGTGGGAGGAAAAGAAGCGCTTTGAAGATGATTAATAACCTTAAAAAGAAAAGAATATGGCAAGAATTTTAAAACATGAAATCCCGGCAGCATCAGAGTTTACGCTCCCGCTTTACGAGGGAAGCAAGCTGCTGAAACTTGATGTGGTAAACGAAAAAGCATATATCTGGGCACTGGAGGATGAATCGAGACCAAAGCGGGGAGTAAAGTTCCGTATGGTAATGACCGGTGAAGAATTAAATCTCGACACTTTTATGGTGTATATAGGCACGTTTATACTTTTCAACGGTTCGTTTGTAGGGCATTTGTTTATGGATACTTCTGTGCCGATGACGATTTGTATAGGACTTTAAAATAGTGGGAGATATGGAAAACAATCAGAATGAAAAAGTGAGTATCACTTTCGAAGTAGAAAAGGATTTTATTAAAGCCGTAATGCTTGTTTCAGGAATCAGTATGAAGGACGCTGAAGAAGCTATGAACGAACTTGATAATGTGGTTATCAATGAAGATACGCTTCAAGATTTAGAAACCATGGATGGAGACATTCAACAGATAAAAACGGGTATTTCGATGATTGCCATCGGTATGGCGTTCAAGAAAATTACCTCCAAAGAAAAGAAAACTAAAACAAACGGACTTTTTGCGAAGATTCAGGCTTTGAAAGAGGAGAGTAAGAGGTTAGGAAAGGAGGAGTGGCAATAATGGAAGTTCCTATAATCATGGAAGAAGCATTGCTGATGTTTAAGGAGATGAAGAAATTGAAGAAGGATGGAAAAGCAAAATAAACCAATACTTGATGTATGTTGTGGAAGCCGGATGTTCTGGTTCGACAAAGAGAATCCGCTTGCTTTATTTACTGACATACGCGATTTTGAAGACACACTTTGTGATGGGCGGAAAATTTCTGTGAAACCTGATAAAATTGAGGATTGCACAAACCTTTCATTTGCTGATAATACGTTTAAGTTGGTTGTGCTTGACCCTCCACATTTGGTAAGAGCCGGTGAAAACAGTTGGTTGGCCAAAAAGTATGGGAAACTTCCAAAAGACTGGAAAAGCTTTATTAATGACTCCATACATGAATGTATGCGAGTGCTGGATGATTACGGTGTACTTATCTTCAAGTGGAATCAGGACCAGATAAAAGTAAAGGAAGTAATCAATGCTATTACGGATTACAAACCTTTGTTTGGCCATACTACAAAGAATAACGGTACGACTATCTGGATGTGTTTTATGAAAATACTAAAAGAACAAAACCATGAGACGAATACTTTATAACGCAAGCGATACAGAAACATTCCAGCGTATTGTAAAAACGGCTAAGAATGGAATTTTTGGAGGCACTTCGGCCACAATGGATTACCTTGATAAGTGCCGATGGTTTTTGGAACGATACGATTGTATAATCATATTTACACGTGATGAAGGAGCCCATACCTGCGGATGGTGGAAAAATCCGGATTACGAAAGATGCTATCACCTGTCAATCTCATTTCCTGGGGGATGGAACAGGAAGAAAGCGGAATATATTCTTGACAGGATATTCGGATATAATAAGCGTATGCTGTGGTGTGAGCCTCCATATTCAAAAGAGAGGAAGCAAGCTGGAGTACTCCACTACCGGCTATTCTGTGATGTGAACTGGAATCCGATAATGCCTCGTGGAGAAGTATATTCCACAAAATTTACGGAGCTTGGATGGAAAAGCTTTTCGGAACTGCATGGAAAATAAATAACGCTTAAACAAACAAGTTATGATACTACACAGATTCTGCTCACAAGAGGAGTTCGACAGGTATATGCGTGGAGAGTTGCTGGTGAATGAAAAAGACCATAGTAAGTTTAGCAAATCAACATCCATAGGTTTTTGCTGGTTTTGGGAGGAACCTTGGTATGCCATTGAATATCTAAGTGGGATAGTGAACAGAGATATATGTATTACTGTAGAAACGGATAGCAAGAATGTTACCGAATCCATGGGGTATTACTGGGGAGAAGATGGCCTGATTGGTTTCCCGAATACTGTTGTACTTCATACGACAACAAACGATTTAGACTGGTGGAAGCCACAAACAAATTCAGATATGATGATCCGGACTGACAGGAAAAGTGATAGATAAAACAAAACTAATTTGATAAGCTTATGGATATTGCAGATTTATTGAAAGATAAAAAAGAAGTATTGAAATACATACTTCAGACGATAGAGTCCAGCACGAAAAATGCAAAAGGTCTTCTTTCCATGAAAGAAAGAGGATTCTCGGATGCAGGTATGCTGGAAAAGGTCATTGAAGTAACAGCCATTCAGTCAAGACAGATACAGGCACTCGCCATGATAGCCATGGTAAGCCTGCAAAGCAGTGATTTCGACAAGCAGGTAGGCGAAATGATGAATAAGATGGGACGCGGCGATGAAGCATTGCAGATTATGCTGGATAAGAAGTTGAAAGGAGAATGACAAATGCTGTTGAAGAAAAACTTTTCCGTGATTTTTGAAGCCGGTACACCTCCGGTTAGATTCCGTGAAGAATACCTCTTTCCGGTCCGTACAGAAGAAGAGCAGACGGAACATTCAACGCTTTACCAGGCGGCAAAAGGAGCCATCGCAAAAGATTTAGGAATTACGAGGTGCGAAGTTCGGATTCTGAAAATTATGGAAATTCATAATCACTTGATAGTTGAATAAAACCATAAATCAAAGTACATAGCCTATGTTTGAACTAATAAGAGTCTTTCCCACTCATGCTTCTCCCTATGTTGGAGGATATGTGGATTTTGACAGGCAATATACTGTCGGAGAGTTTATCGAAGAAGCCCTGGAAAAGTACCCGGCTATTAGCGGTTCCTTCCCGGTAGTATGCAACTTCACACGTTGCATACTACCGGGAAGGAGAGCTGTTGAATAAAGAGTTCCCGGAAAAGGTTTTAAAAGCCAGGATTGCAGCCGTTTCCTTTTATACAGGATGGAACAAAGCCGATTATGTTATCACTAAATTAGATGGACAATGAAATAAAAATAATATCATGGGAAACAAAAAACCGAAATTCAAAATAGGAGAAAGGGTAAGAGTAAAAACCCTTGCAGAAGCAAAAGAAATAAGCTACGCTGTAGAAATCAATAAGCCTTTGAAGAAATATTTAGGTAAAAACTTTGTAGTAACAGGCTTTAGAGAAGTAGGTGGAATGTTCTATTATTACTTGAAAGAAAGAAGTAGTGTATGCGTACATGAGTGCTTGCTTGATTACCCATACGGAGATTTTTCTCACCCTCAGAATCCCAAATACAGTGTAGGTGATAATGTAGCTATTAAAGAAGAGAAAGATTTGCGTGAAACATTTTCGCGCGAACAATGGTGGTTAAAAGACCTTCTGCCTATATCATTAAGAATATTACAAATATATAGTTCCTATTGGTTTTGTAATCAGAATGTTTATGAAGCAGAAGTAGAGCCTGGAGTTTATGTAAAAATCCCAGAAAAGGCAATATTGATGGAAGCAGACTGTGACCCATATCAATGGCCTAACCCTTACAATGTCAGGGTTGCTTTTCGTAAAGAAGGACCGGAGAAAAGTGAATCTTCAAATAACGGGCTGGCAAAATGGGAAACAATGTATAAAGACATGGTGGAGTTTATCAGTACAGCTTCTCCCCAAACCAGAACGTTTATTGCAGGCCAACTATATGGATTGACAGAAAGACTAATGAATGAAACGCTAAAATAAAAATAATATCATGAAAGAAGAAAAAAAACTACTGTTACTGGAAGATATTTCAGCCAGATTACCGTTCGGATTGGCGTTTATCACTAAACAAGGAATGATTGAAATGGATGTCATAAACCTAGCCGACAGATATAATGTATGGGCTTATAAGAAAAGAGACAAGCATGGTAACGAAATTGGCCTAAATGCTGAAACATTAAAAGGCGAAAGATGTCTCGGGAAAGGGTTCAGATTGGGAGATATAAAACCGATACTCTATCCGCTGTCTTCAATCACAGAAGAAATCTTTGTGAACGGCTCGGAAATATGCCCGATGAAGTATCTGGCAGAAGCGTTCGATTTCGACGGGTATATGGGCCTTTATACCACCTGGAATTTCGACGAAGAAAGAGAATGCGTGGAGTTCTTCGCCTGGGGATGTAAGGTGTGCGAAATGAACTTGCAGATCTTCTTTATTAATCCGGAAGAAGGGAAGCATAACAGCACTCAATTGGGCCTTCGTCATTTCCAGCGAGTCTTTCACGTGCTGCATCAGTGTCACATCGACTACCGCAACCTGATCGCACAAGGACTGGCCGTTTCAGCTTTAGTTTTGGATAATAACCCTTATAAATAAAAATAGCCATGTTTAGACCGGAAGATTATGTAACACACGATGTGGGATTGCTTTTGAAAGAAATAGGTTTTAATGAAAACTGCAAATATTCATATTTAGAGAACGGGCTTAGGTGTTGTCCATCTGAATATGAGCAAAATTTCAATCTTTCAGAAAAAAGATGTTCATGCCCAACCTTATACGAGGCTCAAAAGTATCTTCGGCAGAAACAGAATATATCTGTCGAAATATACAGAAACGCTTGCGGTTACTGTTGGTCTATGTCAAAAGCTGACAATGGAACATTCATTACAGATTATGACCTTAAAGGGCCTAATGATGGTGGTTGCTGGGATGATTTTGAAGAAGCTTTGAATGACGGAATCTATAACGCATGTAAACGAATAAAAATGAAAAAATAAGACTTAATATGATTATGAAGAAAATACCATTTATAGCAATTGTGACTGTTGTATTAATGTTATTGGCCGGCATTGTTACATTTTCCAACCAGCGTGAAGTAATGGCCACTGTGAACCGGATTGAGAAAATAGAAAATGTAACCTCAAGTGAAGGTAATACGACTACCGAGGTTTATTATCTACTTTTCACTTCCGGAGGAACCATGAGAATAAGCATAGACGGTTTCTTATCCCATCCTGAACTACTAGGTAGGATTAAGGTCGACAGCACTTATACGTTCCGAACCATGGGATTGGAATTGCCTTTTGCGGGATTTTATCCGAATGTGGTATCCGTAAAATAAGATGGCTATGACAGCAGAAGAGTTTTTGAAAAAGCAAGCAATGTATGAATTTATAAACGGGGTTAGTCATCCACCTGTAGAAATAGTCACATACGATATAGCTTTAGCCGCATTGCAATTAAAAGAGTATGAAGTTATCACCGATAAGGAGCGAAAAGGCTGGGTATGCCCGGTATGTGGTAGGGTCTATGCTCCGAGTGTATCTGAATGTACTGAATGTAATAAAAATAGAGAATCAACATGATTAAGCTATACAGAGCGGACCAGATGCACCCGTCCTCGTCGGTAGTGGCGTTATCAAGCCTGCAAAAGACTGTCAGGAAGAGCAGAGAGGTAACAGATAGACTGATTCAGCAGCTGATTGATACTGGCTACATCCCGGAAGAAAAGAAGACCGAACTTCTGTCTGTCTTCGACAAAGAAATGACCGAGTACACAAAACTCAAAACAAAGAAGAAAAAAGCATGAAAGAAATGGAGAAAGAAGAAAAAGCCAAGGAAAGCATACAATCCTTTTTCCTTTGTAAAACGAAGAAATACGGATGCCGTTTTGTAGAAAAATGTATGTATTGCGATGGGAATAGTGGAGCATCTGAATGTGATGAAAACTGCAGTGCTGATGAATATTTTGCGGGGTTCTGTTCTGGATGGGATGCCTTTGACGCATTGATGGGCGGCCTTCTGACAAACGTAAAAGAACGGCAACCAGACCCGAACGAGGAGGTTATCTGCCGTATGGTGTCAAACGGAGCATTCGTAAGCGGATACATCTACCAGGAAGACGGGAAATATAAAGTAGCAACTTCTCCCGATTTTCATTTTGAGGACTACGGAGATTATGAATGTGACTACTGGTTCCCGAAACCAAAACTAAATGAAGTAAACCATGGATAAGAAAGAATATATACACCGATACGCCACGCAGCTGTTTAACGACCGTAATAAGGACTCAGGCAGCAATGAAAACGTACATTTCTACATCGGCGATATAACCGAAGCAATGTGGCAAGCGTGGGATGCGTCGGTTTTTTCACAATGGAAAAGCGTACAAGCTTCACTCCCTCCGAAAGGACAATGCGTGAACGTCATGCTGGGAGACGGAAGATACACCAATTCCTTCATTATGTCAGACGGCACATGGGCCTACAATGTAAGGCCAATCGCATGGAGCGAAATAAAACGGCCGATATTATACCATAAACCAATGATTGAACTTAAATACCCAGGTATGAAAACGAAAAACATTATCTACACCGGTCCGATAGCAGATTATTACGGAAGAGAGTTGCCATCTATTCTTTGCGTAAACCACATACACCGCCTAAACAATAGGGTACAAGGTAAAGATGATTCCTGCGACAGACCGATGATCATTATCAACCTTGAGACAAAAACTGCATGGATAGAGTACGTGGACGAAGAATGTTCCCAGTACGATAGCTTGGAGAACAAGTTTGCCTGCGACCTTCAGGAAGTGGAAAGGATGATCGAAGAAAGTCAGAAAGTAAAGAATAATCTAAAACCAGGAACTATGTATATCGACGATAAAAAAGCAGTCGTATTCGTTCCGAAAGACGAGTACGAAAAGATGAAAGAGCTGGCCAACGCCAACGCAGAAGAAATAGAGAAACGTGCCCTCGAAATGTGGGAAACAAAAGCAATTCCATGGCTTAAAGTCTCCATGGAGATACGAAGTAGCGGTGGACGTGATATTCTGGATTCAGAAGAGTTTGAGTTCAGGACAGATTCATACCTGCTAAACCCTTCAGGTAAGTTCACTATCAAAGAAGAAGCCAGACAAAGATTTGATAAGATGCTTACCGGCTGGGCACGTCACATGATGGAACTTCAGTTTGGTGAGCACATTTCAAAAATCAATTATATCAACGAACGATGCCACAAGGCAGATATATTGTGGAAGAGAATGCTAACCCCGGCCATTTGTGCAGGGATTGTCGCCTTCATTATGTTTGTCTGCTTAATATGGGTTCTACTGTGTAAAATCAATTAAAACAAGTTATAGCAATGGCTGAGATACGAATCCAAGAAAGCCGGAAGTCAAAACTTAAATGGAAGGATATTCCTAAATTTAAGGACAGTTACCGTTGGCCTGTAGTTCAGGTACAGGAGCATGAGGTAGCCTTCACTTTAAGTTTTCCGGTGATTCCAAATACTCTCCAAATACTTACTTTACCATTGAAGATTACCGGAAATATACGGCTTTGGAGATATTCAATATCCTCGTCAATATAGGTTTCTATACACGGCACAGCCACGATGCAGTATTGAAATTCTACCACGATAGAGGACTGGATTTAGGCTTTACAAGAAACTTTTTAAAACCATTAAAAGCATAGCACCATGTCAACAGAACGAAATATGAAAAATGAAAACTTTGTCACTTTTGAGGTAGCTAAGCTTCTTCAGGACAAAGGATATAGAGAAAACTGCCGAGCCGTTTACATATCGGCTGAAACTGGCATATTAAAACTGGTTGTATTGTTATTCACCTCAAGAAAGTTTGGCGACCTGATAAGGGGTGGGAACGGGTCCCAGTACGAATACCTGGCTCCCACGCTATACGCCGCTCAAAAATGGGTCCGCGCAAAAGGGAAGATCCACATCGTTGTCGACCTTAACAAACATGGATGGTACTACCGCCTGTACGACATGGAGGATCTGTCTCTCATATCGCAGATGGACGGATATACCGATACATTCGAGAAAGCTTTGAACGATGGGATAAAAGAGTCATTAACTTACTTATAAGAATCAGCTTATGTTTACACAACCTTGTTTTATCCGGAAGAACACACCGGAACTAAGAAAGAAACTGGAGGAACTCGGATATATACCATTGACAATGAATCTACTATTGGAGAAAACTCCTACGCTGGTAGCGATGGAATTTCCTCGTGGAAATCCAATATTTAACGCTGTGATATATATTCACGAATATGTCAAGATGTTTCAAAATGAAATCAAATTTATTGACTGCGGGACCAATGAAAACCTGTTCTTGGCAATAGCATCATTACGTGACGACACAGATTATGGCCAATGGTTTATTTTTGATGCAGAATCATTTTTAACCTTAAAGAGAGGGGATTGGATGAAATTTATAGGTTACGATGAATGCGTCATAAATAGCCCTATGTGGTCTCACAAAGCCACCGTCCAGGAACTTATTGAACATTTCAGCAAAAAGGAGGAAAAGCCATGATGTTCATACCAGAAGATTTCAAATTCAACCACATTAAAAAGACCAACATCGTGGCAAAACGACTGCTGGAAGGAGCCATAAGAGAGATAAAGAAATGTCCCAAAGAATATAGGGATATGTTACTCAGTCAGTGCGCACCATGGCGCCCGGATGACTATAATATAGAATACAAGGAAATGTCAGATGGATTCAAGATATTCAAAAGATACCTGAATATAAAAGGATTCCAGGATGTAAAATACGCCGAGCATATAGAACATCCGGAATGGACCGTATTCTTTTATCTCCGGTTTGAAATAGACAAATACCTGATAGAATCATGCCAAATGCTAACGTCGAAAAGATAAAGGCCAGTCTGCTGAAAGAAATCAAAGGAGTGTTCTGTGAAGGATATTGTCTTTACTACAAAGACGATTACTACTGCGGAGCCTGCCCGTTAAACGACACAAGCAACTGGCTCAACCGGAAGAAACCCATTGCGAGGGAAGAAAAGCTCCGAACCGTGAACTTCTGCGACGACTGCATCCATTTCCGCCCGCTGAAAGAAGGGGAGAAGCAAAAGCCAAACAATCAGCTTTGCGAGTTTGTCCGTCCTCTCAGGTTCAGGGTAGGGAATGGATACAATGGGGAAGATACAGGTTTCTTCCGTCCCGGGTGTAAGGACTACAAAAAGGAAGAGCGAGAATGCCTCACGTGCCTTCATTTTCTTCCATCGGAGGATTCAGACGCGGGTGAATGCAGGCTCTATTCTGACACGGCGTACAGCCATTATTTATGCAATGATTGGAAGTTTAAAAAGTAAAGTTTATGGAAGGAGAAACAGAATTAGTAACTATATCGCTTTCTAAATGTTTTTCAGGTGAAAATGAGGTGTCGATGGATTCTTTCGTTATAAAGAAAAATCGGAAAACTGCTCGTGCTAAAGTTAAAAGAGAAACATTTATTTCTGACGAAGAATTAGAAAAACGATTAGGTGATAGTATTAATATTCTTACTCATGAAGAACCGAGTATAAAGGCCTTTATAGATCATAACTCTGGTCGATTAATAAAAGGTTTGGATAAATGGCTGTAGGAGAAGTAGAACTAATAGTGAAAGAGTAAAATGGACGCATGAAAGTATGGTGCAGAAGCCGGGTAAGATGGGAGAGAGAAAATCTTTACCTTCTACCCAGTGGAGATTTCACGGATGACCAAGGCCGGCTGCACAGACGCGAAGACAATACAGTATACGTCACCCTGGAAGGATGCGATTTCTGCCATCCGGATGGTGGAAGAAAAGTTCCTTTCCGATAAAGAAACAGAACTTCAACGGTTAGAATCGGAGAATTACTTATTGCATAAAGCCAGAGAAATATCTGGGAGGTAACAGATATAGAAAAAAATAAATGTATAACCTATGAAAAGACATTAGAGGAGAAATTAAAAGAAGTAAGAATGGATTACATTTTTGGTAAAATTACTTTAGAGGAAGCAATTAAAATAATTAACGGAGAGAATAGCCTATGCCAACCACAATCAAGCGAATAGTGAGCGTACTTTACCGGGCACGTACCAATAAATACGAGGTGCAGGCTGTGGCCGAAAAGAATGGCCGGCCATGTGTTATCACGCTGTATTATAGAAATGAAAAAGAAGCAAGAAAACTAAAGAAAGGATACGTAATAGATGGAAACAATTGAATCGATAAACCTGAACAAACTGAGAGATGAAGCCTACCAGAACGCCGTAGAACACGGCTGGCACGACGAGGATTTAAGTACCGAGCATTTCCTTTGTCTGGTCATTAGCGAGCTGATGGAAGCTGTGCAGGCCGAAAGAAAAGGTAAACGGCCCGATGTGGCAAAGTTTAATGAATGCCAAGGGAATAATATCCCATTTAGCGAAGAAACCCGAGTAAGAAGATTTCAGGAAGATTTTGAAGCGTATATAAAAGATAGTGTGGAAGACGAACTTTCTGATGTCTGCATCCGTATGCTTGACCTGGCAGGTTTGCTGGGAGTTAGTTTCTTAGGGGTAAAATTCCCGCTTGAGATAAAGGAAGAGACATACAAAGATAAAAGCCAGAATACTTTTACAGAGTGGTGCTACAATCTGACAAGATTTATCGCATCGTATAATGTGTGTCATATTACCACTCTTCAATTCTTTGTAGACATATTACAAGAAGTATTTATTATGTCCAAAATCAAAGGATTCGACCTCCTCTGGCACATCGAACAAAAAATGAAGTATAACCGCACCCGTCCGCGCATGCACGGGAACAACAAATTTTAATTATGAATACCGCAGACTTAATAATCAGCATCGTTTTTGTTTGCATAAACTCCGCCGCACTATTCCTGATCTACCGGGCAATCTCGCGATGGATGACCCGAAACGAGAAGAAAATAGACAACCTGGAGCACGCCGTTCTCAAAATTGACGACTACATAAAATACAGCTCTCACACCATTGATGCTGTTTACCTCGACGCGTTGGACCGGCTAATCAAACAGTATGTAAAAGATGAAAAATACGAAGTTGCCGAGCTTATCAAAAAAAATATTGAACTACTGCAATACAAGGTATTGAATGAGATGATGCAACGCAAGAAGGAAGCGGAGAAAAAGCTCTATGAAGACTTCCTGAACAAAGAACACAACCAGAAGAAAGGAGACACGAAAGAAGGATGATTTTTAGTCCTTCATAAACGAGGGTTGCAAAATTAGATTTATCGACGGGTGGAATCGCACGAAGCGCTTCTATCCGTCGAATTTTTAAATACAAATACAACTATGGGAGGCTTGAACTATAAGGCCGTAAAGAAGACCTTTGGATTTGACAAGGATGGCACAGAAAAGTATGTGGCCGAAGCGGTTCGTGGTGGAACCGTAAGTTTTGAAAAAGTAATCGAACAGATTTCCCTCCGTTCCGGAATCAGTAAGGCAACCTGCCGCGCCGTGGTAGAGACCATGGTGGAATCGGCTTGTGCCTGGATGCTCGAAGGTCATGGTGTAAGCTTGTGAAACATGGGATACCTGAAGCCAGCCATTACCTGCAAGAGCTCCGAGGTAAGCGGAGAAGAAAAGATTATTCGTAAAAGGGTGCTGTTCCAGCCGAACAAGGATTTCAAGGCACAGATAGACAAGATGTCGCTCAACCGGATGTATGAAGAAGGAAACGGCACACCGGGAACAACCGAGCCGGGTGAGGAAGGAGAGGACCAGGGAGGAGGAGGTTTCAATTAATCACTTTCTGATTCATTTTTAAGGAGGCGTAGAAGTGTATGTAATCGCACTTTTACGCCTTTTTTCTGTCAACAAAAGTCGTATTTCGTCACATAAATCCCAAACTGGCGTAGTATCGCCACTGCGGCCGCGCTTAATAGACACTTTTGTCGCGTAGTTACGCCATTTGAGTGGCGTAGGCACGAGACTTTCGGGAAAATCATTCCGACACAAAGAGAAAATCGCTTAGAAAATCAATTCAGTATCAAATATTACAAGTTTTACACACCCTTTGCAAAACATTTTGCAATTTGATAATCAGTTAGTTAAGTATCATTTGTAAGCAATTTTGCAAAGCTTGCGAAGCGTTGGCGAAATTTTTGCAATGAATAACTATCTGATAATCAATTAAAAGTATTGTACTTTTTGATATTTTGCCGATTTTCACGAAAAACAAGTTTACAAAATCTTTAAAATAAAAATTTTTCGTAGGGTAGAGAAGGGTGTGCATCAGTCGAATCATTTCTTCCTGTGAGCGTCCGAATGGGGAAGGAATCCGAAGGGAAACCTGAAAGAACGAAAGGAGGGAAAGGTCGGCCTGCGGAACGCGGGACGACAAAGCACGCCTTTCCCCTTTCGTTCTACTTCCTTTATATCCAACTTCATCGTGTAACAGAGAGAGCTACGCAATGGACATAAAAGAAAAAGCCGTACAGCCTGAAATCTGTTCTTTACCGAAAAAAATACGTTTTCTTCACTTCAAAATCAATGAACAATCGGCAATAACTCTTTATTTATTATTTATTATACACCATAAATAATTGATAATTAAATAAATAAGTATTGAGAAGTGTTTTGCAAGAAAATTGCACAGCTTTGCAAAATAGTGAAAAACACGCAAAATAAGGCCCCAGTCGCTTAACCTTTTTTTGTTGAATGAAATTCCGATTGGTGTTGAATCGTCCGTAACTTGCTGTTGATTAATTGATTTACAGACTTTATCTTACTACTATGCCAAAAAATTCAATGAATGAGCAGCGTCACTCATGCTTCCTTAAAGTGAGTGATTATTATAAGAAATACTTCGAAATAAAGTATGGAACTCCGGTCAGGTTTCCTCAGAACAGCCTTCTGGGTGTATATATGAAGACTCACTTGTTCAGAGATGCAGATTTTTCGGGTATAACAGATTTTTCCTATAATGAAGTAGCCTTTCATTTGAAACCTCAGAAATCATTATTTACCGCTCAGTTTAAAATGTTGACTGAAAAAGAGAAAGAAGATTACCTGGAGTTGGAAATGCCTGAAATCGTCTGCAAATTTAGCGGTGAGGTGAAAGTGGATAAGTTTTTTCACCTGAATATCAACGGAAGTAAGAAGATAAGGAATGAATTGAAACGTGAGTTCTGGTATGATTTCGCCAGATTTCATGATGACTGTATTTTCCGGGCAAATAGAATGGGCGAACATGTTACTTCCGAAGATGTCATGTCTGATTTCATTGTTTTGTACGATATAGACATGAAAAGATTTGAGAGCATGATGCGATATTGGTGGAGAATCAAATCCAGAATGAAGTCTGACATCAAAGTGAGAAAAGAAGAGCTTGAGTCGAGAACCGGAAGAATCTGTATATACACGCCATAAATTTATACATGAATAGCAATAAATAAAAGTTAAAGAAACGAAGAAAGTTGGTGCGATTTGTCAGTAACTTTGTCAGTCGCCATTTTCAACCACAAAACAACACATAAATCATGAATTGCAGCGAGAATTATTACGAGTTGATAGGCAGCATTGAAGCTTATCCGGACGACGCGGTTACGTTTCCCCGCCCGTTCAATATTGAGAAGAAAAGTGACAAACCTGATTTTTCTGTGTCGGGCGACCGTAAGATTTCCATTCAGATGAAACCGAAATCAGGGAGCCTGAAGGAGAGCGCGGAAACCAGCGTGGCCGGCGATTCTTACGAAGTGACGGTGAGTTGGGAGGTAGAGAGGGTGACGCAAGAAACCTATTTACAGCTTGAAACGCTGAAAAACAGCACTAACCATTTGATTGTAAGAACATTTTGCGACGGTGAAATGTTTGTGCGTGCCGTGAGCGACGGTTATGAATTTCAGTATGAGGAAGGCGACGGCGTGATTTCGTGCACACTCACCATCCGCAACGTGACCGGCGCACAGCGTGTGGTCTGACATCTACACCTTATTATATATATTGCTTTTTTCTTTCCGTTGGAATGCCGTTCCTGCATACGTGTGTGGGGCGGCATTTTTTCTTTGGGCCTTTCTTTTTGTGCGCGTTTTTCTTTCGTCCTGCAGGTAAATCTTCATTATCGTCTTTGTGACATTCTTCAATTTCTTTGCGTCCGCCGCAAATTTCTTTTTTTCGCACAAACTCCGTGTGTTTTACAACATGCTCATTCTTAGCAGGTTTTTATTTGCAGAGAAAATCCGTTTGAGCATCCGCATATTTCTGTAATTCACGCATTTAGTCATTTTTTGTGTCCTTCATTACCGCATTTCGCGTGCGTAATTTCGTGATGTAATCAATTAATTATCAAACGAAAATGGCAACAAGAGCATTTCACGAAATCATGTCTACGCGATTCTGGGACTTTTACCCGGAGTCTCTGCATGCTTACCAGAGAACGATTCTTGACAACATTGCCTCACACCGTCCTTACGAGAAGCCGGACGAGCGGACCGACCGACCTTACTTCCTTTCTTCGCGCGACGGGTTTACGGAGAAAACCTACGTGGGTAATTACGACCGCATAACCTACTGGTACGATCTGGAAGAAGACGACCGCATCATTTCGGTTATCGACGTACAGGGCCCCATTCTTCGTAATGGCGACCTGTGTTCCTACGGAAGCAAGGAACATAAGGACATCATCATGCGTGCTTCTGACGATGCGCATACCATCGGATTTATTATCGAGATGGACAGCCCGGGCGGTAGCAGCATGGCGAAGTACGATTATGAGATGGCCCTCAACTACGCCCGCTCAAAAGGAAAGAAGATTGTGGGTCACATCGACGGAATGGCCTGCAGTGCCGGTTATGCGCTGATGGCCCTGTGCGACGAAATCTACTTTACCAACCCGCACGACACGGTGGGATGTATCGGTACCATGTGCGCGATGCTCACTAACAAGGACGGCGATGTGAACACCGTGACGCAGGAACGGTACGCCGAGATTTACGCCGACGGATCTCCTTATAAGAACAAGGAATACCGCGACGCGGCCGAGGGAAACTACGAAGGCATCAAGGAAGAGCTGAACCGGCTTTGTGCCGATTTTCAGCAGATGGTACGCGAGCGCCGTCCCAGAGTGACGGATGACCAGCTGACCGGAAAAACTTTCGATGCGGGCGATGTGGTGGGTACCATGGTCGACGGTCAGGGTGACTTCAAGTTCTGCGTGAACCGCGTGCAGCAGCTGGCCGGAGTGAGTCAGAGTCAGAAAGGAAATTCGCCCGGAGCCTCACGCGAAGACAGAAAATCGGCAGGAATCAAGGAAGAAAAGCAGCCGGGAACACAGGAACAGGCTTCTGTGGAGCAGCCGGCATCAGATAAAACAGAATCACAAACTCAAAAACAAGCAACTATGGCAAAAAGCTATCCATTTATTCAGTCGGCTGCAAAGGTAAACTCCCTGGTAGTCGAAGAAAACGGCGGTTTCTACATGGTGGAAACCATGGCGGACAATGTAGAAGAGTTCGTCATGAAAGCTAAACAGACGGAATCTACGCTGGCTGCAAAACTCACGGAAGTAGAACAGCTTAACGCAACCATCGAACAGATGAAGAAAGACCATGCGGAAGCACTGGCCAACCTGAAAGCGGAACACGAAAAAGAGGTTTCTTCTTTGAAGGACGCTCATAAGAAGGAATCGGAAGACCTGACAGCGAAGCTGAATGAAGCTCAGAAGAGCATCGAACAGAAGGATGCGGAAATCAAGGAGCTGAGCGAAACGGCACAGCTGGAACCTACTCCGCAGGACCCGCCGAAAGACAACAACGGAGGTCAGGAAAGCGGCCAGTTCCATGTGCAGAGCGTATGCGGTGAAAACATGAGCTGGGCCGAAAAAGCTGAAGCCCGCCGCAAGCGTGATGCTGAAATCAGCAAAGCACGATAAGAGATAAGAACACGACACAAAAACTAAACCAGACACAAACAATATGGCTACAAAGTTATACGCACTCAGTGAAGAGAATGTATCGCATGTAAAAGACATTCTTGCTCCGGACATCATCGAAAGCCCGGTTCTCGATAACATGGCAGTGTTCAACAAACTTCGTATCAAGGTTATCGAAGATATTGAATACGCACAGACTCAAATCATTTTCCGTCGTAAGGGTGGTGAAGCCCGCCGTTACAAGGAAGGTTCTACGCTGAAGTCAACCCTTGGTTTCATGGACGAAAGCAAACTGGTGATGAACCAGATTTGGTCACGTTACTACGAAAACCTTCAGAACTTCCGCGAAAAACAGCCGTTCAGCATCCTGGGTTCAAACGGAACCTACAATGCACCGGTCACAGAATTTATCCTTCGTCAGATTGGTAAGCAGTTTGCCGGTGATAACCTGAGCAACCTGTTCTTCGGTAACATTGAATTGGGAGAAGACGACCCGCTCAGTCTGTACAACGGTTACTGGACTATCATTAACAACCTTATTAATCAGGGTAAGATTTCTTCCAAGGAAGGAAACCTTGTGGCTTGCGACCCGATTAACGAAGGTCCTGAAACTCAGGATGGAGAACACTTCGACGCATTTGTAGAATGGGTGGAAGGATGGCATCCGCTGTTGCGTAACGCTCAGGAAGTAATCGTTTACATGTCGCCGAAGCAGAAGCGACTCATTACCCACAGCTACATGCGTAAGTTTACCGGATTGCAGACTACAAGTGCAGGCGGTGAAGGATTCTCATTCGTGGGAATGGAAAATATCAAGATTGTAACCGACGGTATTATTGGTAAGGGTAATCGTATGATTGCAACTCTCCCTGAAAACCTGCAGTTCGGTCTTGACCGTGCAAGCGACTGGAACTCGGTGAAGATGAGTCACGACCCGAACGACTTGAACGTGCTGATTTTCCAGGTACAGTCTACCGTAGGCGCACGTATTCTGGATATCGCACCTGCTAAGTTCTGTGTGAGCGACGGTACTATCGAACAGATTGAACAGCTGAACGGCGACTATCAGAAGAATACCCTGACCGTTACTTCAAACAACGAAGAATGGGGTAAAGTAACGCTGTCTCCGCAGAAGGATGTATATACGAAGGGTGAAACCGTGAAACTGACTCCTGCTGCTGAATCTGAATACAAGTTCAAGGCATGGAGCGACGGTGCAACAATCTCTCCGCGTGACATCGTTTACAACGGATACCCGACCTACCTTCAGGCCATCTTCGAACCGGAAGGCGAATAATAACCCGCCCGCTGAGATAAAACAGGCTGCCAAGTTTGGCAGCCTTCACAACACAAACACAAACTTTTAAAACTAGACAATTATGGCAGAATTATCATGCGACTTAATGGATATTGGTCAGGCTGCTGCCGGTTGCGAAGAACAGTTTGCCGGTATCGGTAATCAGATATATGTAGCCTATCCGGAAGATTTGAAAGCACCTCCCACATACGATGAGAGTAAAGCGGCTTTTGCTTCAGGAGCATTTACTTTCAAGGCCAGTAAAGGAGCCTGGAAGTTCCGTATTAAGAAACAGAGCGGACAGATTTCTTCAACTGGTAACGAAGGGGCAAAAGGATACAACGTACAGCTGATGTTTACCATAGACAAGGACGTGGAAAACGCAGCTCATGTGCTCCGCATCCTGAAAAACCGTGGTGACGCTATTTTCTTTGCAGAAAACCCGTCAGGAGGTTATTACGTAGTGTACGACCCTACTTTCGGTACGGAAGTTAACAACAACTACGACAGTGGTACTACTCCGGATTCTGATAGCGGTCATGCAGTAACTGTTACCAGCAACCCGAACAGATACTCCCTGACTACCTGGGACGGAACTCTGACTATCAAATCGGGACTGGGATAACGATTATACAAACTTCAAAATAAGACAATTATGGCAGAATTATCATGTGACTTAATGGATATTGGTCAGGCTGCTGCCGGTTGCGATGAACAGTTTGCCGGTATCGGTAATCAGATTTATGTCGCTTATCCGGAAGACCTTACGGCAAAGCCTGTATATGAAGCATCTAAAGCTGCATTTACTGAAGCTTCTTTTGCTTTTTCTCCTGGTAAGGGAGCGTGGAAGTTCCGTATCAAGAAACAGAGCGGTCAGATTTCTTCAACTGGTAACGAAGGTGCAAAGGGCTATAACGTACAGCTGATGTTTACCATCGACAAGGACGTGGAAAACGCAGCCCATGTGCTCCGTATCCTGAAGAACCGTGGAGACGCTATTTTCTTTGCGGAAAACCCTGCAGGAGGTTATTACGTAGTGTACGATCCTACTTTCGGTACGGAAGTGAACAACAACTACGACAGTGGTACTACTCCGGATTCTGACAGCGGTCATGCGGTAACAGTGACCAGCAACCCGAACCGCTACTCCCTGACTACCTGGTCGGGTACATTGACGCTGAAATCAGAGGCAAGTCAAGACGATGGAGGATAACCGTTTGATTTGCATATTCTAACAAACGAAAAAGTGGATGAAAGTCCGGCACTTGCTAATCGGTGCCGGACTTTTTTATGTCCTTCAACGACATATTGGTTTTCCCTACTTTTGGGGTAAAGTAATTGAAAAACAAAGGTTATGATTACAGAAAAAGAATACTTAAAAGACTACAGAACCATGAACGAGGAAGAAAAGAAAGATTATCTGGACCGGGTGAAACGATGGACGGACGAAACTTTTCTAGAACTGCTGGCGCTGGCCGAATGCTGGATGAAGGTGCCTGTGAAGGATTTCGACGAAGGATGCCGTCTGGTGTCGGCCATTGTGCGGGCAAAGGATTTCCTTCGCGACGTACAGCGCTATGAAGCCCGCCGTGCACTCAACAAGATGAACCTGTTCCTGCAGGAAGTACGGCAGAAATCCGGACTGGCCAAGAAAGCCACTCGCGGTCCGGTTGGCGCCGTTCGTTACAAAGCGATTGTTCCTGATGACGGTGCGCCCGATGAAGAAGGAAACATGACCGCACGCCAGTACGAAGAGCAGGAAGTGGACGGCCGCAGACCGAAAGAATTTGCACTCTATAAGGATAAGCTGCCGAAATCTCTCCGCGACAAGGGAGAAAAAGAACTTTCCGTCATGTACCTGGAACTGGCCGAGTATCGCGGCACGCTGGAAGTAATGGCCGAAAATCCCAACGTAAGCGACGAAGCACGCGCGGACATGGCCCAGAAAGCCATCGCATCCGAGCAGAAAATCCGCGCGTTCTGGACCAATGTGGATGCCGCACTGAACGGTACCTACACCGAGCAGGAAACTTCCACAGCCGACAGCATGAAACGTCCTGGCGACTTTACCCGTGCCGAGATAGAAGTCATGAAGGATGTACGCCAGCAGGAAGTATGCCGAAAGGCCCGCGTGGAGGGAAACAAGAAATACATCAACCGCAGCGACGTGAAGATTACCGAGGAGTACAAGGAACAGCTTCGCCTTCGTATCGAGGAACTGATGGAGTGGGGAGAAAACCTGCCTAAGAAAACGGCAGAAGTAGCCACTGCAGCCGGTATCTCCATTCCCGGTGTAAACGCTCCGGTTGCATCCGTACAGACAGGAGCAAAGCCAGCTTCCACCGATAAATCGGAACCGAAAGAAACGGAAGTAAAGCCAGAAAAGAAAGCTGAAAAAGCCGAAAATAGTACCGTAAATGAGGAAAAATGTGCCGAATCCACGGAAAACCGCCAAAAAGCATCAGAAGAACCGAAAAAAGCTACAGAAACTCCGCGCAAGAAAGTAGATCCTACTGAAAGTGTGACCGAAGGTCAGATGAAAGGAGGTGCGTTATGAGAATAATTGAGCCATGCTGCTATCACAAGCAGCTGGAAGGAATGATTGACGAGTGCAGCGAGAAGCATACGGCTGCCAACTTCTTCAGTTTTTCTGACTGGGACATGTGCGACCTCCTGGGCACGCTGTCCGGTTACTGTTCCGGTGGTGAAATGGGCATTGTCATTGTGCGGCTCGATGTAAAGCTCATACAGACCATCCGTCGTATTCTTTCGCGTGTGAAGCCCGATCCTACAAATCCGTCGAACCATATTGCTGATGTCAGCAAAATGATACTGGTAGCGCAGCCTGCATCCACAGGAGCCACCTTCAACCAGCGTCAGGAGATTCGCACGCAGTTGGGCGATTTTATCCAGTCGGGCCGGCTGGTGGTGTGTGAGGACAATGTGGGTTTCCGCTGCGTCACGGTGAAGAGCAAATCGCACAGACTGGTTATCCAGGGAAGCCTGAACACCCAGCGCAGCAACTCCATGCAGATGTTCACACTTACCACTTCTCCGGAAGAGTATGAGAATGTGGCGGAGATGTTTCGGATGAAGGAGCATACGAAAAAGGTTTTATGATTTTTCGGGCAGAAGTACATAAGAACATATTCATTGAATGATGTAAAAATAAGCATGTTTCGATGTGCTTATTTTTACATTAAAAGTTAAATAGTTGTTTTTCATTGGGATATAGTAGAAATATAAGAGCACAAACACGGAAACACAAGCTATGGCAAGTAATATAGCACAACGATTCTACGACCTGCTGCGGAAGCACTTTGAAACGGGTGTGCCGTGGCAGAACATGGCCTTTACCGACGAGCAGAAAAAACGGGTGGAAGTCTGCCTGGATGCGTACAAGCGATTTGAGGAAGACCCGTTCATGAATCTGCGGCAGTACATCATCAACCGGTGGAAACGAACGTACAGCCAGTTGGGAGGCGACCTGAAAGTGATAGACTTCATTTCGTCGTTCTACGCCAAGGGACAGCGAAACATTTCCTCGATGAAGGTGCGCCACGCCGCCGACCTGATGATGCGCAACGGAGCCGATACGGGCGACATGAAAGCGGTGTACAACGGTGCCAGCCTGCTCACCAAGATTGACCGTCTGGATCAGCCGGAAACACCGGAGGAACTGGGCGATGAACTGATACGCATGCCGGTAGTCATTACCTCGGATGTGAAGAAAAAATTCCCGAACAAAACCGGGCACGACAGCGAGGAAATGCGCCGCCTGAGAAAGAAATACGGCGTGAAGCTCGACCAGTGGCAGGAGATGGTGGAAGACGACGACGGCGTATATGTAAGCGAGGGACAAAACGGCCCGGACGAGGAATACGATGAAGTAAACCGGGACGATTTCACACAACCGGAAGAGGAGGAATAAACCATGGCACGACGAAACGACTATGAATCCGCCCGCGAGGAATCACTCCGACGGGCACAGCGTCACGCCTCGGCATTGTCGGGCGTGCAGGAAGCGGAGGAGCAGGAAACTGCGGCCAACTATATCTACATGAATCCGGCCCAGCGTGCGGTGTACAACTACCGATGCCGGAATACCACCGTAGAAGCAGGCCGTGGTACTGGTAAAACCGACGGACTGATTACGCCCGAAATGGCCGGTTGCATCCAGTCCATGCCTCGCGGAACCGGACTTTTCCTGGGTAACAGTATCAAGCAGCTTTTCACAAAGACCGTACCTAAAACGCTTTACTCGCTGGAGCGAATGACCGGACTGAAGGAGGGAGTCCATTTCTTTCGTGGACATGCTCCGGCCAAATGCAATTTCAAGGAGCCAATAGTAAAGCCGAAGGTGTGGGAAAACTGCATCCACTTCTGGAACGGATTCGTGTACTACATGATTTCTACCGGAGTGAAGGCTGCTGCCAACGGTATGGACTCGTGCTCCATTATCGGCGACGAGTGCCGTTTTATGCCGGAGGGACTGATTAAGGCCGAAATTCTTCCTACGCTTCGTGGTATCAACACCAATCATCCCGGATTTGATGAAAACCTGAATCCGTACTACAAGAGTATATTCTTTGTAAGCGATGCACCGCTTACAAAGCGTCAGGCATGGCTCCGGAAGCGCCGTGACGAGCAGACACCGGAAATAAACCGGAAGATTGCCGAAATGATACGTGAGGCACAAGTATGCCCAGAAATCGTGCAGTCTCCCAAATACCAGCGTGAGCTTAACAAGCTGCGCTGCCAGGCCAGCATCTACTTCTCCTTTTCCAGCATAGAAAATATCGACATTCTGGGCGAACAGTTCATCCGCACCATGCAGAAAGAACTTACCCCCACCATGTTCGACATCTCCATCCGTAACGTCGAGAAGGAAGAAATAAACGACGGATATTATGCCAACTTCGACCCCGACGTGCACTGTTACCTCAGTAACGACGAAGAGCAGCTGGAAGCCGCACAGAAATATAAGAAACGCACCATTACGCAGATATACAACGGAGGGCGTACCCTGCGTGTAGAGTCGGAAAGCATTGACTTGAACGAGCTTTCCAAGGCACAGGACTGCTGCCTGGACACCGACATAAAGCCCGGCGAACCGCTGCGCATCGCCTTCGACTACAACGCCCACATCAACTGTCTGGTGATAGGGCAGACCGACAGCCGGAGCAACACCAGCGTGCTGCGCATACTCAACAGCATGACCAACGTAAAGAACACCCGTATCGAGGGACTTTGCAAGATATTCTGCAAGTATTACGAGCCGCACCGCCTGACCTGCCGCGACGTGATTTTCTACTACGACGACACCGCTAAGCAGGGAGCCGCCTACGCCAGCGAGCGCCATGAAGACACCCGTTTCTACAACATCGTGAAGAAAGTGCTTCGCAGTCACGGATGGAACGTCATCGAAGTGTCTATGGGACGGCCCATGAGCCACAACAAGAAGTATGAGTTCCTGAACGGCTGCTTTGCCGGCACGCAGCGCCCGTTCCTTCGCATCAACAAGGAGAACAACGAGTATCTGATTGCCTCCATGGAGAACGCGCGTGTGAAGGAAGGGCGTAACGGTTTTGAGAAAGACAAGAGTCAGGAAAAGGCACGAGTGTCGAAGGAAGTAGACGACATCGAGGCAGAATTGAGTACACGTACCGACCTGAGCGACGCATTCGACACGCTGGTTATCGGAGTGCGGTATTACGGATCGGGGCGCATGATAGGTGTGGGTATGCCGATGTCGGCTTAATTAAGAATGAAGAATTAAGAATGAAGAATGAGTAAGAAGAAGCTGAAATATCAGGACCCGGCGATGCAGCCGCCCAAGGCGCTGATGCAGCTGGTGGATGCCTTTACTGACACCTACAAGCCGGTGGAGCGTGAGGAGTATGCCGACGAAGTGTTTACCGTGCGCCGCATCCGTGAATACTTCCAGGCATGGCCCATCCCGAAGATGCCCGACCCGCTTCCTCCGTACCTGGTGGAACTGGAGCGACGGGGATTCGCCATGCAGACAGCCTACGACGGACATCCCGCCCTGTTCTGCATGCGCTGGCATGTGGACGAGGAAATCTGCTCCGCCGAAGAAACGCACGACAAGGAAGCCGAAGTGCGCACCGGACTGGTGAGCATGAAAGCCCTCATTGCCCGCCGCATGATGGATCGTCCGTCAGACGAGGATGAAGAGGAAGAAGATGAATGGGGCGAAGAAGAATAGCCCTGATAGAAACGATGACCCCCGCCCGCTTCAGGGAAAGACGGACAGGGGTGAAGTGAGAGTTTTTAAACACAATGCAAATATAAGGAAAATAATTTATAATTGTCAATGATTTTATATTTTCCACCGAATTTTAGCTAATTTTGCGTGTGATGCAACAATTTTAATATATTACAGCCATGAAAATGCGCAGACTTATCAAGGCACTTTTCAGCAGGAAGAAGAAAAATGCCGCAGCCATATACCTGTCACGGTTTGACACCATAGATAAAATGATACGTGAGAAACTGATTGGGATAGACGTGAAAGAGTGTTACGTGGCCCTCGACCTCTCCGTGCATCTGCTCTACAAGGACGACGACCGGAAGTATGCCGCATTCTTCGACACCCTCCGCGCTTTCATCAACTATCATCGCGGATATATGGCCCTTCCCATGCTTCAGCCGGAAGAGCGCATCAACTTCTGCGTGAACTTCCGCCGTGAGATACGCTTCGACCTGGAGAATGAAGAGTTTTACGACGAGCCCCGGGTGGAATACATACCGTGGCTGGTAGGATTCTGCCAGTCTGGCACCGTGGTTTACGATGTTTTCGGACAAGGTAAGAAGTGAGTTTTCAGGAATGTATGCTTTTAAGCATTGACAGATGTGCCCGGCTGCGAAGTCGGGCATATTTGTTTAAATTTGATAAATTTGCAAATGCAGCCGCTCTGCCTTTATACGCACGAAGGAAGAACACGAATAAACCAACTATTTAAAACAAAAAAGGAGGATAAAAATGAAACCTCAAACTAAAACGTACAAGCATGTGATAGACTTGTACTTTGAAAGCGTGCCACACAGCATCCGCACATTCAGCGTTCATGGCAATACATTAATTTACATTGAATACGAAGATTATCTGAGCGAACAACATGTAACGGAAGCCCTTCTACGATTATTGGGAACCAGCGTTCTTCTCAGTATCAAGCGAAACTGTTCCGAGCGGCTATTCCAGGAAATACAGCAGCGTTACGGCCCATCCATGAGCCAGCTTTAGCTCTGCACTGTGATGTCTGAATACGAAGCCTGACGTTTCCCGTCCCCTCCGCATGGTTTTGCGAAGGGGATTTTTGTATTTGTTTGTCAAAAATGGAAAATAAAGTTATTTTCGCTGTGAACTTTAAACTTAACAGTTATGGATACAAGAAAAATACCAGTGGAGCCTTTATCTCCACAACTCACGTATGAGCCTTCACCATCAGTACCTCAGACCGTACACTATCAGAGCCGTATAACCGGGATAAAACACTGTCTGGACGAAAAACAATATGAAGAGTTCGAAAACACGGTGTTCAGAAGAGAATCTGTCAGACTGATTCCCGAACCCGAAAACCAGTTTGACGGAAACGCCATTGCAGTCTATACAGCCGACGGAGTAAAATGCGGATACATCGCACGTGAAGAAACAGCGATGATAAGAAGCCTTATGGAAGAGACTGATTTTAAAGCCAGTTTGTTTTACATGGATTTCATGGCCGGCAGCGCAAAGATAGAAATAACCGTCAGCACATCGGTTTCTCTTTATCTCAGGAAACTGTTCTGCCAATACACACCGTTTGAATTATGCAAGGCAAATTATCTTTATCTCCGCTGGGGTGGGATACCCGACAGCACCGAAGAAGGAATATTCTCTCCCGATGAACTGAGCATGGATTTTGACAGATTATCGCAGCTTGAACTCATGTATCAGGACCGTTTGGCGCAGGAGTGGGAAGAAAGGATGAAGAAGGCTACCGTAGAAAACCCCACAAACAAAAAATCCAGAATGAGCGTACCTCTCGACTTGTCGGTTTACGGAACAAGCTGGAAAGAAATAGATGTAAGTAACCAACCGCTTCTCGACCTTATAGAAATAGAGAATAAAATGCTGGCTATATATATAAGGATGCGCCGTCAGGGATTCCGTGGAATTCCTGAAGAATTTATGGATGAAATGCAAGTAGAAAGCCCGAATGAAACCATCATGAAGCGGATGCACTATATTTATGACAACAATAGATTATGAAAAAGTACGATTTTAATGCGATAATCAAATTAAAATTGTTACATTTGCCAAGAAATTAAAAGGGAGGAATTATTATTTCTCCCTTTCCGCTTGCTTTTGTGAGATTTGTTGTATATTTGCAATGTTACACATAATCAAAGGCAGACGGATGTCTGCAAATAGCAGGCATTTTTTGTGTTTGCTTATATAGCTATACATTAAAATATAGCGGCTGTTTAATCCCGTGTGGAGATGTTAATGCACTCCCAACTGCCTTTGGTATGTGTAACGGCGGGCCATGAACAGCCGTTTTTCTGTTCTATAATGTCAAAATCGTTATATATGACAGCAAATCAAATTTTTCAGTACCATGGGAATCCCATTTCGTTCCACAAAGGCGACAATCTTATGGTAAATGCTACACAAATGGCAAAACCATTTAACAAATCTCCTAAAGACTTTCTTAAAACAGAACAATCCAAACGTTTTATAGAAGCACTTAGCGAGGTGAAGAAAATCCTCTCGTCTGATTTAGTGAAAGTTACATACGGGAATAACGGTGGCACCTGGATGCACGAAGATGTAGCCCTCGAATTTGCCCGCTGGCTTAGTCCTGCATTTGCCATCTGGTGCAACGACCGTATTAAAGAACTGCTGATGAAAGGAACCGTCAGCACCCGAACCACACAAACCGACTACACATGCAATGAAAACACTCATGGAAGTGTAGACAATCTTTCCGGACTCCTCACAGAAATAGAAGAAGAGCTTTCCGAATCCATTTCCATGCTTCAGCACAAGAAAGACCGTATTTCTTACCTTAAATACCGGCTTGAGCGTGAAGAAACCTTTTCGAAAGGAACTACACAAAGCCAGTTTGAGCAGCGCATATCAAGGCTTGAACAGATGATACAGAATTATCTTTCAGGCGACAGCGGTTCCGTCACGCCTGTAAACAAGAATCCCGAAACTACCACACATCCGTTCTACGCAAAAAAAGACATCCCATGCTACACCGTCAGTGAAATACGCACCCGCTTCCGCGATGCCATGCTTGTGCGTCAGATGGCCCGCACCATGAGCCGTGAAAACGGGATAGTGGTACGCACGGCACGCCTTTTCGACTTCCTTCGCCGTGAAGGATGGCTGCTTTCCACACCCGAATGTTACAACGCTCCTTCCGAAGAAAGCACAAAGCGCGGACTGATACTGGCCGCACACTCCAGCGCCACGGGCTCCGGAGTGAAATACTACACACCTTACATCACACGCGAGGGATACGAGTTCTTTTCACGCATCATCATGCAGAAAGGAGGCTGCCTATGAACAAGCGCGAAGCAAGAAAGGCCATAAATGGCTATTTCGGGAAAATAAGACACAGCATTATGTTTACCGTCACACGCCATGGCGTGCTGGTCTATGTGGAATACGAGGATTTTATGCCCGAACACACCGTGCGCCGTGAGCTGGAAAGTCTGCTCGGCGGCGGTTATCTGGTCAGTGTGAAACGCGAGTGCTCGCGCTCACTTTTCAAGGAGATTGTGGACTTTCTTTCGTCCGACACGAGCGGCCAGAAAACCCTTCTTATGATGATGGGAAACTACGTTTCTGCGCACCCCCTCCACAATAGCCTGTAGGGCCTGTCAGAACAAATGCCGCAAACCACTTTAGAGGTTGCTGGCGCACGATTCGGAATCCGGTTCCGCAATCGTTTTTTTGTCCTTCAAAAACGGTCGGTCTGGGAGGTAATTTAGAGTTGTCGAAAGACAAGTAGTACAAACCTTAAAAACACGATTAAAATATGGCAATCGTTTACGAAAAACAGAAAATCACCCTCGGATTCAAGAAAGACAAGCCGGAGGTTTACCGCATCAAGCCGGTACGTCAGCAACCCGTCACTTTCGACGACCTTCTTAATGAAGTGAGCAACTCGTGCGGTGTGAACCGTTCGCAGACAAAAGCGGTGCTCGAAGCGCTTATCGACCGTATGATTGTGTTCATGAACTACGGCATGCCCGTAAAGCTGGGCGACTTCGGTTCTTTCAAGCCTACCTTCAACTCAAAGACCGGAGCCACTGCCGACGATGTGACTGCCGAAAACGTCACCCGAAAGAAAATCCTTTTCTATCCCGGCAAGCGTTTCAAGCAGATGCTTGAAGGAATGTCTGTCACTACGATGGAAGATTACGATGAAGAGGAGACATCCGGACAGGAACCTGAACCGGGTGGAGGAACCGAGCAGGGAGGAACAGACCCTGACGAGGGAGGTGGCGGATTTACATAAAATCTTTCAGTCTTCTTTTTTTGTTGAGAGAGGGGTGCCCGTGAGGGTGCCTCTTTTTTTATGTGAAAATGCTTGTGTAAATAAAGAATATTATGTACTTTTGCATTGGAAAAAGAAAGATAGCGCAATGGAAACAGAAAAAATCAAAGTACCCGTAAAGCAAGCTTTACCTATGATAGCAGAAATGGTGAAGCTAAAGTATGTAACCGACGCACTGGGAAAATCAAGCGGATGGATATATAACAAGTTAAATCATGAAAATACCACATCAAAGTCAAGCGGTTTTAATCAAACTGACGTAAACAAACTAAATGAATTATTTTGTGAAATAGGAGAAAAGCTTGTCAGTACAAGGATTTATATCCCATCCGGGCAAGATAAAGATGCACTTGCAATAAGGCAGGAAATAATTGGGCAGATTCAGTCTGTATCAGATATGGTTTCAATGCCCTATATATATATTGGTAAGATGAAGAAAAGCACCTCATGGTACCTTAACAGGATGCGAAAAAATTCTACAAAAGCATCGTTTAAACAGGAAGACATCAATATGATAAATCTTTCACTAATTGAAATAGGGAACAAACTTCTATCTATTGAATTGACTCTGTAATCTAAATTGGAATTAATTTACTATTTGTCAAAGGCAATCGGACGGAAATCCGATTGCCTTTTTTGTATTCCCTTCAAAACTGAATAACAATCTGATAATTTGGAATTGAAACAAAGGATTTTTGCCCGATTCACAATGAAAACCCCGCGCCTCGCTACGTGGGACGTGTCCCTCTGGGACCCCGTCCGGCGGTGATATATGCCCGGGCGGTCTCCGCTGGTGGCTGCTGGTGGCTGCTGGTGGCTGCTGGTGTCCGCTGGTGTCCGCTGGTGTCCGCTGGTGTCCGCTGGTGTCCGCTGG